GTACGCGGACAGGCCGATCCTGCGCGTCGAGGACGAGACGAGGACGGGGGTCTTCCAGTGCGACGAGTGCGGCGCGAAGTGGGAGATGCTCCCGCCGCCGAAGGGCGCGCGCGCGAACGGGAAAGAGCCGAGGACGAGGCCTGTCGAGATCGGCGGCGAGGTGATGGACGTGCAGCAGGTCGGGTTCCTGGTCCCGCGCGGGGACCATGCGCTGCTTCTGCGGATCGCGTCGTCGGAGAACAAGACGATGTCGCAGTGGTTCCGCGAGCAGATCGTCCGGGCAGCGCGCGAGAAGGGGTTCCGCAAGTAGATGACGCGCGGTCATTGGCGGGCGTAGGGAAGCGGCGTGCGTGGGTGCGCGTCGACCTGAAAGGACGGGAGGGCGTGCCGTGCGCGCGCTGCCCGATCTCGCCCACCACGTAAACCGCGGTTTACGTGGGCGCCCTCCCGCTGACGCGCGGAAGGTTTCGTCGTACGCTCCGCGCATGACCGACGTCGACAGCGATCCGCCTCCGCAGCCGAAGAGGTCGTCAGCGCCGACCACGCACCAGCCGAAGACGCGCTTCGGCTGGAAGGCGGACGACGCGCCGCGCGACCAGCTTTACGCAAACGCGAGGGCTCGCTTCGGGGCGCCCCGGAACCTGCCGACGGAGTCGCTCTCTCTTGTCGGGCTCGTGCGCCGGGTGCGCGACCAGGGAGGGACCTCCTCGTGCGTCGGGCACGCGTGCGCAAGCGGCGTCGACGTCCGGCTGCGTTTCCTCGGCAAGACGCTCCCGGAACCTTCCCCGCTCGGCGTCTACGCCTTCGCCCGGATGCTTGAGAAGCAGACGAAGAAGTCGAAGCTCCAGGACGACGGGAGCTACCCAGCGGACGCCTACCACGCGCTCTCGCAGTTCGGCGTCCCCTCCGAGGATGTCTGGCCGTTCGACGAAGCGAAGATCAACGAGGAGCTTCCCTGGGACGCGCAGCAGAACGCGAGCGCGGGGCGCGTGGCGCTCCTCTCGAAGATCCGCTCGACGGGCCAGCAGCGGATCGAGGACGTCTGCAACCAGCTTGTCCAGAACCATCCGGTGCCGTTCGGGACGCAGGTCGCGAAGTCGTTCGAGGACTACAAGGCAGGGGAGGTGCTCGACTCGCCGGGGTCCGTGCCCAGGCTCGGCGGGCACATGACGCTGATCCTCGGCTACACAACGGCGCCGTCGGGCCTCGTCTTCGTCTGCCTGAACTCCTGGGGCACGACTTGGGGAGAGGGCGGCCTTTACAGGTGCTCGGCGGGGTACCTCAACGATCCGTTCGCCGCGGACTTCTGCGCGGTGGAATGCTCCGCGGCATGAAGACGCCGAAGAAGCGCTGCGAGGCTTGTCGGTGCAAGCGCGACTGCGGCAGGAACTATCGGTTCATCCACACGTGCAACAGGGACCCGGAGGAGAGAAATGAGAAGCCACCTTCCAGCCGGTATTTCTTTGGTTCTCGCGTGCGCAAGCTTGTTCGCGATCGGGTGCCCGCCGCCGGAGCCGAAGGATCCGGGTCAAGCTCAGGTTGACGCGGGGCCGGCTCCGATCGTCTTCGGCGACGCAGACCCCGACGATCCCCCGGCGGAGGTCGCGCGCTTCCCCGCGTGCTCGCGCGCGTGCGCGGCGCTTGCGCGGCTCGGGTGCCCGGAGGCGTCTAGGCCAGACGGGGGGAAGACTTGCTACCGCGTCTGCGCGGACGCGGAGGTCACGGGCAGGTTCTCGCTCGAGCCTGCGTGCGTGCAGGAGGCGAAGAGCGTCGAAGCCGCTCGCGCTTGCGGCACGGTGCGTTGTTAGAGGTAGAACCACGCACGCACCATGACTAGCCGCCAGCGCAAAACGATCGATATGTCCGAACGCCCGGCTGTTCTTGGTGCAATGTTCGTGATGATGAACCCCTACACGTTCTGCGTCCTCGCCGCTGGCGTAGAGCGCATGGTGCGAAGGTTGAGCCGGTGCATTTCGGGAAACCATCGATGAGAACGCCGGGGTTCGACATCTCCGTCGCGAACGACAACCTCGCGTCGAGCCTCGACGACGTCGACTTCGGGAAGGCTTACGCGGAGGGTGGCAAGCGGTTCGTCTGGCACAAGGCGACGGAGGCGGAGACGTACGAAGACCCGCAGTTCCGCGCGTTCGTCGAGCGCGCGTCGCGCACGCCGCTGAAGCAGTTCGCCTACACGTTCGGGCGCCCGGACGAGGACGCGCGCGACGACGTCGAGAAGTTCCTGCGCGCGACGGAGCCCGTCCTCGGCAAGCTCCCGTACGCACCAGTCTACGACATGGAGTCGCGCGGGAAGAACATGTCGGCGCACCAGGTGGTCGACTTCGTCGGGGCCTGGGAACGCTTTTACCTCGCGGAGCGCGGCTGCGGGATCCTCCTCTACTCGTACGTCGGCTTCCTCGCGGAGCTGGTCAAGGATCTCGGTGGGCCGGGGTCGGCGGGCGCGCAGGCGATCGTTCGCTACCCGCTGGCGATCGCGCATTACACGGACGCGCCGGAGCCGGTCGTGCCCGCGCCCTGGACGCGCTGGACCTTCTGGCAGTGGGCCGCGTCGATGCAGGGCGGCCCGATCGGGATCTGCCCGGGCGTGACCGGCAAGGTCGACCTCGATTGGTTCGCCGGCGAGGTAGAGGATCTCGAGTGGCTTTCCTCTGGGAGATTCGACCCGAACTCCGTTCGTGGCGACGGGGGCGTGACGTGAGCGGGCAATTGTCGAACCCGTACCGCATGCCGGCGGCGCGGATCGGGGAGTACTTGGACCCGTTTCCGGTGTTCGACCTCGACCGGGTGATTGCGCAGGCGCGGTCCTACATCCCGGTCTTGGCGGCGGACGTCCACGCGGAGGGCGACGCGATCATCCCTGGTCCGGCGCGTCGTTTGCGCGCGTACGTCACGAGGGAGGAGGTCGCTTTCCATCTTGCAACCCCGCGCGCGGTGCGCATGGCCAGGTTCGTTCCCGAGATGGCGAACACGGAGCTGTTCGACAGCTACTGGGCGACGTTCTCATCGTTCGCGGGCGACGTCGATGTCTTCGTCGTCGCGACGCAGCTCGAGCGGAAGCGTCGCGAGGCTTTCGACATCCCGCGCTCGACGCGCTAGACAGGGACGGCTCGCGGAGAACGCCATGCTCGAAGCGCTCACGAAGTACTTGGTCGCCGCGATGCTCGCCTGGTCGCCGGCCGTGTTCATGCCGGGAAAGGACGTCTCTCATTACGAGGGGACCGCGCGCGACGTTGCGGAGGTCGTCCTTGAGGAGACGGAGAAGCCGCTCTTCGCACCGACCACCGCGGGCGCGGACCGCGCGAAGACGGCGCTCCTGCTCGTCGCGCTCGCGTACAAGGAAAGCTCCTTCTGGCCCTCGATCGGCGACGGCACGTGCAACGGCAAGCATCCGGAACTGAAGGAAGCGCTTCGGCTCCTGGCCGCGGCAGGCATGACGTGCGACGGGGGCCACGCGTTCACGTTCTGGCAGATCCAGCCTGGTAAAGGGTTGTGGCTCACCGGGGACTTCTACACGTCGATGGGTGGCACGGGTCCGGCGATCACGGGCGACGATCTCCTCGCCGACCGGAAGCTCGCCGCGCGGACGGCGCTCCACATCGCGCGCTCGTCGTTCCACGCGACGAAGACGCTCTGCGGCTACTCAGGGGAGCGCTACGACGAGAAGAAGGATGGGGACCACGGGTGCCGGCTCGCGTGGGAGCGGGAGAAGCTCGCCAGGGACTGGTGGAAGGAACACCCCTTCGTGCCCCCGTCCGCGGATGATAAGGTTCTCTGAGCGAGGCGCACACATCATGCAGGCAGCGGAACTTCAGAGGCACGCGCAGCACCCTTGGAGCGGGCGCACCGTCGACCGCGACTTCGTCGTCGTCGCGGACCCGGACGGCGAGTTCTGGGAAGGCTCCCTCGTCGACGCGCAGCGCGCGGCGGTCGTCAACGCGCGCGGGGGCGCGGCTCTCCCGTGCGACCCGAGACTCTTCAAGAAGAGCGGCGTCGGCGGCTTTGCGAAGCGCGCCTGGGGGGCGGGCTGGCCGCTCGACTACCAGACGCCGACCATGTGCTGCCCCCTGACGATCTGGGTCGAGCTGACGCACAAGCGCATCTACTGGGCGGCCCGCCTGGTGCCGAAGGAGCTGAAGCTCGAGGCGGCGAAGGCCGGGACGCTCTTCACGACGGGGTTCGTTCGCCTGATCGGCATGCAGTCGCAGCACCACGGGTGGCAGTCGCCCGTCCAGGCGTCGAAGGAGACGCAGCCGGTCTCGTTCGACGCGCTCGGCAAGCCCGACGAGCGCTGTGGTTGGACGGTCGGCGGCGAGGGCACGATCCATCCGCAGGGCGCGGGTTTCTACGACTTCGCGCTCTACGGCATGATGCCTGACGTGCGCGTCGTCTGGCTCGCCGCCTCGATCGCGCACACCGGGCTCTAGGAGGAGACGTACCGCGATGAAGATGACCAAGGTTTTCCAGCGGAGAAAGGGAGGCGTCGCGCCTCCTCCGTTCTTCGACACGCTCGACCCGACGCCGGCGAACTTCCCGGGCGGCGTCCCGAAGCCGGCGGACACGGTCGACAACGTGCTCATCGCGCCGTACTTCTCCGACCAGGGATGGCCGGCTCACCGGGTAGCCGTCACGTACATGACCGATGCTGTGGCGCCGATCTCCTTGAACGCCCAGCTCTGGCTTTACGATCATGAGACGGATCACTGGTACAAACAGGGCACCGCGATGGCGGGCAACCTCCTCGTCGACCAGGTCACGTTCTTCGACGTCGTCGCGATCGTCTCGAGCAAGATGCGCAAGGCGGATCTCGCGACGCCGACGCAGGGGTGCATCGAGGCGATGCTCATCGTCAAGGATCCGGGCGTGGCGCCCAACGGCGTCTACACGTTCGGCATGGCGGCCGACCTGACCACGCTCCCGATCTAGCGTTTCTCCCGCGCCCGTGAAACCATCGGTCAAGAAGAGGGCCGATGGGCAAGTACGTGCTCGAGAACGACGTGACGATCGCGACCCCCTCCGGGACCGCGACGTTCCGGAAGGGCCGCACGGTCGACGAGGTCACGGACGACGTCGCCCGGCTCCGGCAGGCGGGCGCGCGGCTGCTCCCGCTCGTCTACGGCGACGCGGCGGCGACGGCGGCGATCGCCCTCGCGAAGGAGCGCAAGGGGCAGATCCCGGGAGTCGATCTCGGGGCTGACATAGCCTTCCGCGACCAGCTCGCGCCGAACCCGGGCTGGGGCGCGCAGCCGGCGTGGTTCGTCGACGGGTTGAACACGACGAAGCTCGCGAGCGACCTCAACGACGGGCTGACCGCCGGGACGCCGCTGCTCACGGACGCGGAGCTTTTCTACCGGCTCGGCGCGCAGCCGATCACGGCGAGCACGGTCGTCGCGTTCATCTCGCTTCCGCCGAAGGCCGACCCGGTGCGAGCAGACATTTTCATCGAGCAGCGGGTGCCGACGACGCAGGTCAAGGTCCGGATCATCGGGCCCGCGATGACCCAGAAGAAAACTGGAGCCCTCTCGGCGGTCACGGTGCGCGTGCGTTCGACGAACACGCCGTGGCTTCTGACGGACGCCGGCGCCGCCTTCGACGCGACCGATCTCGGTCTGCGCGTGCGCATCACGTCGGGCGCGCGCACGGGCGCGCGCTTTTACGTCGCGACGGTCCCGGGCGCCACGACGATCCGCGTCAGCGAGCCGGTCATCCCGAACTTCCCCGTGCTCGCCAACACGTACGTGACCCCGGCCGCGCCCGACCCGTACGAGATCCTCACCGCGCCGGGCGTGTTGTACGTCGACTTCATCCGTGTCCGGGCGAACGGCGGCCTCTACCCGAACCAGCCTACCGTGCAGTTCGAAGATCTAGACCTGTCGATCCTCGGACGCGGGGCCTTCTCCGAGTCCCAGCTCTTGCACTCCGCATGTTCGCTGGTCTTCGCCAACTGCCGTTGGATCGACAAAGACGCGGGCGGCGGAAGGCTGATCCTCTCGGCAGAGGGGAAGGGAACGGCAAACACGTGGGCGTTCTTCACCGCGACGAACATTGAGCCATCCTCGACGACTGGCTTCCAATTCTCTTGCCAGAACGCGGGCAACACGTACGCCAACCAGTTCGACGCGTGCCTTGTGCGGGGAACCGGAACGCAACCGGCGTTCGTCGCCGAGGGCGACGGCGCAGCAGCCGTGACGGGAACTTTGTTTCAGGGAACTTTTGTTCTCGTCGTCCGCACAGGATCGTTCCTCACCGAGGACAGCGGGCACATGGACTGGCCGGCCCTCGGGCTCTCGATAGGCGGGATCATCGTCGCGTCTTTCGGGGCGGCTCGTCAGCAGAGCTTCCTGTACGGGCTCTCTGGTCTTTGGGGAGCTTCGGCTGTCGCGACGACAGTCGGTGTTCAGGGCGAGGACGACGCAACATTCACGTATGCGGACGGCACGAAGCTTTACATCGCGGGCGCAGCGGCGGTGCCGAACGCGATGCTTGGCGGGCGCTCCTCTGTCGAGGCGTTCGACACGGCGACGGGCACGTGGTCGGTCGCTCCTGCCGCGCGCACGCTGACTTGGACGAACATCACGGGCACGATCGCTGCTGGCGGGCACGCGAACAACGCTCACGACATGACGCACAACGCTCGCATCTACAAGGCTCGCACCACGCTCGTGTAGGAGGAGGATCATCATGACTGTTGCAATCGGATCGTTTCTCGCGTTCGGCTCCGGACAGATCGCCACCGTCTTCGCCGGAAACGCTGCGGCCGGATGGGATGCGCGCGACATCACTCCGGAAGGTGCGGTGCATCATCTCTCGGACACGGACGCATCTCAGCTGCTCACGGTCGGGGCAAGCGATCCGGCAGGCAAACCCGCAACAGGCACATTCGCGATCATCGTTCAGCGGACAGCCAGCGCGCAGCAGGCTCAGAAGTGGTTCGTCGCAGGATATTTCACGAGCCCCCAGTTCGGGTCTCAGGTGAAGGTCTTTCTCTGCAAAGCGGACAAATACCAGGACTTCTTCTGGGCCCGCGGCGATTCGACGGGCTTCTTCACAATCGAAGCGGCTCCGTAGGGAGGACAGGATGAGCGGTTGGGCGAAGCACGGAGACAAGTGGCACCAGCTGGCGGAGACGCAAACGCCGCCGACGGCGGAGCAGCTCGAAACCTTCACGACTTCCCAGCGGGTGAGGTCCTCGGACCTCGCGCTCACGAAGTGTTGCGGCGCGCGCGTCTTCGCCGGGGGAGATCCGGAGACCGGGCTCCCTTGGGAAGCCCCGATCGACTCCTCCCCGGTCTGTGCGGGGTCGGCGCCATCGCCGATCGATGCGGCGGCGGACGACGAGCAGGTTCCGGCGAAGACGAAGAAGGCGAAGAAGAACGCGTGACGCGCGCGTCCGCGGTCCGTGACCGTCGCCCGCGGCGCCTGTAGAGTGTCCGCATGCGGCTCCGCGACCACGTCCGATCGCTCGCCGGTGATCTCTTGATCCGCCTCGGCGAGCGCGTGCGCGGGGAAAGGAAACCGGAGCCGGAGGAAGCGGTCGACTTCGTAGGTGTCACGGAGCGCGGGCGCGGGATGCCTGTCCGGCAGGAGTTCCGCGAAGAGCCAAAGCGCCCGGACCCGCCCGTCCTGCTGCGGGGAAGCCGCGCAGACCGCGTCGCGCGCGCGCGCAAGAAGGCCGGCTGATCGATGACCATGGTCGTCGACCCGCGCAACGCGCTCTCGTTCGGGAACATGACCGGGACGGAGCAGTCCCCGTTCGACGGGTTCCGGCCCCTCTCGATCCTCCAGGGTGACCGCTACCGCGCGCTCGACCTTCTCGAGTCGTACTTTCGTTGCCGGCAGCACGACGGCAAGATGTACGACTTCGACGGGCGTCTCTACAGTCCGCGGACGACGATGCCTCTCCTTTCCCAGGAGCAGGCGCCGTACTACGTCCCGCTCCGCGACCGCCGCCCGAGCGCCGCGTACCCGCTCGGCAAGATCATCGTCGACTCGTTCACGAACCTGCTCTTCGGCGAGAACCGCTTCCCGCAGATCCGCGTCGAGGGGGACCCGAAGAACGAGGATTTCAAGCAGACGATCGCGCGCGTCGGCAACCTGCCCCTGAAGATGATCGAGGCCCGGAGCCTCGGGGGCGCGACGGGCACGGTCTGCGTCGACTGGTGCTTCTACAAGGGCCGGCCGCGCTACGAGGTCCACAACGCGAAGAACGTGCACGTGCACGAGTGGGCCGACCGCCTGCGCCTGAAGCCGCGCTGGGCGACGGAGGTCTACCCGTTCTGGATTCCGCAATGGAACGGCAAGGCGTTCGACAAGATCTACTACTGGTTTCGGCGGGACTGGACGCCGGACGCGGACATCGTCTTCGAGCCGGCGGAGATCAAGCCGAACCCGGACACGGCGCCGGTCTGGATCGTCGACGCGAAGAAGAGCGTCCGGCACGACGACGGCGTCTGCCACCTCCACTGGATCCAGAACCGCCCGAGCGACGAGATCGACGGCGTCGGCGACTACGCAGGGCTCCTCGACCAGTTCGACACGCTCGACGTGCTCGCGAGCGTCGTCGCGCGCGGGGCGATCCTCAACCTCGACCCGACGCTCAAGCTCAAGATGGACCCGGAGCAGATCGCCATGTCGGGCGTCAAGAAGGGGTCCGACAACTCGATCGTCACGGGCGAGGGCGGCGACGCCGAGTACATGGAGCTTCAGGGCACGTCGATCGAGGTGGGGATCAAGCTGATCGAGACGCACCGGAGGAGCATCCTCGAAGCCGCGCAGTGCATCGTCCCGGACCCGCACGAGGTCGCCGCGCAGGGCGTCTCCTCCGTCGCGGTCAAGGCGATGTTCGCCCCGATGCTCGGGAGCGCGGACGTGCTCCGCGAGCAGTACGGGCACGCGATCAGGAACCTCGTCGACGAGCCGACGGACGTCGCGCGCGCGAAGATGAAGCGGGTGCCGATGGTCCAGGTGACGGACGACCTCGGGCAGCCGGTGCTCGACGAGGCTGGCGTACCGAAGACGCAGCCCGGCAAGTGGGAGCTGACGCTTCCGCCGAAGATCGAGGTGAAGCCCGCCCCGCTGCCATCGGAACAGCCGGTCCCGCCCGGGAAGCCTCCGCTTGACCCGAAGACCGGTCTCCCGGAAGAACAACCTCTGCAACCACGACCGCCGCCCGAGGAGCTGCCCCCGGAGGATCTCGAGCCGAAGACGGTCACGACGAAGACTGAGCGGGAGCCGGGCGAGGGAGGCGAGACCGATCTCCGCTGGCCGCCGTACTTCACGCCGACGCCGGACGACCAAGCCAAGATCGCGACGACGCTCCAGCTCGCGACGGGGGGCAAGATGTTCCTCTCCGTCGAGACGGCGACGGAAGCGATGGCGGAAGCGTTCGGGGCGGACCCTGCGCAGGAGCAGCAGCGCGTCCAGAAGCAGACGGCGAAGGACAAGGCGAAGGAGCAGGCGATGTTCCAGCAGCAGCAGGAGGCTGCGGCCGGCAAGGTCGAAAAGGATGATGAGCAGCCGGGCGGGGGCAAACCGTTCGGCAAGCCGCCGTTCGGCAAGCCGCAGCCGCCCTTTCTCCCGGGCGACGATGGCGGAGACGAAGGGGCGGCCGGGCCGTGAAGACCGCACGCGAGGTGCTCGCCGCGGACAAGCGGGCGGCGCACGTGTTCGCGGAGCAGACGGGCGTAGGGAGGACGCGCAAGCTGCTCGAGCGAGCGGAGCGCGACCTGGAGAGCCGCCTGGCGCGGGCGGTCGCGGGGCCGGGGGATGCGAGCTTCACGGCGGCGCAGCTCCGGGCGACGCTTGCGCAGGTCCGGGAAGTGGTCTTTCAGCTCAACACCGGGCTGCGCGGGACCGCCCTCGACGTCGGTGCGGCGGCGGCGGAGAAGGCGGCGGAGTCGACGGCGCGCTACCTGGCGGCGCGGGACAGGGAGTTCCTCGGAGTCGGCGCGCAGCCGCTCGCGCTCGACGAGGCGCGCATGCTCGAGGCAGCGCTCGACGGGAGCCGGGGGTCGATCCTCAGGAGCCTCGTCGGCGAGAAGGGCAAGCGCGGCGAGGGCGTGCTTGCGCGCTACGGGGCGGGAGTGGTCGAGCACTTCGAGAAGGAGCTTCAGCTCGGGCTCGTCTCGCGCCGGTCGTGGGACTCGATGCGCACCTCGATCGTCGACAGGAGCCCGTTCCTCCAGCAGGCGCCGGCGAGCTGGGCCGAGCGCATCGTGCGCACAGAAATAATGGGATCAGCGAACCGCGCCAACTACGAGGCGACGAAGGAGGCGCACCAGCAGCTCGGCGACGTGTGCAAGATCCTCGTCGCGACGTTCGACGACAGAACAGCGTGTTTAGTCGGTTCGACGAGGGTTGCCGGGGCGGTGGTGAGGGCAGTCTTTCGACGGCCATACGAGGGACCGGCGGCGCGTTTCGTCACCGAAGCGGGCCGCGATCTCACCACAACCCCGAATCACCCAATGCTCACGAGGCGCGGATGGGTCGCTGCGGGCAAACTTCGCCTTGGCGATGAGCTGGTCTGCGACGGTGGGCATGAGCGTACGAGTGCGCCGAGAGATGAGCACGTAACAGGTCGTCCACCCACGATCGGCGAGGTATTCGAGTCGCTGCTTGCAACGGGAAACCGTGAGCGGCGACGAGGACGAGATCAAGACTTCCACGGCGATGGGTCGAATCGCGACATCGATGTTCTTCGTTCCCACGGCGAGCTGCGGTTGGGGAGATTCGCCGCGCTCACTGAGCCAGCCGCGAAGCAGGTCCTCGCCCCAACCGATGATGTTCATTTTTGTGTCGAATGCGGCAGGCTCATCAGCCCGCGAACGTGCGCGGACATGGTTTGTTTCAGAACCAGAGCGTGGTGTGATCCCTGCATCGAGCAGGCACCGAGTGACGAGCGTCTGGGAGACCCCGAGGCGCTTGCCTATGCGTTTGATCGCTTCGCCTTTCATGTACGAATGGGCGATGTGGTTGATAGGCATGCCTTCGCGATAGCGAGGATGGTTCTCGCGATTGGCGAACTGTCGTCGTCGAGCTTCGGCGTTCGATCGAGTTTCGCCGCGTGCCGCGATCTCCTCGGCAACATATCGGCGATGAATGTCGAGAGTGCCCGCCACCTCGGACAACGTCATTCCGGTTCGGTACAACTCGATCGCCTCGTTGACGTTCAACCCACTTCGATTTCCGGGCATGTCTTCGACCTTTCAACGTCCGAGGGTTACTTCACCGCAGAAGGCATCTATACGGGCAACTCTGACTCCTACGCGGTTCACGGGCAGATCCGCGCGAGCGCCCAGGCGTTCGAGACCTGGTACGGGCTGATGCAGCATCCGCCCGCGCGCCCGAACGACCGCGAGATCGTCGTCCCGCACCGCGTCGCCTGGCCGATCCCGAAGGAGTTCCGCTGGCGGGACGCGGGCGAGATCGCGGCGCGGTGGCGCGCGGAGAAGCGGAAGGGATCGCCTCCCCCGCGTCCTCGCATGACCACCATCCCGCTCTCGCGGTTCGGCAAGCGGCGCTAATAGAGCCTGGGCAGCTCGACGACGTCGCCGACGACGGACCCGGGCACGTAGGCGCGCACGGTCCGGAGCGAGACACGCGCGTCCCGGGATTCGGAACCCTCGCCTATGTACGCGCCCGACGCGAGGTCGCACGCCTCGAACGCTTGCCCGATCGTCGCGTGGAGCGAGAGGACGCGGCCGCGCTTCCCGTCTTCGCCGACGTAGCGGTAGACGGCGTGCGATGGCGCGGGAGGAACTCGTCGAGCGCGTCGAGGTCGTGCTGGCACTTTGGGATCGGGATCGCTTCGCGCATCGGGACGTGATCCATGTACTGCTTCAGGCCGCAGTCGAGGCAGACGAACCACCTTCGCAGCATCCCTTTCGGCGTCGGCGGGGGCGCCTTTCGGTGTTGACAGTCTTCGCACGGGATCCTCCCTTGAAGTCGAAGGACGTCTGCGCAGCAGGAACCTTTCTTCGACCCATGCCGGGAATTGCCGCGCGACGAGCAGCTAGCCGGCGACGTAAACCGCGGTTTACGTGGGCGGGCCGCCCTTGTGCTGCGCCGACCCCGCTGGTACGTATGGGGGACCGAGATGAGCACGTTCTTCCTGATCAACACGACGCAGGTCGGCAACACGAAGTTCTTCGCTGGCGAGACCATCGACGACGCGGTCCACCCGGCGGCGGCCATCGCCGCGGCGGGCGGAGTGCTCTGGCCGTCGAGCGATGCAGTGATCGCGAAGAAGAACCGCGGCGCGAACGAGGCGACGCTCAACGCGATCATGGCAGCCGCGGTCGATTCGCTCCAGAAGCAGTCCGACCAGGGCGGCGAGATCACGCTCGTCGCGGGCGTTGCAACGCTCTCGACCGGGATCACGGTCACGGCGCTCAGCCGGCTCTTCTTCAACGTCAAGACGCCGGGCGGGGCGGCGCAGGGCACACGCTACAAGTACACGACCGTCGTCGGCGGGCCCGGCGTCGGGTCGTTCACGGTCACGGCGGTCGACAGCACGGGCGCGACGGTCGTCACGGACGTCTCCGTCCTCGCCTGGGGAATCGACGGGTAGCGATGGCGGGCAGCAAACCCTTCGGCAACCTTCAACCGGACGCGCGCCCGAACACGAACGCGGTGCCCGCGAAGAAGACCCAAGGGGCGGTGCCGAAGACGGACAAGCCCGGGGTCGACGGGACACCGGTCAACTCGATCCCGGACCACGACCCGGCGATCCCTTGGCCTCCCGCGACGGTGCAGCGTGAGGAGCGCGGGCAGACGGTCGAGACGTCGCAGAAGAAACCGTTCAAGATCTGAGAGGCAGCTATGGAAGACGGAAAGAAAGCAGACGTCACGAACCCAGCGCAGCCGCCGTTCGGCAACGGCGACGGAGCGACATCTTCCGCCGGGCCTTCGGAGGGCGGGCACGACTTCGTCGAGGACGGCAAGAGCCCGGCCCCCGCGACGGGCGGCGGCATCGACGTCGCGAAGCAGAACCGGCCCCAGAGGATGGGCGAGCCGGACTACGACAAAGACTCCGTCCCGGAAGGCGGGCGCTTGCCGTTCGGGTCGATCGACGCGCACCGCTTCACCGGCACGGCGGGGGGCTTCCCGCAGGATGCGCCGCAAGAGGCCGGCACGAAGGTCGGCGAGGCGTCCGGCAAGCCGTTCAAGATCTAGTCGATGGGCACCCAGGTCGTCGTCCTTTCCGGGAGCATCACGGTCGGCCCGCTCGGCGCGTCCGACTGCGCGTTCCCGTCCGCCGTTGATCAGCTCTCGCTCACGACCTTCCCGTCGCAGAAGCCGCTCGCGGCGTCGTTCCGGACGCAGCGCAACGTGCAGGTTGCGCCGCCGGCGTTCCTCGCGCTCGACGGCATCGGAGCGACGTCGACGGTCACGAAGGGGACGTTCCTCTACTTCCGCTGCAACTCGCCGATGAAGATCAGGAAGACGATGGTCGACATAGGGGGAGGCGCGGACATCGTCTCGGTCGACGAGGTCCTCGGCACGATCGTCCAGGAATTCCCGGACGCCGGGACGCTCAAGCTTCTCGAGGTCCAGGGCACAGGGCAGATCGAATACCTGGTCGGCGGGATCGCGTAGTTGTGATCCCGGCCAGCATCGGATATTTGATCTTCACACTCAGAGCGTAGGAGACGACGGCGATGGCGATCACGATCCTGGCGACCTCGGGCAAGAACATCCTGAACAACGCGAACGCGAGCGAGATCGCGTCGATGCTCCAGAAGATCAGGTTCGGCGACTTCGTTCGCGGGATGCCGATCAAGCTCGTCAAGAAGAACGTCGACACGATGGTCGCCTCCCTGCACGACCTCGCGACGGTCGACTCGATCGTGCTGCCGGACGACGCGAAGGCCAACACGATCGTTCGCGCCTACGCGCGCGCGACGGCCGCCGCCGGGACGCTCGGCGAGCTTGCCGCGCAGGCTTTCGGCACGACCCCTGCGGATGCCCAGATCGCCGTCTCCCCGTCCGGGAACATCGTGCTCCTCGCGGCGAGCCGGTACACGGACGTCGACGTCGAGTACATCCCGGAGCGCCAGGACATCCTCGAGATGACCCTTCCGGTCGTCGCCGCGTCGGGCGTGCTCACCCTGCCGTCGACGCTCAACTTGACGCCCCTCGCTGCCGGGCAGACGGCCATCGCGAACGGGTACGCGTCGCTGCTCGAGGCGGAGGTCACCGTCGGCGGCGTGCTCGGCAAGAGGATCGTCCTCGTTCCCGGGGCAGCGAACCCGGCGACCGGCAACGCGCGCTTCAACCTCGCGAAGACGGTCGTGCAGTTCACGATCGCCGACGCGGTCACGCAGGCGCGCGTCAAGCTCGGCGTTGCGCCGGGCACGGACCTCGACGCGATCCTGACGCTCGCGAGCGAAGCCATCGGTTGACGAAGGCGCGCTTTCCGCGCGCGCAGGAGAAACGTTCATGGGCATCGAGGCGCAACCCAACCCACCCGCAGCACCAGCTGCGGCAACCCCCTCGCCAGCGGCTTCCCCGGCAGCGGCGGAGGCGAAACCGCCCCCCGCTGCGCCCGCAGCGGCACCAGCGCCTGCGTCCCCGGCGTCCCCGGCATCCCCGGCCGCGCCGGCGCCGGACGCGCAGGCGGCTCCCGCCGTGCCTGCCGAGCGCGTGCCGACGCGCAAGTTGATCGGCGACGACGACGACATCCCGAACGACACGGACCTGATCGAGCTGAGCAAGGACAGCCTGAAGAAGCGCCTCGGGCGCCACACGGCGAAGGAGCTTCGCGAGCGCTTCGGCACGGACTCCTTCGAAGAGATCGGGGGCAAGCTCCAGAAGCTCGCCGACTTCGAGAAGAAGGAGGAGGCGACCAGGCTCGCCCAGATGACCGAGATCGACCGGCTCAAGGAGCAGCTCGGGACGAAGGACCGCGAGGGCGTGGAGTGGAAGACGAAGTACGACGAGCTTCAGACGACGATCGCGCTCAACTCGGAGGGCCGCGCGATCGACAAGGTCCTCAGGAAGCACTTCGACCCGGAGTACCTGGCGATCCACCGCGTCTCGCTCGCGAACCACCTGCTCAACTGCACGGACGAGGAGCTTCAGAACAGGGACGCGGTCGTCGAGAAGTGGTCGAAGGACACCGTCTCGCGCTTCCCGAAGTTCGCGCGCACCTTCGCGCCGCCGGCTCCAGCGGACAACGGGCAGCCCGTGGTCGTGCAGTCTGTTCCAGCGCCCCCGCCGGCGGTCTCGCTGACGACGGGCCCCGATCCAAACAACACCCGGCCGCCTGCCGGGAGTCAGCAGACGACGAACCTCGCCGGCAAGACGCCGGAGCCGGGCAAAGCGAACTCGATGACCGACCCGGAGTACCGGGCTTGGAAAGCGCAGAACGGGATCCGCACCTAGACGCAGGAGCGGCTCACCAACGAAAGAGGGCCGGGCTGCCTGCGCGCAGCTCGACGAGGCTCCGCGCACCTCACGACTTCACCTTGGCGCGGGCGGCTTGGCTTCTCCACTCCTGCCACTTCGGGCCTGCGCCTTCTTTAGCACCTCGCGCAAGTCCCTCTTCCCCCAGAAGGTCACCGCGCTCGAATCGTCGTCTCCAGGGTGATGCATGAAGGGGCCGCTGATATTGCGCGGTTGGAAATCATGCATGTCATCGTGTGAACCGTGACCGGGGCAATACCGAGACGTAGCGCCTGGCGTGTCGATCATTTCGCAATGCCGGCACACGCGAACCGTCACCGGCAGTTCGAGGTGGATACGAAGCCCGGTGAAAGTTTATCCATCGATCTCCTTCGAGATGATCTCGACGCGGTCGGAAAGCTCTTCACAGTAGACGTTAACCCTCACGGCTATGTCTCGTGGAACTCGATGTCGAGGAAGTACTTCATGCCAGGTGTGGATCCCTTGCCGCCATCCCCCTTGACGGTCGACGCCCGGGCGGGTCATCATCTGGATCGCAACAGGTCGAAGCGTAAGCGGCAGATCGATCCCCAACTACGCGGGCACGCCCGGCGGTCAATCAGGGTGGAACGGGAGAGAGACGAGCTGCGAAGCCAGGGACCGCGGAAGCCCCCACGCGAGAGGGGTCGGTGCGGATCTGTTTTCGTAGGAGGATCGAATGTCTCTCATCTTGGGCGTCCCGCCCGCAGTGCTCGAGCTTCAGCAGCGGGGGCTGATCTCGCGCGAGTTCTACGACGGCCTTTACCCGAACCTGGCGTTCAGGGCGGAGGCGATCGCGGAGGAGTGGCCCGCGAACACGGGCAACGACATCACGATGACGCGCGCGGGTCTGCTCCCGCCGGTCGTCAGGCCGCAGGCGCCGGGCACGGACCCGCTGCCCCAGGCCATCCCCTTCGAGCAGTGGAGCGCGGAGCTGTTCCAGTTCTCCGGCTCGATCGACGTCGACATGCCGACGTCGGTGACGGCGAACGCGAGCCTCTTCCTGCGCGACATCAAGCAGCTCGGGCTCCAGGCCGGGCAGTCGATCAACCGCATCGCCAGGAACGCGCTCTTCAAGGCGTACCTATCCGGCCAGACGGTGGCCAACGCGGCCATCGCGGCGGCCGACACGACCGTCCGCGTGACGGCCCTCAACGGGTTTCGCGACGTGGTCAACCCGGGCGTCAACGTCAAGCCGCTCCCGGTCTCCCCGTCGTCCCCCCTGACGATCCGCATCGGCACCGGCGCGGCGACCGTCACGGCGTCCGTCGTCGGCACCATCCCGGACGACCCGGCGGACCCGGACGGCCCGGGCGTTCTGACCCTCTCCGCGGCGGTCGGCGCGATCTTCGCGGTCCGCGCCGCGGTCCGGAGCATCTTCGCGCCGCGCGTCGTGCGCGCGGCTGGCGGCGACTCGATCGACGCGGTCGGCGCCGGCGACACGTTCGTGCTCCAGCAGGCGATCAACGCCTGCGCCTTTCTCCGGCGCGCGAGCGTGCAGCCGCACGAGGACGGCTTCTACCACGCGCACATTTCGCCGCTCTCGAACGCGCAGGTCTTCGCGGACCCCGTCTTCCAGCGGTTGAACCAGTCGCTGCCGGAGCACGTCATCTACAAGGCGGGCTTCATCGGCACGCTCTCGGGCGTGATGTTCTTCATGAACAACGAGAGCCCGGAGCTGGTCAACGTCGGCTCGCTCGTCACGACCGCGGCGGCCGTCGGCGCGCCCGCGGGGGCGACGGGGCTCTACGCGACGGAGCTTGGGGCCGAGGTCCAGAACGGCAACGGCATCCAGATCGGCCGCGTGATCATCACGGGCAAGGGCGCGCTTTACGAACGTTATCTCGACGAGAAGCAGTACGTCACGGAGGCGGGCACGACCGGCAAGATCGGCGAGTTCACCATCGTGAACAACGGCATCTCGATCTTGACGGAGCGCATCCGCATGATCCTCCGCGCGCCGCTCGACAGGCTCCAGCAGAAGATCGCCTGCACCTGGTCGTCCTCGACCTCGTTTCCCGTCCCGAGCGACGTGACGGCTCCTTCGGGCATCGAGCGGTTCAAACGCGCCATCGTGCTCGAACATGCCCTGTGATCCAGGACGTCCTCGTCGGATGTGGTTGGTGAGGTCCGCCACGTAAACCGCGGTTTACGTGGCGGCTCCGTGCCTTGTGCGCGCTTCTCCCTGGCGCTACGTTCGAACGGACTGCACAGGAGGCGTCTTCCATGGTCCGAAAAGCAAACCCAGTCCCAACCTTCGTCCCGCCGGGCGTGACGGTCACGCCGCACACGATGGCCGGCAGCCTGGACGAGTCCCGCTCGCAGACGGCACCGGCGGCCCGCATGCCCGCCCCGCACATCCCCGGGGGGGCGGAGGGCATCGTCCACGAGGGGGTAGGCTTTCACCAGCCGGGGATCCCGGTCGGCACGTCCGTCGTGCCGGAGGATCCGAGCAAGCCCAAAGCACCGCGGCCGAGACGCTACGAGGTGCTCGCGACGCGCAACGTGCTCTACAACGGGCTGACCGTCCCGATCCGCGAGGGCAAGATCTTCAGCGAGCACGAGTACGACGTCCGGCTGCTCGTCTCGCAGGGCGTGCGGCTGCGCGAGATCAAGGACGAGGAGCCCGCCCTAGCTGCGGGCTGAGGAGGCTCTAGGTGGCGGCGTTCATCAGCGACGACGAGAAGGTCAGGGCGAGGCACCACCTCGGCTACCCGAACGTCGAGAGCGTCGCCACGTTCGTGCTCGGGGTCCCGGCGGCCATGCAGACCACGTTCATGGCGGAGGGGGCGTTCAACCGCGTGCTCAACACGCCGAACGCGGTCGACAAGTTCCGCGAGATGCTCGCCCGGCTCGACGAGATCGAGAACTTCGTGCTCTGCGGGCTCGACCTCGCGGACGTCGACGAGGTCGGGGAGGCGAAGATCAACCGCAAGAGGCTCCCGGAGCTTGCGCGCTACTACAAGATCCCCCAGCAGGGGCTCGCCAACCTGCTCGGGATCCCGCCGAACCCGTTCGACCAGAGAAGTTGGCTTTCGAGTGGAGGCAACATCAACGTGCCCGTGCAACACTAGGAGAATCAAGATGAAGCTTGTCCGCGCAACCATGCTCCTGGCCGTGCTCGCCCTCGACTGCTCGCCGGCGACGAACGCGAAGGTCAACGCCGTTGTCGAGGACGCGCTGAACGTCGCCGAGTTCGCCTGCATCATGGTGAGCAACCTCACGGACTCGGCGGAGGTCGCGAAGGCGTGCGACGTCGTGCGCGCGGGCGGGCAGATCGCGCCGGGGCTCCTCCAGTACATCGAGTCGCTCGTCGGGCAGCGGGAGGCGCTCAAGCGTTCCGGCTATTCGTTCGACAAGCCGAAGCTCCGCTGGCAGAAGCCGGGAGGGTAGCGCCGTGGCCTGCGGGTGCGGCACCTGCGCGGCGTGCCTTGCGGCCCAGGAGCCGGTCCCGACGGTCCCGCGCGCGCGCAACCTGGTCGAGCGCCTCTCGCCGCGGCTCGACAGGATCCGGCAAAGGACGCTCGTCCGCTTCGGCCTGCGGCCCTACGAGGTCTTCCTCGTCTGGACGCGCTGGGACGGCGAGGAGCGCGGCGAGGGGCAGAAGGAGACGCAGCTCGCGAGCGTCCGGATCGTTCCGCGGCCGAAGGTCGTCGACCTGACAACGCTCTCGCTCTCGCCGTTCGCGGCCGGGATCCTCCCCGTCGGGTCCGTGCGCTTGGAGGCGGTAACGACGTCCCTGACGGAGGACAACCTCTTGGGCAACGCCGTCCCGAGCGCCTCGTACCTCGACTCGTGCGGGCTCCCGCGCGCGGGGCGTTTGCAGAGCGCTCCCGGGGCCCTCCAGCTCCGGCCGGGCGACGTCGTCGGCAAGGCGTTCCCCCGGCTCGACCCTTCGGGGCCGCCGCGGAACGTCGACTTCTTCTACGAGATCGTCGAGGACCGGTCGGGGTCGGAGCGGAAGAAGTTCCGGCCCTTCTCGACGCCGACCCGGAGGGGCGACAAGTTCGACTGGACGATCGTGCTCGAGCGCGTGAGCGAGGACCGGAGAAGGAGCGGGGAGACGCGGAGCGAGCACGAGGCGTCGGAGGACTGATGGCCAAGAAGTACAAGAACGTGCGCGAGCTTCGCGAAACGCTGAAGAAGGCGACGAGGACGGCGTCGCGCAAGGCCGTGCTCTCCGCGAGCCTGCGCGTCGTCTCCCACATCGTCTCGGTGTTGATCCCGGCGGCGCAGCCGCGGCCGGTCGACCGGGGCATCTACCGGGCGGGGTTCCGCGCGCGGAGGATCCAGGACGGGGCGCTCATCCAGAACACGGCGCCCCATGCGCTCTTCGTCGAGAAGGGCGTGCGCGGGAAGAACGTGAAGGTTGGCAAGGCGATGATCGACGCGCTCGCCGGATGGGTGAAGAGAAAGGGGCTCGTCTCGAAGCGCGAGGACGCCCGAGGCGTCGCGTGGGCGATCGCCCAGTCGATGCGACGAAAAGGAATCTGGGCCCCCCGCGGTCTCCGGATCCTGGAGAAGGGTCTCGCGAAGCTTCCGCGGTTCCTCGAGCAGGAGTTCGCCCTCGAGCTTAGGAGGGCGTTCCTGTGACGGAGAAGCTCGTCCCCAAGCTGTCGGCCTTCCTGCGCAAGCTCATCTTCGGCTCGCCCTTCGGCGAGACATTTCCGGCCAGGGCCAACCCGCCCCCGGTCGGGGAGGACGGCAGGACGCCGGCCTTGCGCATCCTTCGCCGGTACTTCTCCGAGCTGGTCTTCGCGCGCAGGGGCGAGCGCGATCCGGACACGGGGAAGGTCGGGTCCCCGGTCCGCTTCCAGATCCCGGAGAAGAACATCTTCATCGAGTTCCCGGACAACCCGGACAAGGTCGCCTTCCCTGCGCTCGTCTTCCTCTCGACGGACGAGGCGGAGTACGACTCGATCGGCCTGACCGCCTACGTCGAGGAGGCCACGCGGGACGTCTACGCGCCGGGGACCGTGATCCAGTGGCAGTACGAGTTCGTCGAGGAGTTCGCCGTCGAGGTCTGGGCGTCTTCGCGCGCGGAGCGGAGGGCCGTCCTCGCCGGCGTCGAGACGGCGCTCGTGCCGACGGAGCTGATGTACGGCGTCCGCTTCACGATGCCGGAGTACTACAACGAACTCGTCTGCTTCACGGCGGTCAAGCGGCTGCTCGCAGACGACGACAACGCCGCGCGCAACAGGCGCACCGCGCGGGTGGTCGTCCAGATGCGGTTCAACGTCGTCTCGCTCATCAACTACTCGCTGCTCGACGTGCGTTTCAAGACGAACGTCAACGTCGACGAAGACTCGAACGTCGCGATCGTCTTTCCGGACCGCGACGCGCCGGCGGTGCCGAAGCGCCCGGACCTTGCCGTGCCGCTGCTCCCCTGCGACCCGTTCGGGGACGTCCAGGACCAGTGACAAGCGCGGGCGCGCGTGAGAGCATCCGGGCGAGAGAGGGAGTCCGCCAGCCATGTCGATGTTCACCCGTCGATTCCTCGTCGATCCGGGGACCGAGGTCCTGCTCGAGATCGAGTCGGTCAACATCCTCGACCTCAACCCGCCCGCGTCGATCGTCGGCGTCGGCACGGGGACCGTCCTTTACGTGGGCGAGGCGGAGAACGGCCCCTACAACGATCCGACGGAGGTCTTCGGCGCGACGGACATGCAGAACACGTTCGGGCTCGTCGGCTACACCTACAACGGCGTCGCGGCGAACAACCCGAGCGCGCGCGTGCGCAAGGCGGACGGGGCCCTCGTCGGCGAGCCCTGGAACGGCAGCCTCGGGGTGCAGCTCAACGGGAAGAAGTTCCGGCGGCTGATCATCGCGCGCGCCGACACGTCGGTCGGCCAGGTGCAGTTCTCGCGGCAGGCGACGATCACCGGCGGGGCGGCCTTCGCCTACAACCTCGAGCCGGCGCAGATCCTCGCGCTCGACATCGGAGCCGGGGCGGTCAACGCAACGTTCTCCGCGACGGCGGCGGTCCGGGTCAGCGGCGCGGGCGTCTACCCGACGCTCTTCGTCGGGGGCGAGACCCTGACGCTCGGCTACGACAGCGCGCCTAACTTCGTCGTCACGTTCCTCGCGGCGGACCAGACGAAGCTCCAGGTCATCGCGCGGATCAACCAGTACGCGGGATTCTCCTTCGCGTCCGACGGCGGCGGAAACATCATCACGCTCACGTCGATCCGCCGGGGCCTGAACGCGCAGGTGCGCGTGGTCGCGGCGAGCGCGGGCGTTCTCGTGGCCCTCGGCATGACCGTCGGAACGACGATGGGCACGGGCAACGTCGGCGACATCGACGCGGTCACGTTCCTCGAGATCAAGACCGTCGTCCAGGCGGCGGTCGCGGGGACGACGGTCGAGCAGGACTCGCAGGGAAGGCTCCGGATCTCGAAGAACTTCGCCGCGGCGGCCGACTACATCTCGGTCGGCTCCGCGACGACGGCGACCGGGCTCGGCTTCGCCGTCGGGCTGATGAACTCGAACGACGGCTTCGCGCGCTTGCGTTCGGGAGTCGGCGTCTATCCGACGACCTTCGTCGGGGGCGAGACCTTGACGCTCGGGGTCGACGACGAGCCGAACTTCGTCGTCGTCTTCACGGCCGGCGATCAGACGCAGGCGGCGGTCATCACGCGCATCAACCTGGCGGCCGGCTTCACGATGGCCACGAGCGCGTCGGCCACGGTCATCCTCTTCGCTGGCAGGAAGAACGCCGGCCAGGTGCGCATCCTCGGGGCGAGCGTCGCGCTGGTGCTCACGGCGCTCGGGCTGACGGTGCCGACGACGGTCAACGCGGGCGGCGTGTCGGACGGTGTCCTCCCGGCAGGGACGGTGGTCCAGAACGCGGCGGCGACGAACGTGTTCGTCACGACCCAGGACGTCGAAGTGACGGCCCTCGCGATCCCCGGCGTCGGCGCGAGCGGCACCGGTCCGTACCCGGTCTTCGTGCGCCACGCGCTCGACGACGGGACAGGGATCTCCGCGCTCGCCGGCACGCTCGTCTCCGTCCCGAACGCGCCCGACCTCGGGAGCTTCGCGGCGGTCAACGCGCAGACGACGACCGCCGCGCTGACCGAGGCGCAGATCGACGCGCAGTACCAGCTCGCCCTCGACTCGACGATCGACATGAACAGCATCGCGAAGGAGGCGAACATCGTCGTCTCCGCGAGGCAGTCGAACGCGGTGCGCCGGGGCCTGAAGACGAACGCGGTCGACGCGAGCGCGCGCGGGATGTTCGGTCGCATGGCGGTCCTCAGGCCGCCGCTCGGCACGGCGAAGGCCGTCGCCAAGTCGGGCATCGCGGAGCCCGGCGTCGGCGCCTACCGCAACCAGCGGGCGGTCTACTGCTACCCGGCCGCGCGGACTTTCGTGCCGGTCATCGCCAGGAGGGGCATCGCGGGCGGGACGTCGTTCACCGCGGACGGGCTGGTCGACGTCGGGGCGGACGGGTTCATGGCGAGCATCCTCTCCCAGCTCGCGCCCGAGGAGGATCCCGGGCAGCAGACGGATTTCCTTTTGGGGGTCGTCTCGCTCGAGTCGAGCCCGAACGCCGCGAACCTCCAGATGGAGGACTACGTCTCGTTCAAGAAGGCGGGCATCGCCGCGCTGCGCATCGACGGCGACGGGGCGTTCTTCCAGTCGGGCGTCACCTCCGTCGACCCGGCCTCCTTCCCAGAGCTGGTCGACATCAACCGCCGACGCATGGCGGACTTCATCCAGGACACGCTCGCCCGGCGCCTGAAGACCTTCGGGAAGAAGCTCTCGACGGAGAAGCGGCGCAAGGCGATCGTCGTCGAGATACGCGGGTTCATGAACGGCCTCTTGCCCAGGAACAACCCGGACGCGCAGCGGATCGCGGGCTTCTCCATCGACCTTTCGGCGAACACGCAGGAGTCGCTCGCGATGGGGATCTTCCGCATCATCCTGAACGTGCGCACGCTCGCGTCGCTCAAGGCGATCGTGCTCCAGACGGTGGTCGGAACGAACGTGGACGTCAGCGAAGTGCCGCTCGCCCTCGCGGCGTAGGAAGGTAAGAGAACGTGCCCAGCCAACGTTTGAAGGGTCAGGAAGTTTCGGTGCTCATCAACAGGGGCGCCGAACTCGAGACCGAGCTTGTCGACATCAAGAACTTCAACCTGGTCTTCGTCTCGGAGATCCTTTTCCAGAGGTACCTCGGCGAGACGAACGACAGGACCGACGACGTCTTCAAGCACGTGAAGGGCGACATGGAGATGGACCTCCACTCGTCCGACTTCCTCGTCTTCCTCGCGGCCGTCACGGACCGGCAGAGGCGCGTCACGCCCGACGTCGTCTTCAACATCTCTGCGGTGCTCGCCTTCCCGAACCAGCAGACGCCGACGATCGTGGTGCCGGACGTGAAGTTCGGGGAGCTGCCGATGAACGTCGCGGGGGGCACGGAGTACGTCAAGTTCAAGCTCGACTACGCCGCCGACACCCACGACGTGCAGTTTTAGGGTACGCAGTTTTAGCAGATGCGAGGCGCTAGCTGAGGGTCCGAACGCGCGGGAGACGCTCGAGGAAGGCAGGGCACCAGCCCGGCCTTCCCGACCAGTAGTTAGCGCCTCCTGGGATCGCCCGCGCGGGAGGACCCACCAAGGGAAACGGAGAGGCGCCATGACACGAACGACGGCTAAGAAGGACGCGACGGGCGTTCGAGAGAAGAAGCTCACGCCGGAGGAGGCCGCGGCGGAGTTCGCGGTCGACCCGGAGGCGGCGCCGGCTGCTCCGGAAGAGTCTGAAGACGAAGACGAAGAGGCGGAGAAGAAGGAAGGGGACGAAGAAGACGACGAGGCGGAGCCGCCCCAGCCGGGCAACGTCGAGGACAGCGAACTGCCCGACTGGGCCGTCATCCCGAACACGCTCAAGGTCCCGCCGGGGGTCGAGATAGCGGCGATGCGGTTCCGCGCGCCCTGGACGCGCGCCCCGCACAAGGGCGACCGCGTCTGCATCGCCTGGACGCTCTCCGACTACGAGGAGATCGAGGCGTACAAGCGGGCGCGGGGAGACAACCAGAGGGCCGCGATCGAGCTGGCGAAGGCGACGATCCGGGTCGTCGACGGGATGGCCGTCGACCGCGGAGGGGGCGTGGGGCCGAACTCGCTCAAGAAGTTCTGGAACGAGATCGGGCCGAAGTGCCGGAAGGCGGTCGTCAACAACTACGTGCGCACGCACCAGCTCGGAAAGATGGAGACGCTCGATTTTTTAGTGAACTGCTACGTGGTCGCACGATCTCAGCCGACGTAGAGGACCCGTTCGAGGTCGACGACTGGGTCGCGAAGGTCTTCTTCTACTATCCGAGCTGGTACGGGGGGCTCTGGCATCTCGACCTCGCGGCGGAGCGCTTCGATCCGCGGGCAGCGGTCGAGCGGCGAGACGCGATGCGCATGCGGCTCGCACGCTACGGGCGCGTCTCGCCGGACTACTACGAGCATCGCCCCGTGACGCAGATGCGCGACGACTTCGAGACCCTTGTAGAGTTGATGAACGGCGAAGGGTCAATCCGTCGCGCGGGAGAGGAGCAGTAGCGGGTGGCCGAAAAGATCGACGGTGGCGAGCTGAAGGTCCGGATCGTCCTCGACGACAAGCCGGCGGCGAAGGCGGCGGACCGGCTTGGCGAGAACCTCGAGAAGGCCGGCGAGCGCGGCTCGATGGCCGGGGAGCACGCGGGCCAGGCCTGGGGGGACAGCGTCAAGCACGTCGTCGAGTTCGCGGCGGGCGAGCTGCTCTTCGAGGGGGTCGAGAAGGGCTTCGAGAAGGTCGTCGACGTCGCGAAGGAGGCGGCGGAGGCGTTCCTCGACAACGAGCGCGACGTCCGCAAGCTCGCGAACTCGATGCTTCTGCTCGACACGGCGGGCGACAGCATCCAGGCGATCAACATCTTCGCGCACGACCTCCAGGACGAACTGGAGAACGTCGGCAAAGAGGTCGGCCGCTCGGGCGGCGAGATGAACGAGGTCTTCGGCGACATCTTCCAGCGGGGCGGCCACACCATCGACCAGACGATGAAGCTCACCGAGGCGATGGCGCAGGCCGGCCGCGCCGTGCCCGGCGGCCCCGGACAGCTCTCGGAGGCGTTCGCGAACATCGAGATGGGCATCATCCGGGCGCGCAACCCGCTCGTGCAGATGATCGCCGCGACGGGGCTCCTCCACGGCAACGCGAAGCAGGTCGCGGGCCAGATGATGAAGATGAGCGTCGACAAGCAGATGGAGCTTGCCGAGAAGGCCGTCGAGAAGATGGGCGTCCGCATGGAGGCCCTGCCGAAGACGTGGGACGAGCAGATCGGGTCGATCAAGGCGATCATCGAGCAGTTCATGGAGGACGCCGGCGGGCCGATCGTCGACCCGCTGATGCGCGGCATCGCGGTCGTGCGCGACTCGCTCCTCGCGCATTCGGAGGAGATCAAGGAAGCGTTCTCGGCCGCGGGCGACGCGATCGGGGGCGTGCTCGACAGGTTCTTCACGGACGGAGACGACTTCGCGAACTACCTGATGAAGGGCGCGGAGTTCATCAAAGATGCGGCCGACTCGATCAAGCTCGCGGGCATGGGCTGGGACTGGTTCATCGACGAGCTGGAACGCGAGATCGCGACCCTCCAGTCGCTGATGCCAGGCGCCGTCGGCAAGGGGGGCCTCGAGACGCTCTCGGGCCGCGCGATCCGGAAGGCGGAGGAGCTTGCTGGCGGCGAGCGCGGGATGGCGCAGGTGCTCACGCCCGACGAGATCGAGGGCGTCCGGAAGAGCATGCACGACGCGATGATGGCGGCCGGGCACGACGAGGGGGAGTTCCAGGCGCAGTGGAGCCAGGTCTGGGACCTCCACAACAAAGCGTTCGCTGCGGGAGCGGACGCGGCGAAGGCGACGGCTCACTTCGACGCGACCGAGTTTGCCAACATCTGGAAGTGGGCCGCGTCGACGCACAACAAGGGGATCGAGAAGTACATCGCGAGCGTGATCGTCGACTCCGAGGCGATGAAGAGCACCCTCGCATCGAAGGGCCCGGAGATCTTCGGCGCGGGCGCTCAGGAGTTCATCAAGACGCTCACGGCGCTCGGGCCTTCCGGGAAGAAGGCGGCGGAGGAGATCAAGAAAGGCGCGGGCTGGAGGCCCGACGTCTTCGCGGCGCCGCCGCAGGTGAACTTCTTCAACAACACGTTCCAGATCCACCAGGACTTCCGGCAGGAGGACCCGGACCGCGTGATCCTCCAGATGAAGAAGGACCTCGTCGCGGCGGGCACGAACCGTTACCAGGCGCGGACCGCCACGCCGATGGGTCTCTAGCGAGGCGCTTGGCGCCTGCTCCTGCTCCTGTTAGTGGTAGTGCACACGGAGCGAAGAGCCATGCCGAACGGAATGCCGGTCATCCCCCCGAAACCAGGCGCGGTCGCACCCGACGACGACGAGGAGGAAGAGGAGAGCCCGAGCCCGGAAGAGGAAGAGGAGGCCGCGCCGACGGTGTCCGCCGAGCCCGCCCCGCCCGTTCCCCCGGCGCAGAAGAAGGGCGCGAAGCCGAACCCGCTCCGGCAGTGGGCGATGAAGAACGCGAAGTAGGTCCGCGCGCGCGGGCCGGAAGGACCTAGGCCGTGGCGATAGACACGAGCCAGCTAGGCTTCGGAAGCGTCGTCGCGATCGAGGAGCTGACGGCGGCGGGCGCCGGCTGGAAGCCGCGCGTGCTCTACCTCCGGGGCCCGTCGCTGCCGCTCCAGGGCGCGGACTGGGGAACCGTCAACAGGATCCCGACGTCCTTCCCCGCGGGGGGAGTCGACGGCACGCAGCACATGCTCGGCCCGACGGAGATGCCTTCGAACTGGAACGGCGTCTGGAGCCGCACGCAGCTCGGGCGCGTGCCCGCGATCTACGACGACGAGACGGGGACGAGGAACCGGATCATCAACCCGATGACGCTCCGGGAGGTGCTCGAGGCGATCGTGCGCGAGGGCCAGCGCCTGCGCGTGACGTGGTCCGCGACCGGCAACACGCTCGCGGGCGACCCGCGCAGGGGAGGGATCGTCGCGGGCGAGGACCGGAAGATCGTGCGGGAGGGGCGGGCCCAGTCCTTCAAGACGCCGGTCAACGACCACACGTTCATCAAGTGGGAGATCGTCTTCCAGTGGGTCGGGCGCGGGGCGGCGCAGCAGAGGGCCGTGAGCGTGCGGCAGGACACGGACCTCGCTTCGACGGCGAACGCGGTCGACGCGAGCGTCCAGGCGATGGAGTTCGCGGTCCTCTCGAAGGTCGTCCAGATCGACGCGGCGCGGAGGCTCTCGTCGACGGGCTTCACGCTCGGGCAGCTCGAGCAGCTCGCGGGGGCGCCCCTCCGGCTCGTCAACAACGCTCTCCGGTCGCTGCGCCGCGCCGTCGCCGTCTTCCGGCAGGCGGGGGACGTGGTGCGCAAGCTCCGCGCGCAGCCATTCGCGATCGCGAACTCCGTGCTCGCGCTCGCGCGCAACACGCGGGCGGTCGCGAACCAGGCGGCCGACCAGCTCTCGCGCACGCCCCCGGAGGAGATGACGACGAAGTCGCGCGTCTCGGACCTTCTCCGGGCTCACCGTTATTTCGGCAACGCGCAGCTCGCCGCGTCCGGCGTCGCGCGCCAGGGATGGATCCTCGAGTCGAGGATCCGCCAGGTGCTCGTCTCCGGCGCGAACCGGGGAGCGCTCTCCGTCCGCGACTCCTCGACGACGCGCGCGGGGGACGTGCTGGCCGTCTACGTGCCGAAGCTCGGGGAGACCCCGCAGAGCGTCTCGACGAAGTTCTACGGGAGCCCGGACCACGGGGCGGACGTCCTGCGGGCGAACCGCATGCCCTGGTACACGCCGACGTTCCGGCCGGGCGTGCCGATCATCGTCCCCGCGCTCGCGAACGCCCCGCGGAGCGCCTGAGGTGCCCCTAGAAACGCCTCCGCAGGACTATTACCCCCGGGCCATGCTCCGCCTCGTCGTTCGGTTCGAGGAGTTCGAGCGGGAGACTCTGAAGGGCAAGGCCCCGAAGAAGCCGACGACGCAGCTCGCGGGCACGAAGGACGACCGGGCTCCGCTCGTCGTCGTGACGGACCCGGAGGCCCCGGCCGGCACCACGCGTTTCCTTCTCCTGCCGAAGGGGCAGACGCCGCAGGCGGGGGGCGGGAGCGACCAGCTCGGAAGCGCGGACGACCTGACGCACGAGATCGCGGGCGTCGTGCCGAAGACCGCGGAGTGGAAGCAGAACGGGATCCGGACGCCGGACACGCTCGTCGTCGACCTCCGGCAAACAGATTTTCCTTTCCACCCGATGACGCTCCGGGCGGTCGCGGTCGATTTCCTTTTCGGCACGGTCACGCCGGCGGAGCATGCGATGGGCGTGCGCGGGCTCACGCGCGGCGACGTTTACGGCGGGGGCGCCCAGAATCCGGGGTTCCCGGCGTCGTCTTTGACGGACACGTGGCTCGACCGCAACGGCAAGCTCCGGACGAACGTCCGGTTCAGGGGCTGGGTCGACAAGTGGAAGATGCGCTTCCCGAAGAACGAGGAGCCCGTCGTCCACCTCGAGTGCGTCGACAACGTGCGGCTCTTCATCAAGCAGCAAGCACCCCCGAAGCTCGTCGTCGGTTACGACAAGCCGATCGACGAGGCGGTCGCGGTCTACCTCTCGAACTTCCCGCAGCTTGCGGGCCTGACGGTCGAGTACAGGCCGTTCGTCTCCCGCGACGCGCACACGCCGCCGCGGCTAGGGGAGGCGCTCGCGGGTTCCGCCTTCCGGCCGCAGCTCGGGCCGCCGGTCTCGAAGGGCGGGGGCTCGACGAGCGGGGACAACTTCAACGTCTGGGACTACTTGACCGACGTCTGCGGATCGATCGGGCACTCCGTCCGGGTCGAAGGGACGGCGCTCATCGTCCAGCGCGTGCGCTCCCTCGTCGGCGACGACGTTCCGCAGCGCGAGGACGACCCCTACGAGACGCGGAACCTGCCGTCGGGCACCTACCCCGTGCGCGCGTTCGTCTACGGGGCGAACGTCGACGAGCTGGAGCCGGAGCGCGAGTTCGGCGCGCGGGAGCCGGCGAACGTCGAAGTCCGCGCGTACGACCCTGTGAGGAAGAACGTTCTGGTCGCCCGCTTCCCGGACAAGGACAACCGGGCGGTCTCCGCGCTCCCCGGCGATGGGAAAGAGGAGCAGAAGTGGATCGTCTGGCGCGTCTCCGGCGTCTCGGACAAGGACACGATCGCGCGCATCGCGGAGGACGTTTACCACGGGATCAACAGGAGCGAGTTGGCGGTCACGGTCAGGACGACGAACCTCGCCTCGTTCGGCGGCGGCAACGACGACCCGGACCTGCTCGACATGAAGGCCATGGACAGCGTCGAGATCCTGATGGACAGCTCGCGCTCCTTCTCGACGGGACTCGACATGGAGCGCCGGCTCCGCTCGCGCGAACAGTGCGAGGAGCTGATGCGCAGCCTCGGCTACTCTGCGGCGCTCGCGCGCGGCTACGCGCGGGCGTACACGGCGGCCGGGTTCCAGAGGATCTACAGGGTGCGGGAGTCGACCCTCACATGGTCCGAGACAGAGGCGCCGCGCTTCGAGATCAAGGTGGTCAACTACGTCGTCTCCCGCGTCGACCCGCCCCCGGCCGAGACGGGTGCCGCAGCGTCGGGAACGCGGCCGAGGGAGGTCAGGCCGGCGAAAGACACGGCGGACCAGGGGGCGCAGCAGAACACGGGCGGCGCGAACGAGCAGGCGATCCGTTCCGTGCGGCCGCTCTTCGGCGGGCTTGCGTCGAAGCCCCTTCTCCAGTTCGCGCTCGGGCCGTTCGGGATCATCCCGAAAAGCCAGTAGGATCGGCGCGTGGCCTACGACCAGGAGACGGCGCGCAGGGGCTTCGCCGGCCCGGGCCAGGATACCCGGCAATGGCTCTCCGTCGGCACGGTGAAGCTCGACACCGAGGAGGCCCGGAGCCTCCGTTTCAACGACGCGGAGGGAAACCCGCTCCCGTTCCCCGTCGTCGACGTGACGCTCCAGCCCTCCGCGATCGACGTGACGTGCCGGATCGCGAACGACGTCGCCGGCGACGGGGAGGGGGACTGGCACCCGATCGTCGGGGGCGACGAGGTGCTCGTGGCGATCCCGGAAGGGGACGAGAGCGGCTGGCCGATCGTGGTCAAGCGGCTCTCGAACGCGATCGACGCTTGGCCCCGCACCGTTGCCGGCATGGACGCGACGAAGAACACGTTCGCTTTCCGGCGCGTGCGCACGCCGTACGTCTTCGAGACGGCTCACGCGTACCTCGTGCGCAACGCGGCGACCGGCTCGCAGATCGCGCTCGACGAGAAGGGGCAGTTCCTGGTCAACGACGGGGACGGCGCGCGCATCTTCCTCGGGGCGGACGCGGTCGGGTTTTCGAGCGCGGACGGCGACACGACGGTGCAGGTGCAGGTCGCGTCGAACCAGCTCCTCCTCCAGGCTGCGGGGACGACGCAGCTGACGATGGCTGCGGACGGCTCCCAGTTCCTGACGCAGGGCACGCTCGCGGTCGCGACGGGCGGGCTCGGGGCGACCGGCCACGCGATCACGCTCGAGCAGGTCTCGAACCTCATCGCGAACTTCGTGATCGTGATGAACGCCCTGGGGGCGTGGGCGATGCCGTTCACGGTTTCCTTCAACGCGGGTTTTCCTGGAACGCTCGCGGCGATCATGACGACCCTGCTCCAGGGTGCTGCGTCGCCGGCCACCCCGACCGCCACGACGCCGGGGGGCGCGCTCGACAGCATAGGGCTCGCGGCGCTGATCCCGGCCACGCTCCTGACGCAGCCCCCGGACCTCGCCGGCCTGACGGGCGTTCCGACGCCGTACACGCCGGGCATCGGGCGGCAGAGCTTTCTGTTCTGAGAGCGTGAAAAGCGCAATCTTTACGCGGCAAGGTTGTGCGCACCTTCAAGAGAGCATGCAAAGACATCATAGCTTTGACACGGATGTCATAGCAAAAAGGCCGACGAAACAAGCCTTCGTCTAAGTGCTATGACATGCATGTCATAGCTACCGTCCGGCGAGTCCCTGATAGATGCTCTGACATACTTGGCATAGCATTAGCATAAAGGGTAGCCATGCCCACCGAAGCCACGTTCCGCATCGCCCCCTCCAACCTTCACGCGTTCGAGAAGAAGATGGCGTCCCTGACGCGCAAGGCCGCGAAGCTCGCGTGCGGGGTGGTCGGCTACCGGAAGGGCGCGGCCGGCGTTCAATTCTCGTGCGGGTGCGGCAGGAAGTCCGACACGCTTCCCACGTGCGAGTTCTCCGGGACGTCGGGGCACGAGCCGCACACCCGCGCGGCAGAGTACGTCGAGGTGACGGTCTTCGGCGAGTCGCCCAAGTTCGACGGGTGGACGTTCGCGGCGACGCTCGAACCCCTGGCGGACGGCGTCAACCTCGTCCGGAGCATCTCCGGGACGGACCTGCCGGAGGAGTACCGGACGGCGAAGCCGCGCTGCGAGCACTGCAAGCTTGCCCGCCACCGCAAGGACACGTTCGTGCTCGTGCACGAGGACGGCCGGACGATCCAGGTGGGCCGCCAGTGCGTGCGGGACTTCCTCGGGCGCGCGTCGCCGGAGAAGATCGCGGAGGCGGCGATGTTCGTCGCTGAGCTTCTCCGCGGAGGCGGCGACGAGGACGGGTTCGGGTTCGGCGGAGGGGGCGAGAACGTCCATGGTCTCGTCGCGGTGCTCGCGTACGCCGTGCGCGAGGTTGGGGAGAACGGCTACGTCCCGAAGTCGTCGGGCAAGCCGCCCTTCACCGCGGACACGGTCCAGCGGATGGTCTGCGGTCCGTACGATCGTCTCTTCCCGATGCCGTCCCAGGCGACCCCGGAGGAGATCGCGAAGGCGACGCAGATCGCGGAGCACTTCGCCGCGATCGTGCCGGCGAGCGACTTCGAGCACAACGTCTGCGCGATCGCGCGGGCCGGGTTCGTGGGTCCGCGCCACTACGGCTACGCGGTCTCCCTCGTCAACGCGTACGAGCGCGCGATGGGCCGCGACGCGGTCCGGCGCAAGGCTGCGGGCAGCGCCGCGAACGACCACTTCGGCACGGTGGGCAAGCGCGAGGTCTTCGTGCTCACCTTGATGAAGGTGCTCGACTTCGACGGGGAGTACGGGACGCTCCACCTTCACCTCTTCGAGGACGCGGGCGGCAACGCGGCGAAGTGGGGGACAACGAGCGCGCGGCTCGACGTGGGCAAGCGCTACTCGGTCAAGGCGACGGTGAAGAAGCACGAAGAGTACAAGGGGCGCAAGCAGACTGTCCTCTCCCGCTGCGCGGCGGAAGTCGTCGTCGAGGACACCGATTCGAAGGCGATCGGGGAATACGTGGGGGCGTCATGAAACTGTTCGAAGTGATTGATGTCATCGACAGTATTGATAGCTGGCCCAAAGGGTCGATCGGGTTTCGGCTCGCACGCGGTCGAGCGGTTTGGACCGGAGCACTCTTCCCCGATGGTTGTCGCGGGCACCTCGTACAGGTTTCGCGCGGACACAACGGGTATCTAGTCGTTGCGTACCGCGACGCGGATACGACGGTCGAATTTGTTTTCCCCGAGGTGGCGCCATGAGCGCGTACACGCAAGCATGGTGCGACGTCAAAGACACACGCGAGGAAGACTTGCGCGATCGGCTGCACGCGGCCCTGGAGCTTCTCCACGAGATCCGCGCCGACCTTAGCGGACGCGAGGGAATCGACTGCGAAACCACGGACGAGATCTTCAGCGCGATCCAAGAGCTGGCCGACGAAGGCGATGGCTGGGAAGAGAAACTCAATGAAGCGCGCGGGGAGTGTGAAGAGGAAAAGTCGAAGCTCTGCAAAGAGTACGATGAGCTGCATACGAAGCTCGACACGTTGAAAGACGAGCTGGAGAAAGCCGGCGAGGCAAGAGCGCATTTCCTGCGCACGAACGAAGCTCTGCTCCTCGAAAACGCGACGCTGAAAGCGAAGCTCGCGAGCATCCCGACAAGCCGGAAAAGGAAGACAACATGACGCACCGAGAGAAGATCTATTTGTTGCCGAAGGACGGGAGCGCACGGCAACGGTGCGAGAAACCGTTCCATGAGGCGGACCACGCAGTAGTCGTCGACGCGGCCTGCCCCTACTGCGGTGACAAGCCGTTCGCCATCGCCGGCTCAGGCCGGCGGCCGAGCAAAGATGACCGAGCGTGGGAAGCCGATGCTGGGTGCCTCAAATGCAAGGCACACGTAGGGACCATCCGGCTCGAGGTGAACACGCTCTTCGGCGTTCGCGAGGACGAGGCGATCGGACGGCTCGGGATCAGGATCTACTGATGAAGCGGACGCCTGTCGCGGTCGACCCCTGCGCGGCGGTGCGTTAGCCTTGAGGCATGACGCAGGCTCTTCCTGGGGGGTTCGGCGGGGCGGACTTCGCGACGCCGACGGTCAACGCGCAGCTTTGCGGTTTCTCGATCCAGCTTCCGAAGTTCTCCCTGAAGTTCCTCCTGCCGGCAATCGCCTTCCCGCCCAAGCTCCCGATCCCGAGCTTCTCCTTCGCCCTCTCATGCGATCCGTCGAAGCCGATCGACGTCTCTGCCGGGCTCTCCTACGGAGGGGGCCGTGTCAGCCGCACGGACCCCGACCCTGACCTGAAGGACACGTGAGCGGTCCCTGGGACTTCCTCTCGTGGGGCGCCACCCCTTCGGGCGCGCTCGCGCTCGACGACGCGCTCGCGCTCGACGAGAACGTCGTGCGCCTCGCGTTTGGGAAGACGGTCTTCTTCTCCGGGCTGCTCGACCCGAGGGACGCGAGCGATCCGTCGAAGTACACGGTGGTCCCCGTCATGGGCGGGGTCGGACTCGACGGGGAAGCCGTGCGGGCCGTCTCCGTCGTCGCCGTTGAGCTTCCGACCATCGAGGAGCTTCCCTCGAACGACGTCGGGCGGTTCGTCGACCTCGTGCTCGACCGTCCGATGAGCGCCTGGCCGACCCGGTACACGGCGGCCGTCTCGAACGTCTACTCGGCGGACCTCTTGCAGCAGCTTGCGTCGGCGGCCCGCGCGTTCGACGCGGCGTTCAAGGAAGTTCAACCGCCGCAGTTCAACAACCCCCGGCCCGCGCGCGACATCGGGAACGCCCCCGGAGGAGGACAGCCGGTAGGGATCCAGGCTGGGCAGATTGCGCTCGGCACGTTCGCCGTCGGGGCGGACGGCGACTACGCGTTCGACGAGGGCGACGACGGCCTGAAGAAGCGCATCGTCCGGCGCCTCCTGACGATCAAGAACCGCTTCGCGCACCTTCTCGGCTACGGCGTCGGCGTGACCACGTACGGCAAGCAGCTCGTGCTCGCGAGCACGCTCGCGCGCGTGACGGCGGACGCGGAGGCGCAGATCCGGCTCGAACCGGAGGTCGCGCAGGCGAGGGTCCGCGTAGTCCTCGACGAGCAGCACCCGGAGCTTGTCCGGTTCATCGTGGCCGTGCGCACGCGCGACGGGGCGGCCACGCGCTTCGACGTGCCTGTTCCGCTCTCCCAGGCGGCCTAGAGCGTCTTGGAAGTACCTTCGTCGAAGAGCGCGAGCGTGCGGGGGAACCTCTCCGCGAGCATGTCGTGAACGGCTTCGGCGTAGACGCGAATTTCGTATTGCGCGTTCGGTGCTTGGCGCAGTTTCAAAAACGCAAGCCACCCGCGGAGGTTCCCCGTCGCCATCATCCGGCTGTAGCGCCCGACGGGGAGGATGATCCTGGCAAGTTCCTTGGGGACCCCGGCATCCAGCGCGCTCTGGTACTGGAACTCCAGATCCTTGTACGAGGCGAAGAGCATCGCGCGGAAGGTCTGCGCCTGGTCCTCAGTGAGCGCAACGCCGGTCCCCTGGGCCTGCTTGTTTCTGCCTCCCTGCATCATGAGTCGCTCAACGGTCGGGATGTAGTTCACGTCCGGGAGCGGTGCGTAGCGGGCGCTCATCTCGTTGTACCCGAAGGGCACGCGGTGGCGGTGCCACTCGCGGAAGACGAAGATCGGGGCCTGCACTTCGATGGTCATCCCCGTCATCTCGAAGGGCGTATGGTGCGCGTTCTCCCAGAGGAACTTAAGGAGCTTCTCGTCGCCGGCCTTCTGGACCTTCGTCCCGCCGCAGCGCGAGCAGACGCCATGCCGAGGCGTTTCCCCCTGTCCGTGACAGTTCTGGCACGCCCCATCGGGATGCCCCCACCCCTGGAAGCCCTTCTGCGTCGACATGCGCGCGGCCTCGATGATGCGCTCGTCGGAGCCCCACGTTTCGACGAGCTGCAAGTATCCGTGGTCAAGGACTTCCTTTTTCATCGCGGCGGCTCCAGCCCGAGCTGCACGCGTCGCCGTCGAAGTCGCCGTCGAAGCGCTAACAGCCTTCGCGTGCGCGGGCCAATCGATGTTGCCGGTCGGCGGGCTCGCCTTGATTGCATCGACGAGCGGTGAGAGCGGCGACTTCGGCAGGACGACGAAAGACGAATTTTTCTCTCGCTGCCACTGCGCGACGGCGTCTTCGACGTGCGCAAGCCGTTCTGCGACGGTGCCCTCGACGATGTCGTCCGGAGCGGCCTCGATGTTCTTTTCGATCTGGTAGATGCGCTCGGCGTACTCGGCGAGAAGCTCGCGAACAGGGCGCCCATCGCCGAACTCTTCATATGCAGCCAGAACCTTGATTTCGTTCTCTCCCATGCGTCTTTGCTTGCCGCTTGTGCGCGCGTGGTCGTCGCGCGAACATCGACGGCATGCCCCCGGATCTGCCATCGAGGCTTGATCTTTACGCGATAGGCAGGGACTACGTGGTCCAGCGGTCGACCAAGATCGACCCGGCGATGGTCGACGTCGAGGGCTCAGACGCAAACATCATCGTCGGGGTCGCGTCCGTCATGGCGGACGCGTGCATCAAGCAGCTCGGTTTCCGCACGGCGGCGCACCTGCTCGACGGGAGCGAGGGCGACGACCTCGACCGCTTCGCGTACGACCGCTACACGCTCACGCGCAAAGGCGCGAGCGCCGCCCTGACAACCGTCTCGGTCACGCGTGCGACGACGGCCGCCGGCGCCGGCTCTGTCCCGGTAGGCACGCGGACGGTCACGGACACGGGGGTCGAGTACGTCACGATCACGACGGCGAACTTCGGTGCCGGCGACAAGACGTCGCGGGCGGACGTGCGCGCGGTGCAGGCCGGGAAGGCGACGCAGGTCGGGCTCGGGGCGATCAAGCGCTTCGCTGACCCGGGCGCGCTCTTCGACAAGACGCTCCAGTGCACGAACGACGAGGAGCCCGCGGCGGGCGGCGAGGACGCGGAGAACGACGACGTGTTCAAGGCCCGCGTCCGCGACTTCTGGCGGACGGCGAGGAGGGGCGTGCTCGGGGCGATCGAGTTCGGCGCCACCACGGTGCCGGGCATCGTCTCCGCGCGCGCGATCGAGGTCGTCACGCCGATCGCGGGCGGGCTGCCCGCGCGCGTCGTGCAGCTCTACGTCGCGGATTCGTCCGGTCTCGCCTCCCGCGCGCTCGCGCAGAGGGTGCAGACGGCGCTCGACGACTTCAGGGCGGCCGGGATCGCGGTCATCATCTTCACCAGCCTGCCGTTGCTCGTGACGATCACGCTGAAGTTGACCTTCCGCGCGAACGTCGACACGGCGTCGCTGACCGACCAGGTCCGCGCGGCGATCGTCGCGTTCGTCAACTCGCTGCCCGTCAACGGACGCCTGAACCGCCTCGACCTCGGCGCTGTGCTGCGCCGCTTCTCGGAAGACGGGCTCTTGACGCCGGAGGGCACGATCGTCGCGCCGACGGGCGACCTCGTGCCCGACGTCGGGCAGACGCTCCGCACGCTGCCCGAACTCGTGCAAACGGTGTCCTGATGCTCGCGGCGGTGCGCGTGCGCGACGTGGGCGGCCAGCTGGTTGCCGAGTACGCGGTAGGCGGCTGCACGGTCTTCGTCCTGTTCCGGCAGGATCCCGGGGCCAGCGGCACGGCTCCCCCACGTAAACCGCGGTTTACGTGGGGAGGAGGATCGCCATGCCGCTGAAGACCGGGCCCCTGACGGCGGAGGATTTCCAGGCGATCTGGTCGGCCGCGCTCGACCCGTCTTACCGCGACCCTTTCCTCGCGGCCGGCGACGGGGAAGGGCTCGAGGCCCACGGGCAGATGTGGGCGACCTTCGCGCGCGTCTCGCGCGCGATCGACGAGACGACGCAGGAGCTGTACGTCCAGCCGTGGAGCGGTCAGACGGCGGCGCCGGCGGCGGGCGAGGCGAAGAGCCAGGTCGTCCTCTCGATCGCGCGTTCGAAGCTCCTGGAGCGCCCCCTAAGGCTCCGGGCGGGCCAGGTCTTCGCCGACGAGGTGCAGACGGACTGGGGCCCGCAGGGAGGCGAGCGGGTCGTCACGGGGCGGCGCTACGTGCTCAAGGAGGACCTCGTCTTTCACCCGGGGGATGCGGGGCCGTTCACCGTTCCGGGCGAGGCGGCCAGGCCGGGGCGCGGGTACGACAACCCGATGCCGGGGACGATCGTCGAGGTCGAGAAGCCGGGCGCGAACTTCACGAACGACACGGCGACCGTCGTTGCGACCTACCCGGCGCCGCTCGGGTCTGTGCCTGCCGCGCAGATCAAGGTCACGGCACCGAACAAGACGGACATGTTCATCCCGGAGCACGTTGGGCAGGCGTTGCTCTTCACGGCGGGGGCGAACGCGGGCAAGGTCGGCCGCGTCGACGCGTTCTTCGCGCCGCAGCCCTCTGGCCTGCCCCCGGTCGGCAGCGCCGTTCTCCTCGAGCCCGACGTCTCCGTCGAGGCGACGGTCTTCGCGGGCGCGTTCGCGGTCGGGGAGAAGGTGATCGTCAAGAACGGGCCGACCACCATCGTCGAGGGGACGGCGCTCGGCACGCGCACGGCGGCCGGGACGAAGAAGTTGACGTTCATCTTCCTCGACGGGAGCCTCGCGCCCCCGTTCGGGGTCGGCAACACGGTCACGGGGGCCGCGAGCGGCGCGACCCTGACGGTCTCCCGCGTCTCTTTCTCGGAGACCTTCTCGAGCGAGGTCGCCGCGGCGACCTGGAGGATCCTCGACTGGGTCGACGACTGGGACCTCTCTTGCACGAACGCGGCGAGCCCTGCCGGGGGGAAGTCGCCGATGCTCGACGAAGCAGGGGCGGAGAGGGCGATCGACCGGTCTTCTGGCGAGACGGACGACTCCTACAGGAAGCGGGTCGCGCAGATCGCCGACGTGGTCTCGCCGAACGCGATACGGAGAGCCCTGAACCGCGCGCTCGGCACGCTCCCCTGGAGCTTCCGCGAGGTCGGCTCGCTCGACTTCCCGGGCTTCTACTTCGACGGCGACGTGAGCCCCCCTCACTTCGTCCCCGGAGGAGGCGCCAACGACGCCTACGACTTCGACACGTTCGCGGTCGTCCACGCCTTCGGCCCGAGCGCGTTCGCCTTCCAGGAGGCCGCGCAGGTGATCGACGCGGCGAACAACCTCTACGCCCTCGGCTGGGTCGGCAGGCAGGACGGTGCGGGCCCGACGACGCTGACGTTCATCAGGCGCGCGGGCACGTTCCCTTCCACGCTTCCGCTCGGCCTGAAGATCCTCGGCCTGCACACGGGCGCGTTCTTCGACGGGATCACGTCGGTCACGCCCAGCCCGTCCTTCGCGGCGCGGCGCTTCCACGTCTGGCTCGACTACGAGCAGTTCCGCGCGTTCTTCTTCGTCGGCGTCCCGCGCAGCGACGCGGGCGAGTTCGGCTTCTTCTACGCAGGGCTGCCCGCGGGATCGCCCGGCTACTCGCTCGGCGCGTACGACGCGTCGCCGTTCAGCGCGTTCTTCGACGGGTTCCCGCAGGCGGCAGCGACGCTCTACAAAAGGGTCGCGGCGTCGCTCGACGCTGCGAAGGCGGGAGGGGTCGGCTACAGCCTGTTCATCGACGACGAGCTGACGTTCACGCCGGCGAAGCTCGCCGGCCTCTGGGCGTGGTTCGAGATGGACAGCGTCGTCCTCTCGCCGGACGTCTCGCAGGTCAACGACAAGAGCGGGAACCTCCGGCACGCGACGGTGCCGGGGGGCGGCTCACAGCCCGTCCTGAACCCGGTGCAGGCGTGGGCGGGCGGGCAACCGACGATCACGATCCTGGCCGCGGGGTCCGCGGTCCTGCGCATCACGGCGGCGGCGGGTGGTGCGATCGGCCCGCGCACGGTCTTCGTCGTGCTCAAGCGGTCTGGCGTCGCCGGCCGGATCTTTTCACAGGTGCAGGGCGTCGCCGACTACAGCTTCGCCCGGCACGGGGGCTTCGCCTCGTTCCAGGAGGCGCGAACGTCGGGCGCGCCCCCGGGAGGCGACTCATCCTGGGCGGCGAACGGGGGCGCCACGATCCCGGACACGAACGGGCACGTTTGGACGTACCGCTTCGACGGTTCGCACGCGACGCAGGCGTCGTGGCTCGACGGTGCCGCGCAGGTCCTCACGGACAACACGACGGCCGTGCCAGGCACCGCAACGATCACGGCCGACTTCTTCCTCGGGGGCGAGGGTGTCGGACTGAACATCCTCGACCACGAACTCGCGGCGATGATCGTCTACAGCAAGGCGCTCCTCGACTCGGACCGGATGCTCGTCGAGCAGTACCTCGCGACGAGGTTCAACCTCTAGGTGTGAGCGCGACCGAGTCCGAGTAACATCCCCGGAGACAGGAGACACGGCATGCCCGGTGGTGGGTGGAAAAGTGTGGTCATCAACACGCAGGAGCGGGCGGTCTCCACGGACATCAACCGGCTGCAAGCCTTCGCCGGCAACGATCAGGCGGAGCTTCTCCGCTACATGCTCGACGTCCAGGCGAACGACGACCTCGACGCGGGGGCGGTCGTCACGGAGTTCTCCGGGCTCGGCAACCCGCTCCGCGCGGAGATCATCAACGGGCTCCTTGTTCGGCCGCAGCTTGCGTCGTTCAGCCTGCTCGTCGACCCGGGCGTCCTCCTCGCGATCGCGCCGGACCTCGCGGCGGACGCGTCGAACTACAAGTACGTCAGGGACGCGGGGATCACCGCGCTGGGGACGCTGCTCGAGACGACGAACCCCGGGCCGGGCGACCGGATCGACGTCGTCGAGTGCCAGGTCGTCGAAGAGATCGCGGAGACGGACAACCGCGACGTCTTCAACCCGACGACTGGCCTCTTCTCCGCGACGCCCCTGACGAAGGCCCTCCGCGCCCGCGTGGCGAACGCCGTCCCGGGAACGCTCCGCATGCGCGCCGGCGCGCCGGGAGGCGGGTTCCCGGGCACGGCGGCGGGGTGGCTCCCTCTCGCCGTGGTCCGCAACCCGGTCGCGTCCGCGTCGTGCGACGACATGATGTTCTGGGACGTGCGGCCGCTCCTCTCGGACCGCGTGCGCGCCCCGTTCGACCTGACGCAGAACCGCACTCTCCAGAGAAAGCAGGTCGTCCAGGCGATCACCGCGCTCGGAGCGACGCCGGTCTTGGGGCTCGTCGAGGCAGAATCGATCGACGGGCGGCGGCTCGGCGGGCGCGTTCGTTCCGGGACGCGCCAGGCGGTTCCGGACGGGGACTTCATGACGGCGACGGACGTGCTCAACCAGGAGTCCGGGTTCGCCCCCGTCGTTGGCCGACCCTGGTACTGGTACCTCCTGACGCCCTTCGGGCTCCCGCGCTGGGCCCGTTACACGACGGCGGCGGCAGGCGTCCGGAAGCCGCGCTCGCCCAGGGGCATCCCTGTTGTTTCGTCCGTCGGGCCGAAGGAGGACGGGCAGCCGACCGCGGCGATCGCCCTGCCGACCTCGACCGGCCTCGCGGGCACGACGGCGAACGGCGTCTGCGTCGGCGCCGGCTGGGTCGACATCGGACCGCTCCTCGTCGGCTACTTCTCCGACGAAACAGGAGCGATCCTCGTGAACATCGCCACCACGGTGCAGCCGATCGAGGCGGCGGCAACGTCGAACGTCGTGGCGGCCGGCAGCGTGACCTGGATCTTCGACCTGACGGCGAACGTCCACTACCCGGCAAACGCGCGCGCGGTCTATCTCGAGATGCGCAACTCGATCACGGTCGCGGCTGGGGGAGGAAACTACCTGCACGAGATCAGGCTGTTCGGGAACGGCGGGGTCGGCACACAGATCGCGGCGCTCCTCGAGAGCGAGGGGCAAGCGAACGAGCCCGTCGGCGCGGGCTCGCACAGGCTCCTGCGCTGGGTCCCGATCAACACGCTCTACCCGTCGACGTCGCCGGGGAACATCCGCGTGACGATCCTCTCCTCGAACGCGGGCTTCGTGACGGCGGCCGCGTCCGCTTTCGTGCGCGTCCTCGGCTGGAGGATGTAGGATCGCGTTGATGCGCCGATGGCGACGATCGACGAACACGAGAAGCGTCTGCGCGAGCACGAACGGCAGATCGCCGGCCTCAGGCAGGCGATCGGGGACCTCCGCGCCGAGCTGCGCACGGCAGGGATCGAGACGGCGCACGAGGTGCGCGCCATGACCGACTCGGCCGCGCGCCACGTCGACGAGGCCGTCAGGCCGCTCGGGGCGAAGGTCGCGGAGATCGCCGGGAAGGTCGACCAGATACACGCGCAGAACGAGAACCAGACGAGGCTGCTCGTCGAGGTCGCGGAGGCGCGGGGCGAGCTTCGCGGCCGCGCAGCCCGCGAGGAGACGGACCGCAAGGACAGGCGGCTCACGATCGAGGAGGAGAAGGTCCGCCAGAACGAGGTCGCCGTCCTCTCGGACGCGCGCGTGAAGCGGATCACCGCCATCGCGGCTCTTCTCGGGATCTTCGCGACGCTCGCGGGCGTCGTCGTCACGGCCCTCGTTTCCCAGCATTGACGGCGTATCATCCGGGGATGTCGCTCTTTCTCCAGGTCTGGACCCTCGCGAAGTCGCACAACTATCTCGCGCTCGCCGTCGTCGTCATCGGTTGGCTCGCGCGCATGCTCAAGAAGGACAGCCGCTTCCCGCTCACGGTGCCGGAGCGCTGGAGACCGTTCGCCGTCGTCCTTCTCGGGCTCGCGTACGGCGCGCTCGTCGCGGTCTCCGGGGGCGAGCCGTGGCCGGAAGCGCTGCGCGACGGCTTCGAGGCGGCGCTCTTCGCGATGGGCCTCTACGCCGTCGTCATCAAGGCCGCGCTCGGTGGAAACCCCCCCCGCTTTCTTGCCCTTCTCGCGCTCGTCTCCGAGCAGAAGGACCTGGAGAAAGAGGCTGTTCCGCCCACGCCGAAGAACTAGCTGGACTTCGAGCCCGGGATCACGGACGCGCGCGTGCGCGCGCGCCACTATGCTTAGCTGTGTATTATTTAGAGACGATCGATCTCGATCAGAAAGAGATCCTTGCGTGTTCCTACGGAACACGCGGGCGCGGGGACGCGCGCACGTAGCGGGGAGAAGAACCTAAGAAGCGGGCGGCAAAGAGGAGAGCGTGGCAGCCCTGATCGTCGTCGACTCGCGGACGCGGCTCTGCGTCGACGACGTGCCGGAGAACGCGCAGGCAGCGCTCCGGGAGCGTTTCGAGCACAAGAACCCGCAGCACGCGATGAAGCGCCGGCTCGGGCTCCCGGTTTGGGACGAGCCGAGAACGATCGTGACCTGGCGGAAGGAGAAGGACGGGAAGAACCGATTCCTCTCCGTCCCGCGCGGAGGGATCGCGAAGGTGCGGGAGGTGCTCGACGAGCATCAGATCGACTGGACGGTCCGCGACCAGAGGAACACAGGGTTCGTCGACGCGGCGGAGTCGAACATGCCGGGGGAGTACGCCTGGGAGCTTTACCCGTACCAGGCGCGGCTCGCCGACCTCGCGTTCGGGCGCGAGAGCTGCCTGATCGAAGCTCCGCAAGGCAGCGGAAAAACGTGCGCATTGATCTCGCTCATCCCGCGCGTGCGGTGCCCGGTGCTCATCGTCGTGCATGCGTCGGCCTTGCTCCGGCAGTGGCGGGAGCAGCTCGGCGAGCAGCTCGGCATGCGGGCGGACCAGATCGGCGTCGTGCAGGGGCAGACGCAGCGACTGCGGCCCGTGACGCTCGCGATGGGCAAGACGCTTGCGAAGTGCTCGGGCGAGGCAGGCGTCCAGCGCTACTTCGGGGCGGTCTTCGCGGACGAGTGTTTTGAAGAGAGAGCGCCTGTTCTGATGGAAGACGGAACGCTCAAATCGATCGGCGAGGTCCGGCCTGGCGAACGCGTCGCGGCGGGAGGTTCGGTGCTCGTCGTTTCTCGACGCCGTGCCGTCGTGGCTGTCCGGTTGGCCGGATGGCGAGCGACGGACGAACATCCGGTTGCGGTCGAGGGTGAAGGATGGGTCGGCGTCTCAAGTGTTCGCTGCGATGACGTTCTTTGGTGTGATCCTCTTCATGTTCAAAGAGCTTTGGAAAGATCCGTCGATGCGCGCGAAGTGGGCGCCAGCGCTTTCATCGGGTCAGCGGTGGAGGTCCCGACGGCCGGCGATGATCGCGCAGAGCCGCGGGGCGGCCGACGAACGAAAAACCTGCTTCCTCGAATCGAAGGGCTGGCTGGTGCTCCGCTTCCGGGGGGAGTTCGACTTCGACGTGGCCGAGCGCGGATCGATCGAAGCTTCATCGCGGAGATCGCGTCGGTCTGCAATCTAGAAACGGAGGGTGGTGTCTTCGTCGTGGGCGGCGTGCTCGTTCACAACTGCCATCTCTTCGCAAGCAAGACGCTCTTCGATGCAATCGACCCGCTGCCGGCCAGGTACAGGATCGGCGCGACGGCGGACGTGCGTCGCAAGGACCGGAAGGAGTTCCTGATCAAGGAGCTGTTCGGTCCGACGGCCGCGAAGGTCGACGAGAAGGAGCTTGTCGAGAGCGGGCACATCCTCGACGTCGAGGTCCGGGTCGTGCCGACGGACTTCCGCGCGGACTGGTACGGGCTCCCGGACGCGGAGAACGGGGGCTTCGACGACGTAAACCGCGGTTTACGTGGCGGGGAGGACCGCGGGGTCGACAGGCACCGTCTGCTCGTCGAGATGATGGGCGACGACGACCGGAACCGGCTCGTGCTCCGGCTCGCCAGGGAGGCGATCGCGGAGGGCGAGCAGGTCGTCGTGCTCGCGCAGTACCGCGAGCACGTGATGACTTTCGGGCAGGCGATCTCCGCGATGGGAACGCCCTGTGGCTACCTGATCGGCGGCCCGGACTTCGCCGTCGAGTTCGAGAGGACGAAGTCCGGGCTGAAGGCCGGCACGCTCAAGGCCGGTTCCGCTACGTACCAGGCGTTCGGCACGGGCATCGACGTCCCGAAGATCGGGACGGGAATCGGCGCGACGCCGATCGGGGCGAACCGCCAGCTCTTCCGGCAGGTGCGCGGCCGCTTCTGCCGGACGTCGACGGGCAAGGGAGGCGCGAGGTTTTACTATCTCTGGGACAGGCACGTTTTCCCGAAGCACCTGAAGAACCTGAAGACGTGGTTCCCCCGCGTCGTCGTCTTCGAGGACGGCGGATGGACGCCCGCGAAGGAGTACATCAAGAGGCGCGCGGCGGCGGCATAGAAGGGAACCATGCGAAGGAAGAAGAACAGCGGCGGCGCGGCGGAGACGAACACGGCGAACATCGGGTCGCTCCCGGCCGAGGCCAGGACCGGATCGCTCTTCGAGGATCGCAAGGACCCGCCGTACGCGTTCGACAGCTTGCCGCCGGGGGCCGTCTTGAGCGCGGACGGGAAGCCGGAGTGCGGGCGCTGCGGGCAGCGCCTCACGACCACGAGAGGCTCCGTGGTGGCGTGGCCGTGCGGCCACGAAGGCAACGCAACAGCATCTCGGCCCGAAGATTCCCGCGCGTCGGACAAGCAGCACCATGCGAAGACGGACGCGCCCGATCCGGCGAACGTGGTGCGCGTGGTCTGGGGGAAGGAACTTTTCAGCCCGAAGCAGTTCCATTCTTTCGAGGTCGGCCCGTTCGAGGGGTCGACGACGCTCCGGCCGGGCGAGACGCACGCGCAGGCGATGGCGCGCCTGATGGTCGACCTGCGCGCCTTCCGCGACGAAGAGATTCCCCGAAAGTGGAAGGCGTACCTGAAGGCGATCGGCGACACGTACGGCGAGCGGTCGTGACGGTGTCCGCAGGCGCGCGCGTCCCTCCGCCGGCAGCCGACCACTGGTCGGACGAGGAGCCGAGCGACGTCGAGAAGAACGACTTCTTCCGGCGCAGGAGGGAGAAGCGGCGGGCGATGAGCCGCTCGACCGTCCTCTCCGCGGAGCGCGACGTCGAGGGGATGATCCGGATCGAGAGCTTCGCGGGGGCGACGGGCAAGCACTTCGTCGCCCTCTGCGCGATGCTCCACGGGAAGGTCTACGGCGTGGCGGACGAGGTCGGGCCGCGCGAGCGCATGGACGCCGCCGCGGCGGCCGCGCGCATGCTCCGCTCGCAGTTCGACGGCGACGCGGACGCGATGGCGGACTTCGTCCGCTGGGCATGGTTGCGGGAGAAGGACCGCGAGGAGTGGCGCCGCGAGAACGGGAGGCCGGGAGGCCGGCTCGGCTGGCGCCTGCTCTTCTCCGGGGCGATCCTCACGGACTATCGGCTTGATAAAGCGAGGCGAGGCGCGAAGGAGAAGACGAGATGAACGACGAGAAGAAGATCGAAGCGTGCGCGCGGGCCGCGCACGAGGTCAACCGGGCGTACTGCCTGGCGATCGGCGACGCGAGCCAGGCAGCGTGGGAGGCCGCGCCGCAATGGCAGAAGGACAGCGCCATCGCGGGCGTCAAAGGGGCGCTCGCAGGCAACACGCCGGAGGAGTCGCATGCGGGCTGGCTCGCGCAGAAGATCGCGGACGGCTGGACGCACGGGCCGGTCAAGGATCCGGAGAAGAAGGAACACCCGTGCATGATGCCCTACGATGATCTCCTGAAGGAGCAGCGCGAGAAAGACCTGCTCTTCCTGCGCGTCGTCCGATCGACGGCGCTCGCGCTCGGTTGGATGAACGGTCAGGCCAGCGCCGACCCCGTCAGGCATCCCTGGGCCTGATGCTCGGCGTGCTTCGCGACCTGATGCGCGTTAGCAAGGCGTCGTGGTTCGAGTGGCGCGCGTTGGCGGCAACGATCGCCGGGCCCCGTGAGGAGAAAACGCAGAAGGCCCGGCGACGACAGGGAAGATCGAAAGCGCAACGACGCGCCTGAGCCGATCGTCATCCCGCACGATCCGGTCAACGAGGCGGCCCTCCTCGCGGCAGCCCTCGCGTCCTCCGAGGAGCAGCTCGACAAGCTGCTCCTGCGCGCGCGCGCGGACCATTTCCAGACAAGGCTCTTCGCCGACGCGTGGCAGGCGATCGCGGAGGCGCGCAGGAGAAAGCTCTCCGTCGACATCGCCGTCGTCGAGAAGCTCGCCGGCGAGGACGCCGCACGGGCGCTCGCGCGCGTGGCGGAGGACGGCGCTCCCCAGAACCCGGCCTGGCATCTCGAGAACCTGCTTTGGGACTCCGCGCGCGCAGGCGCAGCAAGGGGTCCGGTGCCGGCCTTCCTGGAAGCCCTGCGCGATCCGCGGGCGGAGCCGGAACGCGTGCGGGCGCTCGCGCGGTCGATCGTCGTCGCGTTCGACGGCTACGAGGAACGCTCGCATCTGCTCGAGCCGAAGCAGCTCGTGCGCGACCAGATGCGGGAGGTCGAAGAGCGCGTGGCCGGTCGCGCGACGTTCCCGTTCGGGCTGCCGGGCCTCGACCGCTACGAGGACGGCCGCCGCCGCATGCTTCCGGGAGCGAAGCCGGGGATGGTCACGACGGTCACGGCGGTTTCGGGAGCGGGCAAGTCGACCTTGACGGCGCACCTGACGCTCGGGCTTGCGGGCTGGGAGCACCGCGCGGACGGGTCAGGCTACGATCCGCCGGAGAGCCCGGAAGGGCGCCGCGTGATCTACGGGGCCTGGGAGCCGTCCGGCGGGATGACGCTGGAGCTTCTCGCGACGATCTCGCTCGGCTGGAGCCGCACCGCCATGAGCGATCCGCAGAACGTCGAGGGCTCGCCGATCCGCACGCCGGAGGGGCGCGAGGTCTTGCGCGCGCGCATGGACGAGATCACGGACCGCGTGCGCTTCTGGGCGAACCCGTTCCGCAAGCGGCGCGGCGAGAAGCCGTCGAACGAGAGGAACCTCGACCTCGTACACGGCTACCTCGCGGACTCGGGCTGCGACGTCTTCGTCGCCGACCTCTGGAAGCGGTGCCTGCGGTACACGGACCCGGAGTCGGAGGAGGAGGCGCTCGTTCACCAGCAGGCGATGATCGAAGAGCTGCGCATGCACGCGGTGCTTCTCCAGCAGCAGCGCCTGAAGGACATCGAGATGCGGCCGGACAAGCGTCCGACGCGGGAGGGCATCAAAGGCAGCGGAGCGTGGATCGAGATATCGGACAACATCGTCGCCCCGCACCGGCCTGCGCTTTGGAAGAAGCTCGAGGACAACAAGCTCGAGATCTTCGTGCTCAAGCAGCGTTGGGGGATCTGGCCGCTCGGGATCGAGTTCGACTGGGACCCGGACCGCGGCGCGGTCTGGGGAGGACGCAGCATCGAGTACGACCGCCCCGGAGACGGCAACGACATGGACGTGTCCGTCGCCGGATCATTTCTCAGGCAGAAGGGCGGCAAGCGTAAGAGCGGGAGAGGTCAGCTATGAGCAAGCGAGTGCTGGAGATGCTCGACGCAGCCGGGGGACGATGGCGGCGTTTGGATTACGATGAGCTGCTGCGCGAGTGCGAGAAAGATGCGGAGTACTCGATCCTCGTCCGCGCGCGCACGCTCAAGCGCAAGCGATCGAAGGTGCGGCGGTGATCATCAAAAGACAGCGTGCCGGAGAGTGGCGCCAAAAATGGATGCAGGCCGAGCCGATCGTCGACCGGATCCAGCGCTTGGCGGCCGAGCAGCTCGGTGTTTCGCTGGACGATCTCCTCGGCCCGAGCCGCGTGAGGCCGGTCGCCTTCGCCCGGCACGTGGCGATGTACGTGGCGCGCATGAGGACGGACGCGTCCTACCCGATGCTGGCCCGCGCGTTCAAACGGCGCAACCACACGACAGTCCTTCTGGCGGAGCGCGAGATCCGCAGAAGGCTCGTTTCCAAAGATTCCCGCGTAGAGCAAGCCGTTGCGAGCCTGTTCGAGCGGTTGAGGGAACCCGATCCAGAACACGCCCGATGAGCATTGCAGGTGAGAAACGACGCATGACGCGAGTCGAACGCGTTTTGAAGAGGCTCGGCATCGACGCGAAGAAGCGCGGGCGGGAGTGGACGGCGCTCTGCCCGAACAAGAGGCACGCGGACCGCACGCCGAGCTGGCGCATCGTCGACGCGCCTGGGACGAAGAAAGACGGATGGCACAACTGCTATCCATGCTCGTTCGGGGGCACGCTGCTCGATCTCGCCGAGCACGTCCTCGGTGTCCCGCGAGAGGAGGCGCGGGTCTGGCTGAAGGGCGAAGAGGACACGTCACCACTCCCCGGTTCGACGCGGTTGGAGGTGCGGGATCGCCGTCCTCTGCGGAGGAGCGACCCGGTGAGGGACCCGCCGGGCGTTTGCTGGGACCCGTTCGAGCGTTGGCCGGCGTCCGCGCGCGATTACGTGCTCTCGCGCGGGATCGATGACTGGCAGGTCAAGTGTTGGGGGATCGGCTACGCGCTCTCGGGCAGGCTCGCGGGCCGCATCGTTTTCCCGTACAGGGACGCGCGCGGGGATCTTCGCGGGTACACGGCCAGGACGTTCACGGGGCAGCTCAAACGCTACCTGGAACCGCACCCGAAGGAGGGCGCGGACACGGGGGTGATGTTCGGCGAGGCGCGGTGGGTGCGCAAGGAGATCCGGCACACGGTCGCGGTCGTCGAGGGGGCGGTCAACGCGCTCGCGGTCGAGAAGGCGACGTCGTTCTGCGTCGCGGCCATCGCGGGCTCGAACCCGCTCGCGGACGCGCGCGTCGGCGAGTACGTGCGCAAGCTCTCGACCTGGAAGCTCGTCCTTCTCCTGACCGACCCGGACGCGGCGGGGGAGAAGGCGGCGAAGGCGCTCGAGGGGGCGCTCGCGCGCCATGCGAAGACGTTGCGGGTAAGATTGCCGGAGGGCACGGACGCGGCCGACCTCGGAAGGCCGGCCTTGAGGCAAAGGATCATCGATGCGCTCGGCGATAACGGACGAGGAGATTCTCTCGGCGTTCGAAGCGTGCAAGGGTGACGCGAGGAAGGCGGCGGAGGAGCTGCGCACGACGTACGGGTGCCTGAAGAAGACCCTGACCGTCCGGGGGCTGGGGGCGCGCGTCAACGAGGTGCGCGACCGTTGGCGGCGGCGCTACCGGCTGCCGAGCTTGCCCTGAAGGCGGCATTGTTCTCCACTAGAGGCATGGGCACGAGCGCGGCTCTCGATCTTCTCTTCGACGAGACCTCGCGGGGCTCGCGCCGGCTCTCGGAGAAACGGGCGATGGCGAACGACGAGGCGAGGAAGGCTGTCAGGGCGCTCGAGGATCGGCTGGTCGAGGCGCTCCGCGGCGAGCCGCTCCGGGGGCTGCCGAACCTGACGTGCTCCTACACAGAGACCCGGGGGATCGACGCCGGCAAGACGATCCCCGGGACGTTCGAGCCTTTCCAGGGGCTGCGGGTGCTCAGCGCGGAGCAGAACCGGGACAAGCCGGTCCGCTACGACGATCCAGAGGTGCTCGTGCTCGGGCGGCTCGGGCGGCTCCTCTTCGTGCGGCGGACGAACCGCGAGAGGCTCGTGTTCCGCGCGCCCGTCGACGAGGACCTGACGGCGGACGTGCTCGACGGCTTCCGGGAGACGGTCGCGCAGGCGCTCGAGATCCACGTGGAGAGGACGGAGCAGCGCGAAGCGTCGCTCGACCAGCTCGCCGACCTCGCTCGTCGGCTCAGGGAGACGGCCGAAAAGTGACAGTTGAAGCGGATCGTAAGGCATTGCGGGCGAACACCGCGCGTTCGCGCGGGACTTCGATGACCGCCCTCACGTAAACCGCGGTTTACGTCGGAACAGGCCGAGAAAGCGCTTCCAAACGCAGTGCGCGGCGGCTAAGAATGGATCGATCCCCAAGGGATCGTGCAGTCGTTTTCGCAGAGGGCGCCCAAGGCGCCGGGAGCGTGGAAGATGAACAACGAGGAGATCGCCCGCGGGGCGAGAGACGGGTCCGTCACCTTCGAGCAGTTCGTGCGCGGGACAGCGCCGGCGTGGAGGGGCCGCGCGCACGCGATCGCGCGCTCGTTCCGTCTGCCGACCTGGATGACGGCGGAGGACCTTTATCAGGAACTGCTTTTCTTCGCGTGGAAGGCGGTCGGGAAGTTCGACGCGGCGCGCGGCTGTCCGGCCTGGTCCTTCGTTTCTTTCGCGGCCATCAAGGCGACGATCAAGGTCGCGCACAAGGCGCGCGGGGCGGAGCAGCACCGGAGGAAGGGTCCGTCCCGGTTCGAGGCACCCATGAGCAGCCTTGCGAAGGCCGGAGAAGAGGCGGGGGACGTGGAGATCCCGGTCGAGGACGGCCAGGAGGAGGCGCTCGACCTCCGGCGCGCGATAGCGAGGCTGCCTTTCCAGGACGTCCTGCGCGCGTACGCGGGCGCGCGCGACGCGGACGCCGCGGCGGACGAGATCTACGACGACTGCCGCGAAAGGCTCCGCTACCGCTGGCAGAGCCGGGAGCACGCGCGGGCGGACGTGCGCGGCATAGTGAGGAGCATCGCGATGGAGGTGTCCCCGTGAGCAGCCGCCGGAAGAAGAAAACGAGCGCAGCGAAGAAGAAGCTTCATGGAAAGGTCGCCGACGTCGACCTCGGGGAGGTCTCCGTCGAGGTGCTCAAAAAGGCGTGTCTGGACGCCCTGGGCACGGAGATCTCGACGGACGAGGCCGGGGTCGCGAGGGCGGTGGCCGACCTCGCGAAGTTCTACGAATCGATCCCGACAGAGGACCGCGCGACGTGTGACCGGTGCGGGGGCGACTCGGACGCCGCGCTCGACCACTGTCCGTTCTGCGGCGACGCGGACCGTGCCCCGCTCAGCGGGGAGAAGGAAAGCGACGAGGACGCGGGCGACGAACCCGAAGAAGAGGAGCTGAAGATGGAGAACGCGGAGAAGCAGCAGCAGACGAGGTCGCTCGCGCTCGCGGGCGGGGGAGGAACGACGGCGGGCACGCGCGCCCTCGACGAGGCGGTCGCGCGCATCCAGCAGATGAAGGGCGACGGGGCACTCTGGGCGTGGAAGCTCGGCGACTACATCTTCCGCGCCGTCTACAAGACGGAGCTTTGGAAGCAGCGCAGCGACGACGCAGGGAAGCCGAAGTACAAGGGCTTCAACCAGTTCTGCGAGGGCGAGCTGAACTTCACGCCGCAGTACATCTACTCGCTGATGGAGGTTGCGGAGAACTTCACGGAGGAGCAGGCGAAGAAGTTCAACAGCGGGAAGACGCTCCGGCTGATGGTCAAGCTCGACGTCGAGACGCGGGGCAAGCTGACGGAGGGGGGAGCGGTGCCGTCCCACCAGCAGGTGCGCGAGCAGCTCGAGAAGGGCAAGCGGCGCAAGGCGAAGGCGGGGGCGCGGACGGAGGCGGCGACGAGGGCGTCGACGGAGAAGAACAGGCGGGAGAAGACGCTCACCATCCTCGTCCCGGCGGAGCGCCAGCGCGTCAAGCTCTGGGCGAGGCCGGCGAAGAGGGGCCAGGAGCCGAAGCCGGCGCGGAGGCTCGCCGACCAACCGTACGGCGTCGTCGAGGGGACGAACGGGGTCCACCTCGAGATCGCCGTCCGGGAGAGCAGCACCGGGCAGCTCGAGCTTTCCGTCGTCCCGGTCGACAGGCGCGAAGAATAGCCAGGCGGTCGACGTAAACCGCGGTTTACGTGGGGCGGCAAACCAACGCAGAGATGACCGACCCGATCCTGAGCGCGTTCGTCGACGGCAACCAGGTCTCGATCTGGCGGCGCGACGCGCAGGGGAAGCTCTTCGAGCGCCGCGAGCGCGCGGAGTGGGTCGCGTACCTCCGCGCCGCGGACGTCGACGAAGCGCTCGCGCGCCAGCTTCGCAGCTCGCGCTTCACGCGGGAGTTCAAGGTCGAGGGGAGCTGGGCAAGGCTCGGCTTCAAGGACGACTACGTGCGATCCCAGATGTGCCGGACGCGCGGGGAGAACACGTCCTTCTTCGACTCGAAGGGCGTCAAGACGTACGAGGCAGACGTCGGAGCGGTGCGGCGATGGTTCACCGACACGGGAGCGACGATCGAGAAGCCGCGCCGCTGCTACGTCGACTTCGAGATCGACTCGCGCGTGCCCTTCTCGCGCAAAGAGGACGCGCGCGTCCTTTCCTGGGCGGTCGTCGACGACGGGGAGACCGCTCTCGTGCGCGTGCTCGCGGAGGAGACGAACGGCGCCGAGGGCGACCTGCTCGGCGAGCTTTGGGAGCTGATGGAGGGCTACGACCAGGTTCTCGCCTGGTCCGGCGACGGTTTCGACTTTCCCGTCTGGTGGGCGCGAACGGACCTCCTGAACCTCGGAGTCGAGACGCGGAGGCTCCACTACCTCGACCATCTCGCGCTCTTCGAGCGCATGAACAAGATGAGCGCGGAGAGCGGCGACGAGAAGCAGTCGATGAAGCTCCACAGCATCGCGACGGCGATCCTCGGACACGGGAAGGACGACTTCGACGCGTCCCGGACGTACGAGTCGTGGGCGGCGAAGGATCCTCGCCTTCCGAAGTACAACCTGAAGGATGCGGTGCTTCTCCGCGAGATCGAGGAGAAGACCGGCTTCGGCGACCTCTTCAACACGATCGCGGAGGTCTGCCGCGTGCTCCCGGACTCGCGCGGGCTCCTTCCGACGCAGCAGATGGACGGCTACATGCTCCGGCTCGGGCAGGAGCGCGGCGTGCGCTTCCCGACGAAGTTCTACAAGGAGGGTCTGAAGCCGGAGCAGTACGAGGGCGCGCACGTGATGGAGCCGGAGTTTCGCGGGATCGCCCGCGGCGTCCACGTCGCGGACTTCGCGTCGATCTACCCGTCGATCATCTTGACGTGGAACATGAGCCCAGAGACCTGGCGGGACGCGTCCCCGGCGGGCCCGGTCCCCGAAGGTCTCTGCCGCTGTCCCCTCACCGGCCACCACTTCGACAACGGTGCGGAGGGCATCTTGCCGACGGCGCTGCGCGACCTGATGAGCAAGCGCCAGGTTTGGGTCGAGAAGAAGGCGGAGCTTCCGCCGGGCACGGAAGCGTGGCACGCGGCGGGCAGGAAGTCGGCGGCGTACAAGGTCGTAGGGCTCGCGTTCTACGGGGTCGTCGGGTCGATGTTCTCGCGCTACTTCGACAAGCGCGTCGCGGAGTCGATCACGCAGAACGGCGTTTGGTTGCTGAAGAGCACGATCGCGGCGGCGGCGGAGCGGAGCCTGCGCGTCGGGTACGGCGACACGGACGCCATCTTCGTCGACAACGTCTCGGACACGGAGTTCGCGGCCTTCGTCGCGTGGTGCAACGCGGAGCTGTTCCCGGCCATGCTGAGGGAGGCCGGCTGCGTCCGCAACGAGGTCAAGCTCGCGTACGAGAAGAAGTTCAGGTCTCTCGTGATCGTCGCTGCCAAGAGCTACGTCGGGTTCTGGGAGCACTACAAGGGCAAGCAGGCGGAGGCGGGGGCGAAACCGGAGATCAAAGGACTCGCGTACAAGCGCGGCGACGCAGCCCTCCTGACGCGCAGGCTTCAGGGAGAGATGATCGACCTCATCGGGAAGGGGCATCTCCGGGCGGAGCCCTACCGCGAGGCGCTCGACCGCGCACTCCGGCACGTGCTCAACGATCAACTGCCTGTCGAGGAGATCGTGATCGTGAAGGGGATCTCGAAGCCCCTTCACGAGTACGGCAAGGGCGGCGGGGACGATGACGAAAAGGGCACGGAGCCGGCGCACGTGCGCGTCGCGCGCGCCTTGCGCGAGCGTGGGGAGCACGTCGGGGAGGGGACGAGGGTCGAATACTTCGTCGCAGACGGTTCCGTCTCGCCGCAGGTCGTGCTGCCGATCGACCAGTACGGGGACGTCGACGTCGACCGCTTCTATTACTGGGAGAAGCAGGTCTACAAGCCGACGCAGGCGCTGCTCGAGGCGGCCTTCCCGGACGTCGACTGGAAGACGGGCTACGAGCGTGTGCGTCCCCCGAAGGCGCGCGGGCGGAAGGCGCGCGTCCTCGAAGGGCAGCTCGGCTTCGAGGCGTCGACGCCGGCAGCGGGCGCGTGCGTCGTCGATCTCCTGGAGAGCGAGGAGGGCGTGTTCGAGGACATCAAGGCCGCGGTCGTCCGCTACCCGGGCACGAAGCAGCTTGTCCTTCACGTGCGGCTCGCGTCCGGTGCCCTTGCTGTCCTTGATTCGAGGCTGCGCGTCTCCGGGTCGCAGCGGATGCTCGCGGAGATCTACGGGCTTCGCCTGGCAGCGCGGGCGGCAACGGAAGCCTGGGAGGCGAGCTTGCTGTGAGAAGGAAAAAGGCGGTGGCCGCGGCTCAGATCATCGACCCGGCCCCGCCGGCGTCTTCGACGGAAACAACACCGCTCGACCGCTTCTGCGAGCGCCACAAGATCGACTATGCGGAGTACTGTCCCCGCTGCGACGAGGAGGCGTCGAGGCTTCACCGTGAGATGGGCGACAAGAAGAAGAAGGTGGACGAGACGAGCGCGGACCTGGGGCGCGCGCTCGAGAGCGGAGCGAAGCGGGAGGAGAAGGACCGCGCGGAGTCGACGCGCGCCCTCGTCTGGGAGAGCGCGAACGCGCCGAAGAAGGTTCCGCTGCCAGGAGGGTTCGCGTACGCGGTCGAGCGCATCTTTCTCCAGGACGCGGAGATCCCGAAGGTCTGGGAGCGGCTCGAGAAGATCCTCAAGCTGGGCGACGGGCGGACGGAGCACGGGCTCGTCCTGCGCGCGCTCGACGAGGCGGAGAAGAACTCGCGGCAGGCGAACAAGCTCTACGTGACGGCGAAGGTCGTGCAGGAGGACTACGAGAGGGAGAACAACGTCGTCTTCGCGACGCTCTGGGCGGAGTCGACGAAGCTCCTCCAGGCGGAGAAGGAGGCGGGCCGGCGCAACAAGACGATCACGGACAAGGACGTCGAGATGAAGTGCGCCGAGCTTTTCCCGGACGAGTACCGCTCGCAGGAGCGCTCCCGCTCGCGCGCGAAGGCGACGGTCGAATCGCTCAAGCATCTCGTCGAGGCATGGGAGAGCCGGTGCCGTTCCCTGAACACGATGGCGGGCCGCCGTTGAGGCACGCTTGCCACGCTCACGGGTGCGCGAAGGAGATCCCGCCGCACATGTTCATGTGCAAGAACCACTGGTACCGCGTGCCGGCCCTGCTCCGGCGCGCGGTCTGGAAGGAGTATCGACCGGGTCAGGAGAGCGACAAGCGTCCGTCGAACCGCTACATGGCGGTGCAGCGGAGGGCGATCGCGGAGGTCGCGTTCAAGCCGCACGACGAAGAGGCCGCGCTGGTCTGTGCGAACTACATCGTCGAATCAGAGACGTGGCGTTCCCGGGCGGTCGAGGCAGGCGAAGGGGATCCTTTGGCGGGTCTGGTGAAGAATGAGCCGTGCGTCTGACGACGCACCGGTCTACGTCTTTCCCGGGTGCGAGTGCGCGGTCGAGACGGAGGAAGCGATCCTGGCGAGCGGGCCGGACCTGAGGGTCGTTCCGCGCTCGCGCGAGCGCCACGACGACGTCCGCTGGATCCCGAAGAGCGCCCTGCACGACGACTCGGAGGTTTTCGGGAAGGGCACCGCCGGCAACCTCGTCGTCCACGCCTGGTTCGTCGAGCGGACGCGCGGGCAGCGGGAGATCGACCCGGCTCCGCCGGCTTGGTGGAGCGAGAAGCCTCCGAGGGGGAAGGAGGTCCCGACCCCGGAGGTGCTCAAGAACCGTCCGCTGAGGCCCCCGGGACGCCGATAGGGCGGCATCTGTGACTTCGAGGGCCCCAAGGACCCCCTAGATCGAACTAGAGGCGCGGGAGAAAAAGCAGATGGCAGACAGGGGAGAGTTCAACTCTATCGACGACTTCCTCAAGCACCGCGGCGTCGAGCGCGGAGGAGGGGATCTGCTGGAGGACTGGAAGGACGACGGACGCATCGTCGTCTGGCTGCACACGAAGCGGTTCCCGGTGGCGAAGTGGGGCCACCGGTTTCCGAAGCAAATCGTCAAGGAAGAGAGGGGGAAAACAACGGTCCGCTGGGTTTCGTTGGTGCACAACTGCCCGGAGAACGAGCAGGTGCTCCGCAGGCAGTACAAGACGCACGACGACGGGAGCCGGAAGGAGAGGCCGCAGGAGTGCGGGATGTGCTTCTTGCTCGAGCACCTCTCCGTGGCGGTCGAGGCGGGCGATCTCGCCTGGACGGACCCGGTCTTCGAGTTCACGGGGGCGACGAGCGACGACGACAACGTCACGCTGCACGCCGGCGGGATGCTCGCGCTCTTCGGGCGGGAGCTGGACGAGGAGGAGGAGGAGGACCTGAAGGAGCACGGGATACGCCCGAGCGAGGCCTGGCGCGAGAACGGCATGGCGAAGCTCCAGTACGCGATGACCGTGGTCAACAACGAGAAGGCGAGCGACGGCGTCCAGATCGCGATCCAGCCGCAGGACGTGGGCGACAAGATCAAGACGGTCATCAGCGACCGGATGGCGACGCTCGACCGCGAGGAGGATGGCAACCCGATGATCCGGCCGTACGCGATCGAGCTGACGTACGACGGGTCGAAGGGGATCGCGTTCAACAAGCGCTACCATGCGCGGCCGTACGAGCGCGCGAAGATCACGCCGGAGATCGAGAAGCTGATCCGGGGAGAGCCCCCGGACCTGTCCGTCTTCCTCGAACCGATGAACCAGGCAACGCTCCGCGCCGTGATGGAGAAGTACGCGGTCGTCGATTTTCCCTGGGAGAAGCTTTTCAGGAAGGTGGCTGCGAAGAGGGAGCACGACAGAGAAGTCGAGCGCCGCGGCGGCGGCGAAGAGGAGAGGCAGGACCGCGCCCGCTCCGGCCGCAAGAAAGCGGAGAAGCCGAAAGGGGAGGAGGACAAGACAGGGTGGATCCCGTGCGACGACTGCAACGAGCCGATGCATCCGAAGATGGACAAGTGCCCGCGCTGCGGGTGCGAGTACGAGGTCGACGAGGACGCACCGGCGTCGGAAAAAGAGGTGGCGTCCAAGAAGGACGGCAAAAAAAGCGGGCGCAGGTGACGAACGTCCACCACCAGGCACGGTCGATCGCGGGGACGACATCCCGTTTTGATAATTCCTTTCTAGACAAGGGTTTTATCTCATGATTCGCTTGTGGAATGCGAAGGCGGAAGCAATGTTTCAAGTGTGGGAAAGTTCTTTCTCTCAGCGCGTTTTACAAGCATCCGCAGATGGCGGATGGGCATCTCGGCAAGTGCAAAGAGTGCACGAAGAAAGACGTGCACGTAATCAACCGGAGCGCGAATCGAAAACAATACGAAAGCGAACGTCAGGATCGACCAGTGCGGCGCCGAGCTGTGTCGCGCTATCAGAAGAATGCGCGGCACCGCGATCCAGAACGTTTTGCGCGCTATCACCGCGAGCATCACGCACGCTATCCGGAGCGGCGCAAGGCACGAGTCGTTCTCGGGCATGCGGTAGAGTGCGGACGAATCAAGAAGAAACCCTGCCAGAAATGCGGGAAGAAGAAGGCGCAGGCTCACCATCACGATTACAGCAAGCCGCTCGACGTCCGATGGCTTTGCACTCGCTGTCACGGACTCGAGCATCGAAAATATTCGAGATGAACCGATGGCCAGACGGAAGTTGACGGCGGAGATGCGAGCGGCGCGCGGGAAAACGAGCGCGGCTTTGGGAGCCGCCGCTTCGGGGTTCGCGCGCTTGAGGACCGCGCGCGACGCCTTGACGGTCGTGCGAGCCGTCCGCACGATCTGGCCGCAGGTCGACCACGCCCTCGGCGTCGGCGGTTGGCCGCTCGAGCGGTGCTGCGCGATCCACGGACCCTCTGCGGAGGGGAAGACGCTGATGATGCTCGGGCTCGTCTACTCGTTCCTCGCGCAGGGCCACTTCGCGCTCCTCGTCGACGCGGAGCGGACGACGCCGATCACCTGGGTCCGGCAGCTCTTCGGCGATCTCGCCGAGAGCGACCGCTTCCTCGCGATCCGGCCGGAGAGCTACGAGGCGTGCGTCGAGCGGGTGCGGGAGTTCTGCGAGACGGTCGCGCGCATGCGGGACGCTCGGCAGGTTCCGGCAGACGCGACAGGGATCGTCGTGGTCGACTCGCTGCGCAAGCTTGTGCCGAAGGACCTGATGAAGCGTCTCCAGAAGGAGGAGGGGAAGGACGACAAGAAAAAAGGCGGGCGGGTGCTGGGGGGCCGCGCTGGCCAGCTCCGCGCGAAGCTCAACTCCGAGTGGTACGACGAGCTTGTCCCCCTGATGGAGCGCACGGGCTGCACCTGGATCGCCGTGACGCGCGAGTACGAGGACCCGGACGCGGACGCGTGGACGAGGAAGTTCGGCAACGATTACAGGATCGGGGGAGGCAGGTCGGTCGTCTACGAGTCGAGCCTGCTCGTGCGCGTCGAGCGCGACGCGTACGTCACGACCGGAAGCAAGGACGCCGGCACGCTGGCGACGGTCGGCGAGCGGCACCGCCTGACCGTGAAGAAGACGAAGATCGCGGAGCGGGACGAGCGGAACGTGGTGACCTACTTCCACTCGCAGCTCTCGCCGCCGGCCTTCGACCTCGCGCGCGACGCGGCCGACTTCGGGCAGCGCATGCGCGTGGTCGAGCGCTCGGGCTCGTCCGTCGCCTGGAAGAAGGGCGGCAAGCGTTGGAGGACGGAGGCGGTGTTCGTCGAGGCGATGCGCGGGGAGCCGGAGATTTTGGCGGAGATCGTCGCGGAGATCCGGCAGCGCTGCGCGGAGAGCGACGAGAGGGAGAAGGCATGAGCGCGAGGGGCAGGGGGGAGAGGAGCAGGAAGGGCGGGCATTACGCGACGCCGGGCTGGTGCACGCGCGCGGCGCTCGGACGCCTCGACATGCGGGACAACGGGCCAAGGATGATCGATCTCGGTTGCGGAGGGGGCGCCGTCATGGCGGAGGTTCTCCGCTTCGTCCCGTCGGCGATCATCACAGGGGTCGAACTTCAACCCAGGTTGGCCGACGCGGCGGAGAAGAAGATGCAGAGCATCAACGGGGACTGGCACGTTCTCCGGGGCGACGTCCTCGACCGCGCACGCCTCGCGGGCTCCTACGACTACGCGATCTTCAACCCGCCGTTCGAGCTTGCGCGCGAGTTCGCCGCGCGGGCGATGGAGATCGCCAAGACGGTGGCGATGCTCTGCCGCACGGGCTGGATGGAATCCTGCCCGTGGTCGAAGTACCCGCGCATCCAGGAGAGGGCCCGGTTCCTCGCCAAGCATCCGCCGGAGCTGGGCATGCTCGACAAGCGGCCGTCGTTCACGGGTGACGGGAAGCACGACGCGACGGCCTACTCCTGGTATTTCTGGGGCCCGGACGCGAAGGCGGGGACCTGGACGCGGCTGCCGCTGGTGCAGGCGGAGTGCGAGGCGTGACCCGCGCGTTCGAGGGTTGCAGGCTGTTGGCCGTTTCGCCGTGGTGGCGCGAGTGGCCCGACAGTTTCCAGGCGTTGCGCGGCCACCGGAGGTTCCGTTACGAGGTGTTCTCGGAACGGTCGAGCGGCGACCTTTTGACCGCTGTTCGCAGGGACGAGCAGGACGGGCCGGTCAGGGTGTACGCGCGGGCCCCGGGGTTCACGCTGGACGATTGGGATCGCGTGCAGACGCCGCCGCGCCACGCCGTCGAGTCGCTGCGCCGCAACGCGTGGAACTCGACGGACAGGCTCCTGCTGCTCGAGCTGCTCGGGCGGCACGGGATGAGACCATGAAGCCGGGGAACGCGTGCTCCGCATCCTGACCTGTAGCGATTGGCACGCCGACTGGAGCACGCGGGGCGTCGACCGCTTCGACGACGTCGCGCGCGCCGTCGAGCAGACGGTCAAGGAGGCGGTCGACAGGAAGGTCGACCTCTACGCGATGACGGGCGACCTCTGCGACCCGGACTCCGGGTCCTCGGTCTTCCGGTGCGTCGCGCTCGCGCTCGACGCCGCGCGCGAGCTTCGGTCCCGGGGCATCATGTCGTTCTGGGTGGCGGGCAACCACGACGTGATCGAGGACGGGCGGGGAAGGACCACGCTCGAGCCGCTCTGCTCGCTGGGCTCGTGCGCAGGGCTGACGGGGGTTTTCGAGAAGGCGGAGAGCTTCGTCTGGAGGAGCACCAGGTTCTTGACGCTTCCGTACACCGCGCGGTCCTGCGCCTACGATCCGGCGGCGGCGGCGGCGGCCGCGGTGAAGGAAAGCTCTGAGCTGCCGCTGGTCGTCTTAGGACACCTGCACGTCCCGGGCGTGATCCCGGGGGAGGAGACGGCGGAGATGCCCCGCGGGCGGGAGGTGCTCTTTCCCGTCGAGCAGCTTCGCGGCAAGGCGCGTCTCATGATCAACGGGCACTACCACCGCCGGCAGACGACGCCGGACGGAATCGAGATCCCGGGCTCCCTCGTGCGGTTGACGTTCGCGGAGGAAGGGAACGATCCGGGCTTCATCGTCTCCGAGGTCGCTTGACGCGCCGGAGAAACCCCGCGATCCGGCTCGTCCCGAAGACGGAGTTCTTCCCTGTCGAGACGAGGCGGCTCGTGACGATCGGCGAGGACAGTCCGGTCTGGGACGGAGACATGGCGTTCGACCAGATGACGGCGGGCGCGCTCGTGCGTGTGCGCGCGCCCCCGGACGTCGCGGACGAGCAGGTCGAGGCCGTGCGGGCGTGGGCCCGGAAGATGGGCGCGGAGGGGGAGATACGGGTTCTGCGCCGGAGGCGGGCGAGGCTTCCCGACGAGGCGCTCGCGCGCGTCCGGAAGAAGCGGGCAAGGGCGCGGGACGTCGTGCTCGAGGTCGTCGAGGCGTGCTCGTTCGAGGACAAGAAGGCGCTGCGCGAGGCGTGCGAGGCGATCATGGACGAGGCCGGTCTCTGATGCACGTCCGCGAGCTGCTCGTCGAGAACTGGGGTCCGTTCCGCGGCGAGCACCGTCTCCGGCTAGGAGCGCGCGCGCACGGCGTCGTCGCGAGGAGCGTGGACGATCCGGAGTGTTCGAACTGGCTCGGCAAGACGCACCTGCTCGAGGCTCTCCGCTTCGCGTTCGACGGCTGGCACCGGCACCGGACGGAGGACGGGCTCATCTCGAACGGGCAGGCCCACGGCCGCGTCGTCGTTCTTCTGAGCACGGGCGAGGTGCTGAGCCGCTCGCGCGAGCGGGGGAAGCCGACGAAGCTTTCCCTCCACGACGGCGGGCGCGTTCTCTGGAAGGACGAGGCCCAGAAGAAGATCCACGACCTCGTCGGGCTTTCGTCGGAGGACTTCATGACGGCGAGCTTCTTCGAGCAAAAAAAGCTCTCGCAGCTCGTCGTCGCGCGGCCGGAGGTCCGGACGCAGGTGGTCGTCTCTTGGCTGTCGCTCGCGCCCGTCGAGCGCTGCGCGGAGATCGCGCGCGCGAAGCTCGCAGCGTCGACGGACGGGACGGCGGAGAAGGAGGCGCTCCTGAAGGTGCTGCGGAGCCAGGACGGGGACCAGGGGGCCCTTCTGAAGACCCACGAGGCGGCCAAGGTCAGCGAGAAGCATGCCCGGGCGAAGCTGTCGGACGCTGCGGCGGACCTTGAGGAGAACGGGGCACGGGAGAAGGCGCGGCACGTGCGCGTGGAGTTCGTGCGGTTGTCCGAGGAGCTGGCGAAGCATGTGCAGGCGAAGGCGCCGGCGGACGCGAAGGACCGGTGGAGGGAGGCGAACGAGACGGGGGAAGCGATGCGCGCCCACATGAAGAGACGCGACCATTTCCGCGGGATCGCGGGCGGCGACTTCGCCGGCCTTTGTCCCGTCGTCTCGGCGCCGTGCCCGGCGCGGGCGTTCATCGAGGAGAACAGGGAAAGGTGCCGGACGGAGGCGGAGCGCTTCCAGCATGCCTACGAGGAGGCGAAGGCGGTCCACGAGAAGGCGCTGGCCGCGCACGGGCGCGCGCAGGCGCAGACCCAGGCGGCGGAGCGGCAGCAGGCCAAGGGCGATGCGCTGAGGGGGCAGATCGCGGGGATGCTGCCGGCCGCCGAGGCGGCGAGGAACGTTCCGGAGGCCGGGGACGCGGCAGCGCTGCGGCGGGCGCACGACGAGGCGTACGAGCAGGTGCGGGCGGCCACGAGCGCGGTCGCAGAGGCTGCGGTGGCGGTCTCGCGCGCAGCGGAGACCAGGAGAAGGATCGCGGAGATCGAGAAGGAGATCGAGGTGTCGCGGCCTTTCGCGGAGATCATGAGAGAGGCCGCGGTGGTCTTCGGGCGCAACGGTGCGCAGAGGAAGATTGCGGAAGACGCGCTGGCGGAGATCGAGGAGGATGCGAACGCGGGGCTGGCGGAGGCAGGGATCGACCTGCGCGTCGACGTCCGCTGGTCGCGCGAGGGCCAAGGGCTGGCGCACGCGTGCGACGGGTGCGGCATGCTGTTCCCGTCGTCGAGGACGGCGAAGGTTTGCACGCGCTGCGGTGCGGGCAGGGGTCCGAACATCGTGGCGAAGCTCGAGTTCAACAGGTCGCACGACTCTGGCGGGGCGGACGACCTCGCCGGCGCAGCGGTCGGGCTCGCGGCGGGGGGCTGGCTGCGCGGGGAGCGCGGGAGCCCGTGGGGCGTCGTCGTCCTCGACGAGCCGTTCGGGTCGCTCGACACGTCGAAACGGCGGGCGTTTGCGCGGCACCTCGGCGCGCTCGTGCTCCGCGGCGGGGTCGAGCAGGCGTTCGTCGTCTCGCACGATCCCCAGACCATGCACGGCTTGCCCGGGCGGATCGAGATCGTGAGCGAGGGCGGTTGGTCGCGCGCGGAGGTGGTCGCGTGACGCGTCGCCGAGCCACCGTCGATGTTTGGGGGCTCGACGTGTCGCTCCGGGGGACGGCGGCGGCGCTCGTCCTTTGCAGCTGGGACGCGAAGAGTATCGAGGAAGTGTCCGTCTTTTCTTGCGCGCACGCGCTTCCGAAGGAGCACACGCTGGAGGACCGCTGCGTGCGCCTGGGCGAGATCTCGCGCGCGGTCGTGGGCCTGATCTCGTCGGACGTCGTCGTCTTCGTCGAGGACTACAGCTTCGGTTCCGCGCTCGCGCACGCGCGCGGCGTGGCGGAGCTGACCGGGTGCATCAAGCTGGCGCTCTACCGGGAGAAGGGCATCGTCGCGCGGCCGATCGCGATCCCGACGATCCGCAAGGCGCTGCTCGGAAAAGTGCCCCACGAGAGGTCCGGGGAGGCGGTGCAGCGCGCGTTCTTCGCAGCTTTCCCCCAGCCTGGGGAGAAGTGGACGGCGGACCAGGTCGACGCGTTCGCCGTCGCGAACGCAGGGCGCGCGCGTCTCGGGATGCCGTCGATGACGCTTGAAGGTTGGAACGCGCAGGGGGATGCTGCCAGGCAGGAGGCGAGCGCGGGATGCGGAGAGCGAAAGAGGCTGCCCCGGAGGCCGTGACCTCGCCGGCGGCGCCCTCGAACGACGCGTCGGCGGCAGTCGCGGCGGAGATCGTCAAGCAGCGCTACCGCGTCGTGCCCACGGGCTCGATAGCCCCTCACCCGCGCAACCCCCGCCGTGGTGCGCAGGGGCTGATCGACGAGTCCGTCGAGGCGAACGGCTTCTACGGCGCGTGCCTTGTTCAGAAGTCGACCAACCTGATCCTCGTCGGCAACCATCGCTGGAAGAGCGCGAGCGTCAAAGGGCTAAAGCGCGTTCCGGCGATCTTCGTCGACGTCGACGATGCGACGGCGATGCGGATCATGCTTGCGGACAACCGGACGAGCGACCGGGCGGGCTACGACAACACGATCCTGCTCGTCCTTCTCCGTGAAAGGGCGACCGCCGGCGACCTCTACGGGACAGGCTTCGCGGGGGGCGACGTTGACCGGCTGGTAGTGCAGCCGCCAGAGAGCTTCCCGATGTTCAACGAGAACATCCAGGTCGACTTCCGCTGCCCGAAGTGCGGCTACAAATGGAGCGGGGGCAAGACGGAGCTTCGCGGCGGCGGCAAGAACGGGAGGGCGGCAAAGGGCGCGGGATGAACACGCGCGCGCTCGAGCAGGTCCGCCACGACATCGACAACCTCGACATCCGGATCCTCTTCCTGCTCAAGCGTCGGCTCGAGCTGAGCCTGGAGGCCGCGCGGGCGAAGGCGGAGTCCGGGCTGCCGGTGTACGATCCGAAGAGGGAGGAGCAGCTTGCGTCGCGCGTCGTCGAGGGCCCTGTCAGGAACGTCTACGCCGCGCTCGTCGCCCGGTGCCGGGACGAGTCCATCCGCGCCGTCGAAGCCCTCGTACCGGTTGCCGTCGATGGCCGAGGTCCGCGCAGTCCCGCGCAACGGGCTCAAGGTCGTTAGCCTCTTCTCTGGAGGGGGCGGCTCCTCGCTCGGCTACGCGATGGCCGGCATGCACGTCGTTTGGGCGAGCGAGTTCGTCAAGGCAGCGCGAGAAACGTACGCGGCGAACTTCCCCGGGACGCCGGTCGACGACAGGGACGTCAGGAAGGTCGAGCCGAAGGAGATCCTTGCGCAGACCGGGATGAAGATCGGCGAGCTGGACGTGCTTGACGGGTCACCCCCATGCGCGGCTTTTTCAACGAGCGGCAAGCGCGAGCGCGACTGGGGAGCGGTCAAGGCGTACAGCGACACTCGCCAGAGGACGGACGATCTCTTCTTCGAGTTCGTGCGGATCCTTCGAGGGTTGAAGCCGCGCGCGTTCGTCGCGGAGAACGTCTCAGGGCTCGTGAAGGGCGTCGCGAAGGGCTACTTCCTTGAGATCTTGAAGGAGCTGAAGGAGTCCGGCTACCGAGTCGCTGCGCGTGTTCTCGATGCGAAGTGGCTCGGCGTTCCGCAGTCGCGGCAGCGCTTGTTCTTCGTCGGCTTCCGCGAGGATCTCGACATCGAGCCCGCGCACCCGACGCCGCTCCCGTATTTCTACACGCTGCGCGACGTTTTCGAGTCCCTGCGGGTTGTCACCAAGAAAGGAGAACGAAGCAACGAACCGGCGCCGACGGTGATGACGCATAATAGACCCAGAACTTTCTCCCAGATCATGGCGGTCGACGACGAACCATCAGAGGGTCCGCAGATTACGACCCGGTATAGGCCGGGAGGAGCGCCGGCACGCGAGAGGATGTTGTCGTCTGACGAACCGGCGCCGACAGTGTCCGCGGCCGGGATGGGGACTGGGTTTGCGTCGCAGGTGCGCGTGCGGCACGGCAACAAGGCGCCCTTCGACATGAAGGGGAAGGAGATCCCGCTTGATGATCCGTGTCCGACCGTGCTCGGCGGGGACACGATCGGGTGCGCGCCGTTCCAGTTCCAAGTCGAGGAAGAGGACGCGTCGAATATCGAGCGCTTCGTGATCGGTCCGGAGTGGCATCGGCTGGCGGAGGGTGGAAAGTCAGAGAAGTATCTAAACCTGGTCAGGGGGGGCACGAACGAGTCTTCGCCGGCGATCACGGCAAAGGGAGGAAACGCTGGAGCAGCGGGCCCGACGCACCCGACGGAGCCGCGGAAGTTCACGATCGCGGAGCTGAAGCGCATCTGCTCGTTCCCGGACGACTTCGTGCTCACGGGCACGTACCAGCAGATGTGGGAGAGGTGCGGGAGGGCGGTTCCTCCCCTCATGATGCGGGCCGTGGCCGCCGTGGTCCGGGACGGGCTGCTGGCGGCAAAGAAACGGCGATGACGGTCAAGGACGAGACGATGCCGGAGGGGCGCTGGAAGTTCGACCAGAGCGTGGCCGACTCCTTCCCGGACATGCTCGAGCGCTCGATCCCGGACTACGCGCTGATGAGGAAGCTCGTGCACGAGGTCGCCTCCCACGTGCTCGGGCTGCGCCACAAGGTCAGGGTCGTGCACAAGGTGGTCGACCTCGGCTGCTCGCGCGGGGACGCCATCGCTGATCTGGTGGCCGCGTCCGCCGGCTGGGACGAGTTCTACGGCGTCGACGTCTCGGAGCCGATGATCGAGGCAGCGTGCTCCCGCTTCGCGAAGGAGCAGCATGTGCAGATATTCCGGCACGATCTCGTGCGGGCGGGCTACCCGATCCGATCCTCCGCCGCGCTGACGATGTGCGTGCTCACGCTCCAGTTCACGCCGCTCGAGCATCGCCTGCGGATCCTGCGCGACGTCTGGGAGCATACGGAGGGCGGAGGAGCGTTGATCCTCGTCGAGAAGGTCATCGGGGCGAGCGCGGCGATCGATGCGCTGCTCGTGGCCGCGCACGAGGACAGGAAGCGCGTCGCGGGGTACACGGACGACCAGATCGCGAGGAAGAAGCTCTCGCTCGAGGGCGTGCTGGTGCCCCTGACGGCGCGCTGGAACGAGGAGATGCTGCGCGCGAGCGGCTTCGACGACGTCGACTGCTTCTGGAGGAGCCTGGGCTTCGCCGCATGGATCGCCCGAAGATCCTCGTAGTCGGGCAGGCTCCCTCGCGGAGGGCGGGGAGGCGCAGGGTCCTCGACGGACGCTCCGGGCGGAGGCTCGAGCAGATCGCCGGCGTCGGGGATCTGCGCGGCAGCGCGCGGTGCGTGAACCTCCTCGGCCGCTATCACGGCAAGAACGGCAAGGGCGACTGCTTTCCGAGGGGAGACGCTTCCAGGGCGGCGCGCCTGATGCGGTTCGGGAAGGCCAGGGTGGTCGTCCTTCTTGGGAAGAACGTCTACCGCGCGTTCATGGACGGGGCGACGTTCAGCGTGGGTGCGTGCCCGCCCAGGAGAGCCGAGTACTTCCGGTGGTTCGTGATTTGGAAAGGCGGGCGCTGGGTGGACGCGGTGGTCGTCCCGCATCCGTCGGGCGTCAACCGCTGGTGGAACGACGTCGGCAACCGGGCGCGCGCGGAGAAGTTCCTCAGGGAAGTCTTCGCATGAGCGAGACGCCCGTCGTCAGGTGGCTGCGCAGGGTCAAAGAGAAGCTCTTCGGCACGTTCGAGGAGGGTCCGCAGCTCCCGAAGAGGCTCTCGGAGGTCGTGGTCGCCTTCGCGAACGCGTACCCGAAGGCGACGCGCGCGGACTGGGTGAGGCTCTCGCAGGAGCACGGGAGGATCTGCTACCAGGCGGGCTACCAGAGGGGCTACGAGCACGTCGAGCGGACGGCGGACTTCTTCGCCGGCAAGGTTCCGCCGGACGTGGTCGCGAACCACCTCGATCCGGACTGGAAGTGGCAGCCCGGGATCATGCTCTCGGGCGAGGTCGACGTCCCGGTCGAGGGCGTGCGCGACGCGGCAAGGGACGCGGAGGATCACATGGCGTTCATCAACAGGATCGCGAGGAGAAGGGCATGAGCAGCGCCGCGTGCGTTTGCGGCCACAGCAGCCTCCTGCACGAGCGGCGGGGAGGCGTGATGGCGTGCACCGTCGAGGGTTGCGCGTGCGGGCCAGGATGCATCCACGAAGGCTGCGTCCCCGCTGACCCGAGCGTCCCAGCACCAACGCCGTCGATCGAGGCGACGGAGAGGCTTCTGAAGGACGAGGACAACGACGGTCTGCCCGACGCTCCGGCTCCGGACCCGATCGTATGGGGCCGCGACCTGGAGAAGCGCAAGGCTTGGGTGTTCCACGCGCCGACGATGGCGATGGGGCCGGTCGAGAAGTTCTTCGACGGGGTCGAGGAGCAGTGGGTCTCGACCGTGAACGGCGTGGCCGTCCCCGGGCCGGTGCTTCTTCTCGCGACGGGCCACGCTCTCGACGCGCGCTCGCCCGCGGTCTTCGTCGAGATGGAGGCGAAGGAGGTCTGGCTGGCGAAGCTCGCGGTCGAGAAGATCGCCAAGGTCGTGGCAGCCCTCCTCGAGACGGGCCGTCAGGCGGAGGTGGCGCCGCGCACGGCCGCGCTGCTCGTCCTCGCGGTCCTCCAGGCGAACCGGGCGGCGATCGAGGCGGAGAGCGCGTGCTGACGCCCGAGCAGGTCGCGGCGGCGCTCGGGCCGAACCTGAAGGCGCCGGCCGTGCACAACGCGGTCTTCCACCTCATCGCGCTCTACGGCGCGATGCTCGCGGACAAGGATCGCGAGTGCGACCTTCTGCGCGCGGAGCTGAGGCGCTACGCTGGGAAGCGTGATCGTCAAGACGAAGCGCGGCCACCAGGTGCGGAGCGAGGCCGGGAAAAACCTCTCGGCGGACGACCTGACCAGGGAGCAGGCGGAGAAGCGCCTCGCGCAGGTGGAGATGTTCAAGAGGAAGGCGAAGGGGGCGAAGGGGGCGAAGCGGACGCGCGCATGGGCGCGCTCGAACGGGACGAGGACGTAGAGGTGCGCATCGTTCTCGGCGTTCTCGGCGACGGCAACCTTCACCGTTTGTTGTTCGCAGGGGCGGCCAAGCTGCCGTTCACTGCCCTTCTTCGACGTGTCCGGCTTCGGAGTATCCGGGACCAGGGGCCGCTGGTCGAGGTGGTCTTGAAAAACAGACTCCAGGATGAGTTGCGCGCCCGGGCAGTGTTCGAGAGGATCTGATGCGCGCTGCGCACCGCGACAAGCTGCTCGCGCTGGCCGCGCCGGAGCCGGCGGAGAACGTTGCGCGCGACGCGGTGGTCGAGCGCCACGGGCCGGCGTGCGCGGCCTGGCTGGTCAGGAAGCACAAGCGGCTCCTGCATCGTCGCGGGGCGTTCGACGTGGTTGTGCCGTACACGGTCAAGGAGCTTCCGTTCTGGTTCGCGCTCGCCGTCGACTTCCTGCGGCGGAGGGAGGGCTGGAGCGCGGAGGAGGTGACGGGGAAGAAGGCGCACGCGCGCCGGTTCCGCATCGTCTGGAAGGGATGGCTGGCGCGCTCGCGCGCGCGGCTTCTGAAGGCGCTGCCCGGATGAGCGAGCCGGACGCAGCCTGGGAGACGTACTCCCCGAGATGGTGTCCGCACGTGTTCGGGCGATTCTCGCCCGTCGAGGTCGAGGACGGGGTGCTCCTTCCGAGGATCGTGCGCGCGCGCTGCACCGTCTGCGGCACGGAGTTCAAGACGACATGCGGGACGGGCGCCGTGCGGCAGCACGTGCTGACGTTCGCCCGGGTGCATCTTCACAAGGACAACCCGCTCAAAGAAGTGATCGTTCGAAGGAGACGCGCAGAATGACTTTCATCGCTGTAGAGGGACCGGATGGTTCTGGAAAAAGTACCCAGGTCGAGCGGCTGCTCGAGCATTACGGCGGAGAGCTGGTGCCGGGGTGCAGCGCGTCGCCGATCGGCAGGCTGGTCAGGCGCGGGCTCTCCGGCGAAGAGCCGCTAGACCCGGTCGAAATGCAATGCGCGTACACGGCGGACAGGCTCGCGCGCGACGCGGGGATCTGGGAGATGAAGAACGCGGGCAGGTGCCTGGTCGCGGACCGCTGGACGATGAGCGCTCTCGTCTACGGCGCGCTCCACCTCGAAGACAAGAGAAAGGCGGCGGCGCACACGCAGTGGCTTCTGCGCATCAACGCGCCGGTCGTCAGTCCGACCGTCTACGTGGTCCTGAAAGCGTCGCCGACGACGCTCGTCCTGCGCATGGCGAAGCGGGACAAGAAGCCGGAGATCTACGAACGGCCGGAGCTGGTCGAGCGCGTGGCCGAGCGCTACGTCTGGGTGCGAGCGAACGCGATGGCGCCGTGCGGCGGGTCGCGGGAATTCGACGCAGAGGAGAGCGTCGACGATCTCTTCTGGAAGGTCGTCGCATGGGTCGACCGTTACCGGCCGGACACGGAGCGCCCTCCGGCGGCTTAGACACGGCTCCTCCCTCGGCAGATCGTGCGCAAGCGGACGACGTCGGGGTCGCGGTCGGCGAGGAATCCGGCCATCTCGGCCTTCGGGCAGAAGGCCCACGAACGGCCCGGTGTGGCCACCTCGCACGCCTTGCGGAGGTCCTTAGTCGTCCACGTCATCAGGCGAGAGAAGCGGCTTGGCCAGCGCGGCAAGATCGTGCGCACCTCCAGGAGAGCATGCAAAGTGTTCATAGCTTTGACACGAATGTCATAGCTAAAAGGCCGCAGAATCTACTTAGCTATGACACCTATGTCATAGCATCTAGACGACTGCCGCGTGTTCGCGGGCACTTGCGTGCTCCGTCATGGTTGGCATAGCATTAGCATTACTCCCTGGCATGCAGACGAAGACGGACATCGAGGTCAAGGTTTCCGCGCGCACGGTCGAGGACGGCCGCGTCCGGACGTGCACCATGGCGACGCTGCCGGTGCAGCTGAGCGAAGAGGAGCGGGAAGCTCTTCTCGCGGGCGACCGCGTCTGCGTCGAGAGCGGGGACAAGGTTTGGACGCTCGAAGCTGTGCGCGCTCACGCCAATGCTGCGCGTCTGGAGAAAGCGTTCAACCTCGTCGCGCCGAAGGATTGGCGAGAGGAGATCGACGCGTTCGTGACGGCGGAGCAGCTCGCGGACGTGGGCGTGACGGCGGCGGACATCGTCGAGGCGATCGCCCACTACACGGCGACAGAGACGAAGGTCACGGACGTCTCCCGTCCGCGCGGGCACGTCTTCAGCTCCGTCGGCTACCGCCGCGGACCGGCGGGACCATGACGCGCGCAGCGAACGCGGAGACACCGTTCTCCGGATCCCGGTACCGGGAGAACGAAGGCCGGTGCAGGGATCGGGAGACGCCGTGCGCGCGCTGCGGGAAGCCGGTCACGGATCCGTGGGAGTACACGGTCCGGGTCCTTGGCGGCGGTGCCCGTTACGCGGCCACGAAGGAGGAGCACGAGCACGAGGGCGAGCACGACGCGGGAGACATGGGCTGTTTCCCGGTCGGTTCCGCGTGCGCGAGAAAGCTCAGGAAGGCCGGCGTCCACGTCGGCGAATGGAGGAGATCGTGAAGCGGGAACTAACTGTCAGGGAGCGCATGCGCGAGCGCAAGCAAGGCGTCGAGTGGGCGCGTTCCCTTCACATGTCGGACGTCTGGATCTTTGTCGACCAGAACGTGCTCGGCGACTTCGACTGGAGGGACTGGTTCGGGAAGAAGCCGACGGGCGCGTTCGTCAACGCGGCGTTCGGCGAGTGCCAACATCGAGAGGAGACGTCGTCGTGAAGTTCGACAACCAAACCGTCTGGAGCACAGAGGCGATCTCGCGGGTGCTCGGCGCGTGCCTCGTGCACGATGACTTTCAGCCGCCGGCGGGCGCCGTCGTCCGGATCGTCTACTCGCGCAAGCATGACCGCCGGCTCGTCTATTCCCAGAAGGGGAAGGAGGTTTTCCACTCCGTCGATTCGGCCGGCGTGATGACCGTCGGCCGCGGCTCCGTCCGCGGGACGAAGCCGACCTACTCGGGCTGGGCAAGATACGGGGCGGGCCACGGCGGCGACGGGCGCCGCACGGGGAAGCACGGCTGCGCGATGCTTCTCCGCCTCCCGCACCCGGAGCACGTTGACAGCAAGCTCGACCCGGCGCAGGTGGCCCTCCTGGTCCGGCACGAGGTCGGGCACTGGCGCGGGCTCCGGCACCGGCAGATGAGCGGCATGCTGCTCGACTGGCCACGGGTTGGCGCGGAGCTTCCGGGGTGGGCGGAAGGGATCGAGATCCCCCTACACGTCCGGCCCGAGCCGGCGAAGCTCGCGCCCGAAGAGCGGCGGGAGCGGATCGCGGCGTGCGCGGCGACGCAGGCGGGCAAGCGAGAGGAGCGGGCGCGGAAGATGCTCGCGCATTTCGAGCACGGTTTGAAGCTCTCGGCGGCGGGCGTGAAGCGTTGGAAGGAGAAGGTCCGTTACTACGACAGAAAGAAGAAGGTGGAGCCATGACGAGCTACTTCGATGATGCGGAGCGCGAGGTCGGGATCGTTCGGAGCGCGGTCCGGGACGCGGGCGGCAAGGTTTGACCATGGGAGCGCAGACCAAGATCGGGGCGATGAAGGTGGCGAACCCGCCTATGTGGGCGCGCCTGGTCGCGGACGCGATGCGGGGCGCGGGAGGACGGATCCCGGACGCGGCGCGCGCTCTCGGCGTGAGCGACCGCACGCTCTTCCGCTGGCTCGACGACGACCTGCTGCGGGACGTTCCGCGCGTCGCGAACGGGCTGGGCCGGGACGGCAAGCGCGGGCGGCGGGCGAAGACGGAAGAAAAGAAAGGCCCCAAGGGCCGGAAAGAGAAAACACGATGACAACGCAGACGTTTCAGGAGAGCACGAGCATGGAGGCGGGCGCTGCGAAGGCCCGCGTCCTGGAGAAGCGGATCGCGGCGGGGCCCGCGTCCCTGAGGGCGGCGCTCGACAGGGTCGAGTCCCAGCTTCCGAACGACATGATCGTCCGCGGGCGCGCGGTCAAGTTCAAGTCTTCGCACGGGGAGATGACCGTCTCGTTCGACGGGCCCGGGACGGTCGAGCACGCGCTGCACAGGCACGCGTTCGCGCAGATGGCGGAGCGGGCGGGCGTCCCGTACGCCTTCGTCTCGAATCTCGCCGCGGCGGGGACGCAGTGGGAGCAGGAGCTGGCGTCGCACACGATGCGCGAGCACTACCTCTACGGGGACGTTGCCGGTTCCCGGTTCCTCGTGCGGAGCGTCCCCTCGACGCGCATGCGCGTGGTCGGGCCGGCCAAGACGGAGGTCGAGAACGTGAGCGAGGTCCGCGGCTTCCTCTCGGACAAGTTCCGCCGGCTCGACTCCCGGCCGCTCCTGCACGCCTTCGCGGAGAGCTGCCACGAGCTTGGGGCCGTCGCGGACGAGTCGCGCGTCTCCGACCTCCGCGTCGCGGTCAAGGCGCTCATGCCGAAGGTCTACGAGCCGGTCCCGGGAGAGGTCCTCTGCCTCGGGCTCGAGTGGGGCAACTCGGACTTCGGCAAGGCGAAGCACTCCGTGCGCGCGTACATCTTGCGGCTGACGTGCCTGAACGGCGCGACGATGGAGGACGTGCTCTCGCAGGTCCACCTCGGGGGCAGGCTCGCCGAGGACGTCGACTTCTCGAACAAGACCTACCGGCTCGACACGGAGACGAGCGTTTCCGCGCTCCGAGACGTCGTCCGGCACTCGCTCTCGCCGGAGAAGGTGCAGAGCCTGCTCTCGACGATCGCGATGGCGCACGAGAGGAAGATCGAGTGGAAGGGCGTTGCGGGGAAGCTCGCCCGCCGGCTGACGAAGACGGAGGTCGAGAACGCGCGCAAGGCGTTCGATTCCGAGGACGTCGTCAACCTCCCGCCGGAGAAGAGCCTCTGGCGCGCGAGCAACGCGATCTCCTGGCTCGCCGGCCAGGCGGAGGACGAGGATCGCCGGCTCGAGCTTCAGCGCGTAGCGGGGGAGATCCTCGACGGCAAGCTCGACAAGGAAGCCGCGTGACCACCACGTAAACCGCGGTTTACGTGGGCCGCAAAGTGTTCATAGCTTTGACACGAATGTCATAGCAAAAGAAGGGAGAAAGCGCGGCAGGGGCGGATTGCTATGACATACTTGTCATAGCAATCCTGGACGGTCGACGTGGAAACGCGGGGTTAGGTGCTATGTCATGCTTGGCATAGCACTAGCATAAGGGATAGCAGCCCGGAGGAGCCCTGCTCCTGCGGACACCCGAAGCCCTCGAAGGAGACTCCCCGATGATGATCACCGAGATCCGCGACCGCGACCGCAAGATGTACGGCGTCGTCCGTTCTGGCGAGCTTTTGAAAGACACGACCGCCGAGATCGTCGAGGGCGGATCGATCGCCCTGACGCACGTTGTCCAGGCTGGCGGCCGCTACGTGAAGGACGCGGGCGGCAGGAACGTGCCGAACCCCGAGCCGTACATTGTGACGAAGACGTTCCGGATCGGCGACCGCGCCGAGGTCGGCTCGTACAACCTGATCTACACGGGCATCGTGCGGAAGATCACGGCGAAGACGATCACCATCGTCGAGCACGAGGGCACGAGCAACGAGAAGGTGTACCGCATGAGCATCTACAACTTCGCCTGGCGGAACTGGGATTTCGACGCGGCAGAGGCCGCGAAGCGCAACGCCGACTGGAGGGATTGATGGCCCTCTACTCGTACTGCATCGACGGTCACGTCGACAGCCGCTGGGCGGCGGACGACCACGCTGCCCAGGGATGGCTGCGGTCGCCGGACGGACGGCGGATCCAACCCATGTGCGAAGCGCACGCGCAGGAGGTCGTCCGGGAGTACGCGGAGAAGCTGGACGAAGCGTGGACGTTCGATCCGGAGGTGACCTATGGGTCAGGCGATTGACCGGTGCCGTGTGTGCGGGAGCTATGCGTCGACCAGCGACGAAGAAGTGTGCGAGCCTTGTTACCGCGAAGCGCGCGCCAAGCTAACTGAAGCGATGGTGCTGCTCAGGGCGATCGAAGCGGGGACAAACGTCAAACTTTCGCCCGTGCACGCGCGCTCTCTGTTGCTCGCGATCTCCGACGCAGAAACGGAGGTCGCGTGAGCCGCGCGATCTTCAAGGTTGACGTGCCGCTCTACGCGATCGGCGCGCCGGAGGGCGGCACGGTCGTGGTTGAGCGCGGCGCCGGCGGGGTCTTCTCCGCGCGCATCAAGCGTAGGCGGCGCTGGTACTCGCTGCCGCTCGCCACCGTGATGGGGATGGTCGTCCACCGCATCGTGCGCGCGGAGGCGGCGGAGAAGATGAAGGCGCGCAAGCGCAGGAGGAAGTCATGATGCTCGAGATCATCACCCCGGTCGTGAAGCATCCGCGAGAGTGGGGTGGAGTCGACTACGGTTCGGAGCAGATCGTTCTTGCCCGTGCCGGCACGCGCGAGCTTCAGTTCCGGCCAGGTTGCCGTTTCTGGTCGGGGCTCGGCATGCCGCAAGCTTACGCGCCCGCAACGTTGGTCCTCGCCGTAGTCGAGGGCTTCTCCGAGCGCAGCAAGGTGCTCGCGGAAGGTCGCCTCTCGTTCAAGCTGCTCCGCGAGCACGCAACAGAGATCGACGCGTGGCTCGGATGCGACGAAGGCGTCAGCGCCGTTGGCCGCGTCGATCCGAAGAAGCGCTGGACCGTCGAGGTGAAGTCATGAAGCGGTCGGACGTCTATGTCGGGTTCTTCCTCACGAGGAAGCAGGCGGAGGAGCTGTCGCTCCAGGCGGTCGGCAAAGCGTTGGCTGGCGAGCGTGCGGACTGCGCAGCGTGGGGAGCGCTCGCGCAGGCGCTCGCGGACGGGAAGCAGGAGGCGGACGCGAAGGACGCGGACCGAGCAAAGCGGGAAGTCACCTGTCACTGGTGCGGCCGGAAGGTTGTACAGCACAAGAAGACGCGCACGGCCCGCCCGCACGACTGCACGCACGGGCGAAGCTGTGCCCGGGGCCAGTGCGGCCAGTGCGACGAGGATCGAAGGCGCGAACAGGAAGCCGGAGGGAGAGGAACACCGCCGTGAACGACGAGAAAGAGAAGCCGAGATGCATCGATTGCGGGGGAGCGCACGGCGTCGAGCCGCGCTGGCCCGGCTACGGGACCAAGTGCTTCATGCGCTGCGAGACGTGCGGCGGGAAGCGGCTCGCGCGGGAAGAGGAGAACAGGCGGCGGTACTTCGGGCCGCAGCCTGCGGACTTCGACCCGGCGGACGCGGGCGAGACCTGGGAAGATCCCGACAGTGTCGGGCAAGAGGAATGGTGATGGCGAGAGCTGCTCGGCCACGTCCGGAGCGACGAGCGCCCTCCAGACTTTGGCAAAGCGCCTCGATAGGCGCTAGGTTGGGGGAAGATGGCCCGAAGGCGCAGGGCACCGGGGAACCGGCCCGGGCAGAGGGACTTGGCGGCGGAGGCGGAGCGGCGCTTCGTCGCGCGCGTCTTGCCGGAGAGGATCGCGGAGACGCGCCAGGGAGGCCGCGTCATCTACGCGCGCGCGGAGGTCGAGCTGTACGAGCAGACGGTCGAGGGACTGCTCCTCCAGGGCGCGGGCAACCACCAGCTCTTGCGCGCGATGCGCGAGCAGCACGGGCTGGGCCAGGCGTACGCGCTCAAGCTCGCGGGACGCGTGCGGCGGCGCTGGGCGGACGAGACGGAGCAGCAAAGGCCGTTCACGCGGGCGGAGCAGATCAGGCGCGTGCGGCGCATGATCCTCCGCCTCCAGGGCGATCCGATCGTCGAGAACAACCAGGTGGTCGGCTGGCGCACGCCCCCGGACTACCAAAAGCTTCTACGTTGGGAGCGCTTTCTGGCGGACCTTGAGGGGAACCGGGAGCCGATCAGGGTCGACATCGATGTCCGGTACACGCAGGCGATGCTCGCCGTCATCGGGTCCGTCGACGGCGAGCACCTGAAGAGGCTCGCCGACGAGCAGCGGGAGGTCGAGCTGAAGGCCAAGGCGTTCGACGCGCTCCCCGTCCCGAGCGCGGCGGAGTAGGCCTGTTCCCACGTAAACCGCGGTTTACGTGGCAGCGCGGCTGGCACCTGTCCGGACCGCGGTTTACACTGCGTCTGGGACCCCACGATGGACGAGGACCGCGAGAGCACGACTGTTTCGAGGGAGGGCGCCTGCGACCACAAGGACATGGCGGGCGACAGCACCCTCGTCTCGAGCGAGCAGGCGTACCCGTACGCCGGGGTGGTGGTCGAGCGCCGGACCTGGTGCACCGTCTGCGGGCACGTGGCGATCGAGATGAAGCTCGAGAAGCCCGCGGAGTTCGTTCAGCTGAGCACGGCGACCGACGTCGACCTCACGGGGACCTGAGGGTCCCGCGGCGGCAAGTAGCGCCGCATGGAGAAGATATCGACCATCTTCGAGAGAGACGCGAAGACTCACGGCGTTGTCGACGTTTGGAAGCCGGAGTGCATCTGGGTGCGGGACGGCATGGGCGACGCGGTCGAGAAGGTCGACGGGACGAACGTGCGCGTCACGGTCCGCGCGGGTTATCTGGTGCGGCTCGAGAAGCGTCGCAACCCGTCACTGTTACAGAAGCATAAGGGCATCAAGGATCCTTGGTACGTCGACGCCGACGAGAACGATCCAGGCGACAAATACATTTGGGAGGCTGCGCTCGCGTTCATGTCGACGTCCCTGCGCTTGCTGCCCGGTGAGATGCCGGACGGGGAGCATCCTTGCGAGGCGTTCGGGAAGAACATCCAAGGCAACCCGCTCATGGTGGACGTCAACACACTCTTCCCGTTCTCGCTAGCGCTCTTCCGCGCTCGCGCGACGTACCAGGCGGCCTTTCCGCGCACGTTCGCTGGTCTGTGGAAATGGATGAGGTCCGGGTCCGACATGAACAGCATCAACCCGGGTCATGTCGCAGAAGGACTCATGAGCCGCATTAGTCCGGGCTGCGCAGCGGAGGGGCTGGTCTTCTATCACCCAGACGGGCGCATGGCGAAGATCAAGCGCAAGGACTTCCGATGAAGGACGTCTGGTACTTCGGCTGCGAGCGCGAGGGTGTGAAGGGGCATTACCTTTTCGACAAGTTCCGCTCGGGCAGATCGGCGGAGAACGATTCGAGGATGGGCTTTCCCTGCCACCTGCTCGACGGCACCTTCGCCCCGGTCGAGAAGGTTCCGGGCACATGGCGCCTGGTCGTCGTCCACGCGGCGCACGGCAACCTCCTGACGATCCTCGCCGGCTGGGACAACACCGTCGACGCCCGCCCAGGAAGCAACGCAGCGTTCATCGCGCACGGGGTGCACACGGTGGCGGAGATGAGAGACCTAGCCCTCGAACACTTCCCCGAGCAGTGGAAGCGCGTGGCGGAGTCGAGCGAGCAGCGTTTCACGATCGTCCCGGAGTCGGCATGACAACGCTGTCCAACGATAATGCTGCGGTCCGGGCGGCGCTCCACAGGTGCGTCGAGCACGCGCTCCAGCAGTTCCTCGTGCACTCGGCCGACAACCCCTCGGGCGCCGAGAGGTGGCTCGTGGTGATCGCTCGTGCGCGGGAAGAGCTTGCGAAGATTCCTCCGTAGCGGCAACCAGGGAGCATGGGAACGAAGAACCAATGGTAGGTGAGGAGTGGACACAATCGATCGCGAACGATGCGAGGACTGCGGCGAGCACATGCCGTTGATCCTTCGAAAAGACGGGGCAAAGCAGCGTGCGCGTCGTCGGCGCTGTCCGAACTGTGGGCTTTTGATTTGTGGTTGGTGTTGGAACCACGTCCACGGCCTTCGTTCGCAAACCAACCATACGAATTGTGTGTCAACCGGATGAGCACGCGAAGAACAATCCGGGAAAAGTTCGACTGCCACGCTAAGGCCTACCCGGACGAGCCGATGTTCGTGCTGCTCGGCAGGGACGAAGACGCGCCGGCGCCCGTGCGCGCGTGGGCGGACAAGCGGATGGCGCGTGTGGGCTTGTTGGTCGAAGATTCCGACCTGGAAAAGATCGAAGAGGCGCGCGCTTGCGCTGGCGCGATGAAAGCTTGGCGCTTGGCTCGCCGGTAGCAGTCGAAACCGTGAAGTGCGAGGCGATCGTCCGCTGGGGATCGAACGGCAAGCTTGCGCGCCCCCGTCCGTGCGCGAGGAACGCGCGGGGAGCCTCTCCGTACTGCCACGTGCATGCGCGGCTGGCGGGGAAGCCGAAGGTCGAGTCTTTCGACGGGGGATGGTGCGTCTGGTGCGTGGGTCCGGGCCGCCGTTACCAGACGAGCGGGGACGGGACGCCGATCACGCTGTGCAACGCGCACGCCGTCGCCCTGGCGAACGAGATCAAGGCGTGCGTCTTCGGGCGCGAGTAACCTGAAGCGCCTTCCCATGGAACAAACGCCGCGCGAAACAGCAGCAGACGCGGCCGCCTGGGAGCGCCTGCGCAACGATCCGGAGACGATCAAGCTGGCGCAGAAGAGGCTCGCATCCGTCGCGCAGAAGGCGAGGGAGGACCTCCCGGCCTTCTTCTCATTCGTGATGCGCAACAACAAGACGAACCAGCGCGTCGTCTCCGCGCCGCACCAGAAGGTGATCTTCGACTTCGTGATGGCGCACGACCGCGCCGTCCTGATCCTCCCGCCGGGGCACTCGAAGACCGCCTGCATGGTCGCGCTCTCGCTCTGGCTCACGGGCAGGAACCCGAACACGCGCGGGGCGATCGTCTCCGCGACCCACGACCAGGCGAAGAAGGTCGTGCGCACGGTCAGGGACATGGTCGAAAGCTCGCAGGAGCTGCGCCTCGTCTTCCCGGACCTGGCCCCTTCGGACAGGATAGGCGACCCATGGAGGGAGGACGCGATCACGGTCAGGCGCGCGGCGGGCGTCCCGGATCCGACGATGCGCGCCTACGGCATGGACGGCCCGATCGCGGGCGCGCGCCTGAACTGGATCGTCGTCGACGACCTGCTCGACCGGGCGAACACGAAGACGAGGGAGCAGCGCATCAAGGTCAAGGAGTGGTTCGACACGCTCGTGCTCTCGCGGCTCGACTACCGCGACGCGCGCATCGTCCTCTGCAACACGCCCTGGGACCAGGACGACCTCCTGCACTCGTGCGAGAAGGTCCCGCCGGACGGGCCGGGCTGGGCGACCCTGCGCATGGACGTCGAGGGCAACGTCAGGGTCCAGGACGACTGGAGCGACCAGGTCGCGGGCAAGCAGTGGGAGTCGCCCGACCTCCGCCCCGCGACGCCGGACCCGAACGAGGAATGCTACCGCCTGCGCGCGCACGATCCGGACGAAGACAACTGCGCACCTCTCTGGCCGGAGGAGTTCCCGCGCGAGCGCATCGAGGAGAAGAAGCTCGAGTACGTCGCGGCGCCTTCGGAGTACAACAAGCTCTACCTTCTCGTCTGCCGCGACGACGCGACGGCGATGTGCAAGCAGGAGTGGGTCGACCTGTGCAAGAGAAACGCGCGCGAGAGGGGCGTCTTCTCGTTCGTTTCGGGCTGGAAGAACCGGCCGGAGCCGACGTTCACGGGGGTCGACCTCGCGTTCTCCCAGAGGGACGCGTCCGACGACACGGCGTTCTTCACCTTCGCGGTGCTCGACTCCGGGCACCGGCAGATCCTCGAGATCGACGCCGGCAAGTTCGACTCCGGGACCATCTTGAAGAAGATCGCGGACAAGAACAGGCGCTACGGCTCGATCGTCGTCGTCGAGAACAACGGGGCGCAGCAGTTCGTCGTCTCCGAGGCGCGGCGCCAGAACGTTTCCGTGCCGGTCCGGGGGCACCGCACGGACGCGTCGCGGGCGGACCCGACGTTTGGCGTCCCGCTGATCTTCTCCGAGATGTACCAGGGCGCGTGGCTGCTCCCGAACGCGCCGGACGGGCGCATGCCGAAGGCGCTCGAGCGCTGGGTCAACGCTTGCCTCTACTACGAGCCGACCAAGCACCCAGACGATACCTTGATGGCCTGCGTCGTACCTGGAACTCCGGTGACCACGTCGCGCGGGCTCGTTTCCATCGAGGACGTCTGTCAGGGCGATCGAGTCCTGACGCACAAGGGACGGTGGCGGAAGGTGACAGGGACAACGAAGCGGCGCCACGAGGGGGAAGTGCTGCGGATCAAGCCGCGAGGAGGCGCGGCCTTTTCGGTCACGTCCGAGCATCCGGTTTGGTCCTCTTCCGCGAGGATCGAGACGGAGACGCGGAGCAATCGGGTCATCTGTGCGGGAGACTGGGAGTTTCGTTCAGCGGTCGAGATCGCCCCTGGAAAGCTCGCTTCAGGGAGCCTGCTTCAGTTCACGGTTCCGAAGGAGAAGCATGGAGAGGGGATACCTTCTTTCAACAACAAGATTGTTGAGTCGCATGAGCTGGACGTTGCGATGCTGGTGGGCCTTTACATCGCCGAAGGCTCGGTAGGTGGCGATCGCCACGTGGTCAACGTCGCGCTGCACGAGCGAGAAGAGCATCTAGGTGAGTTCTTCCGCGCGAAGATGCGGGAACACTTCGACGCGAACTGCTCGCCGCACCGAGGGAGTGGCAAGTGCGTGGTCTGGACAGCGTGGTCCAGGGACGCCTACTACACCTTTCAGCGATTCGGTTCTGGAGCGGGCAAGGAGATGCCGTGGGCGTGGATGGACCTCTCTCCGGAGTTTCGCGAGCACGTGGTCCGGGGCTGGCTCATGGGCGACGGCTGCTACATCTCGCAGCGGGGGCGGGCGAACTTGGAGGGCGCGAGCATCTCACGTGGCTGGCTCGAGCAGGCGCGGATCACGCTCTGGGAGAACGGCTACCTCGCGTCGATGCGCGCGCACGAGAAGGGCGGTCCGAAGCACGTTTTTGGCAAGATCTGCCAGATCCAGAAGTCATGGAAGCTCAAGCTCACGCAAACGGATTCAGTTCGGTTCCTCGAGCGCGCCACGGCGCTTGAGCACGAGCACTGGGGGAGCATCCTGTCGCGCCCTGAGTGGAAGAGCGGGCGCACGAACACGCCGATGTTCCTGTACGACGGTCATGTGCTGGCGAAGGTGAGCCGCGCGGAGCGCGTGGCCTATGAGGGCGACGTCCACAACCTGCACGTCGAGGAGGACGAAAGTTTCTGCGTCGAGGGGATCGCGGTGCACAACTGCTTCTTTGCCCACCAACAGGCGCGCAAGTGGGGGATGCTCGTTCCAGGGGCGAGGAAGAGCCAGCAGCAGGGGCCCGGGGTCGCTGCGAAGATCATGGCGCGCTAGGCGGCAAGGGGACCGGCATGACGAAGACGACGGTCGAGATCACGGAGCAGGCTGACGGGAGCTGGGGCGCGTTCCTCAAGGGAGGCATCTCGGTGGCGGGGTCCGGGACGACGCGCGAGGAGGCCGTCGTGCAGCTCGCGACGTTTCTGGGCGACCTCGTCAACGAGCGGAACGAGCAGATCGCGGGCGTGCGCAAGGCGATCGGCATCGACGACTCAGTTCCCTGGCGCTGACATGGGCGACGTCGTTCCCATCCGTAGATGCGGAAGGTGTGGAGCGCCTGCCCGGAAACGCACTGTCTTCTTCGACGGCAAGGAGGTCGCCGAGTTCGACGCGTGCGACCTGTGCGTCTCGCAGACGAACGAGAAGCTGGGCGAGGAGCGCAAGATCTTCCTCGCGCTCCTCGACTTCGGCGTAGACCGCGAGACCGCGAACGCGATGATGATCGCCAAGCATGCCCATGAAGACGAGCATGGCAAAGGATAGACACGGGGTTGTGATTGAGCGGCTCCCGTCGCCGGAGGATCCGCAGGCGGCCAAGGAGATGATCGCGCATGCGCGCGCGGAGCTGAAGCAGTGAGGCGCAGGAAGACGTGGTGCGGCGTGTGCGGCGAGGAGCAGTTCGCGACGCCGGGCGGTATCAGCTGCTCGAACGGGCACGGCGGCGCGGAAAGCGCCCGGTCTCCGCCTTTTCGAGAAACGGGAACGGGACGGCCGTCTGTGGCAGGACCGGTGCCCGATGCCTGGCTGGAAGACTGCTCGTTTTGGGACCCGCAGCAGAGGGTGCAGATCGCCGCAGAGCTTCGCGCGTACCGGGCGAAGGCGAGGGCCACGTAAACCGCGGTTTACGTGAGACGCAAGTAGAACGGCGGCAACTACGGGCCCATGCCCGAAGAAGAGAAGCCTGAGGTGCGCGAGACGATTGAGCGGAACCGCGCCGACGTGCATCCCCACAAGGGACCGTTCTCGAAGGTCCACACGGTCTGCGCGACGTGCAACGCGCCCGTCACCGTTTGGGTCAGCACCCCTCCGCGCGACACGAACCCGGACAACCTCAAGCCATGGGAGCGCTTCTGCCCGGTGCACCAGGCGCGCATCCGCTGCGGGGACGTCGTCGAGGTCCAACTTCGAACCGACGAACGTTCACAGGTGCCCAAAAAGGAAACCTTGGTCTGCGCGTACGCGGACTACGAGAGGAACGAGTTCTTCTGGTGCGGCTGGCCCTTCGGCTACGTCCCGCTCGACGAGGTCCGGCTCGTCGAGGCGTGCTCGGACGAAGAGCACGAGAAGCAGGTCGAGCAATTCGCGAAGATGAGACCCGACAGTCCCGGGCCAGACCGGAGACGTCACCACGTGCTCCGGCTCTACGACCGGACGACGTTCGTCATGGAGCAGCTCGATCATCACCGGGGCGCGCTTGCGGAGGCGAAGAGGCAGGTCGCTTTCCACGAGGAGGAGATGCACAACCTCGTTTGGAAGGACCGGCTCGGCATCGTGGTCTTCGACGAGGGCAACATCTGCTGGTCGACCCTCGGTGGCATGGAGGCGGAGAAGGCGTTCGAGATCTTCGACGATTGGGGGCGCGTCACGGACTCAAATGCTCACCGCGTTTACGCGGTCGGTCTCGCGCCGTACAGGGACAGGGATGTTCGCATGCAGGACGTGCGGGCGGCGCTCGACTGGCGTGAGAAGCGGGACGCGGAGAGGAAGGCGTGACCGTCTACAAGCACGGGATCGCGGAGAAGCCGCTCGTCCTGCGGTTGAAGGAGGGCGGCGAGGTCGTCGGATCCTGGCCGATGGTCCTTCATCCGCAGACACACAGCGACCAGCTTCTGCGGCGCTCTGATCGCGTCGCGCTCGCGGAGCTTCGGGCGACATTCGGCGACCTGTCCGCGGAGATGGGCGAACACCTGCGGGCGGAGAGGTTGATGAGCAGGCACTTTCAGAGGCGGTTTGCTGGCCCCGAGAAGACGGACGAGGAGTGGTTCTTCGTCGCGGCGGTGCGCTACGCGCGGGCTTGGGAGCTTCAGTGTGACTGGGTGGAGATCTTTCGCCCCTTCTCCGTCGAGTGCGGGCCGCTGCACAGCGGCGCGACCAAGATCGTCTGGAGCATCACGGGCGCGCCGAACGCGAGCTGGGACCTGGAGCAACGCTGGGCGATGCGCGTCGACGCGAAGCCAGGAGAGGAAGCTTCGGCGCTCGCGGCGCTGCTGCTTGCGGCGGTGCTCACGATGCTCAAGCTGCGGGAGCCGCGGATGAACCTCGGGGAAGATCGTCCAGCGGAGCTGGGCTAGGGTTAGGGGAGTCGTCATGGACGTCCATGTCATCTACGTCTTCGAGAACAGTGGTCTCGTGGTGTGGCAGCAAAACTTCCGGCGGGAGGACTGCGTCGAGTGGCCGCAAGAGTACGACATGATGGGCGACGAGCTGCTCACGTCGGGGACGGCGAAGACGGTCGACCACGGAGGGGACTCGCGGGAGACCTTCGCAGCGGCCATCGCAGACGCGGTGCGGGCGCGGCTGCGGCGGCTGAAGGAGCCGAACCTCGCGTTCCAGGTCGTCTTCTCGAAGCCCTTCGAGCGGCGGCCCTCGTGATCGAGATCCCGGTGGCGAAGGACCTGGAGCGCATGGGCCGTACGCAGCTCGTCGAGCTGATCGAAGACCTGCGGAACGAGCGGGCGGGCATCCCGGCGGAGGTCGGGGCGACCCTCGCGAGCGACCTCAACGAAGACGGGGACTGTTGTGCGGGAGCGAGCGTGCTCGGGGTCGAGCACGCGGAGAAAGCTCGCGTAGGCTAACATCCGGAGGGTGAGCCAGAACCTCGACCCGGCATCGATCGCGGCGCTGACCGCGCAGCTCGTCGCGCGGTGCGAGAACGGGAAGTTCAACGTCACCTCCGTCCCGACCGCGCTGGGGGACGCTCCGGTCAACTTCCTTGCGCAGCGGTGTCCGGCGCAGAAGCTGTGCATCGTCACGCCGCTGATGCCCCACCGGCTCGTGACCTGGAGCGCGCAGTACCGGCAGCACGTCTTCTCCGAGATGGTCGTCGTCGACGCGTCGCTCGATCAGGTCGCGGTCGCGTACATGACCGTGCGAGCGGCGGAGGTGCTCGACCTCCTCGACCTCCAGGCGCCGATCAACGTTGCGCGGCATGGAGGGGCTCAGAGCGACGGAGGTTTCCCCTGAAGGCGAAGCATCACGCATCAAACACGCGGCCCGACCTCCCGCCGACGACGTCGCGCGATCTCCTGCGCTCCCGGAGGAAGCGCGTCGTCAGGGGTGCGACCATCAACATGAAGCGCGCGTCGAAGCGGGAACGTTTGCGTCTCCACGTCCTTTACCCGGAGGCGGACGCGCGCATGATGCCCCGCACGCGCGGGGATTGCCGGGAAGTGCCGAGGCCATGCCCGCACATTTCGTGCAGGTGGAATCTCTACCTCGACGTCGTCGCGAGGACGGGCGGTCTGAAGCTGAACTTCCCGGACCTCGAGCCGGACGAAATGACGGACTCGTGCGCGCTCGACGTCGCGGACCGGGGCGGTGCGACGCTCGAGGAGGTGGGAGCGCTCCTGAACATGACGCGCGAGCGCGCGCGCCAGATCGTCGACGGAGCGCTCCGAAAGGTCAGGCATGCTCTCGCGGCGATCGAAGCGTCCGGGGAAGGCGACGAGTCAGGTGAGCTGCCGAGGCTGACGGGCGACCAGGAGCGCGAGCTGGGCTCCGCGTTCGTCGACTCGGCGGACCTCGCCGGCTACGTCGACATCTTCTCCGTTCCGTCTTCCGGAGAGGCTGCGTGAGGCTGCTCGAAGAAGGCATGGAGCCGGTCAAGAGCATCGACTCGTTCTTCTGGGGATTCGTCACGGGAGGGATCTTCTTCGCCGTCGTCCACGAGCTGGTCCGCGCGTTCGCCGGATGACGCCGCTACAGACCGCCCGCGAGCGGCGCAACGAGAACGGGTTGAAACCGCAGAGGTCGCCTTGTATGGTGATCGGAACCCAGGAGCGATCTCATGGCGCGGTTCGGTGTGAAGGCGAGCAAGGGCGCGGCGAGCGTTCAAACCGTTCTGCTCCTCGTGGCCGCTGCGGCGACGCCGAGCCGGGGGAAGATCTACGACATCGGCTTCGGCAGCGGCGCGACGCCGGGGGACAACGCGTTCCTCTGGATCATCCAGCGTTGCACGACGGCGGGCACGGGCAGCGCGCTCACGCCGAACGCGCTCGAGCCGGCGGACACGGTCGCGGCGACGATCGTCGCGAAGGACACGGTCACGGTGGACCCGACGATCACGGCGGGCGCGTTCGTCTGGGGCGAACCCCTCAACCAGAGGGCGAGCTTTCGCTGGGTCGCGGCACCGTACAGCGAGCTGGTCATCCCGGCGACGGCGAGCAACGGGTTCATCGTCGGCCTCTCCGCCGCGACAACCACGGCGTTCGACGCAGGCGCTCAATTCGAGGAGCAATAGACATGCACTGGACGATCGACACGGGCGTGCTGGGCGCGGCGGGATGCGACGCGAAGGATCTGCGCAAGGTCCTCGAAGCCGAGCTGAAGAACCACGAGAAGACGGCTCCGGAAACGGCGGCCCGGGAAGTCGCGTCCAGGTTTCCGCCGGGCGAGAAGGACCCGACGAAGATCCTCGAGATGTCGAAGACGGCGTCGGCGGCGTCGGACGCGGTCAAGGCGAAGCTCCCGAAGGTGCAGGCGCAGATGAACGCGGGCATCGACGCGGCGGAGGGCATCGCCGCGTCGATGGGCGGCCAGGTGACAGCGACGGTCCAGGGGCATCTCCTCTCGAACCACCCGGGCGGGATCTTCCAGCGCATCGTCGTCTCGGTCGACCGCGCAGCGCCGACGGGGGAGTAAACCGGTGCGCCGGGCGGGCGGATACGCGGTCGTTTCCGAGCCCGGGAAGCCGGACCACGAACGTGACACGTTCACCTGCTGCCACTGCAACCGCATCGTTCCGGTTCCGGCAGGCGAGCAGCCGAAGACGCGCTGCGCGATGTGCGACAAGCCGGTCTGCGACCTGCTCCGCTGCTACGAACGCTGCGAGCCTTTCGAGAAGAAGCTCGAAGCGGTTGAGCGGCGCTATCGGTTCCTGCGCGCCGTGGGAGCACGGTGACGTGGAGGATCTACTACGACGACGGATCGACCTACGGCCTCGAAGACGGTGCGTGGGCGGAGGCGCCGCCCGAGGGCGTGCTCGCCGTCGTCGAGAAGCACGGCGACAAGCTCACGGTCCACTCCGGGGGCGACCACTACTACCTGATCGAAGAGGATGGGACGGTTGTCTCGACAGACGATGCGGCGACGATCCTCCGCTCGCTCGGCTGGCTCAAGTTCGGCCGCTACACTAGCCACGCCAAGATGGCGCGCGTCTTCGAACGCATCCGCGGCGAATGGAAGGCCCCGTAGCCCATGGCGGCGATCACCTGGTTCGCCACGAACTCGCTCGTCTCCGTGCACCAGGAGATGAGCGAGACCTCGCCCGGCGGCGACGCGACGGCGTCGCCGGTCACGGGCTGGATCGTCGGCACGGGGGCGATCAACCACTCCGCGTTCAACTCGCAGGTTGAGAGGGCGGCGGCCACGTTCGTCGACACGGCGCCGCCCGACGGGACGATCGACACGGTGGACGGCGACTGTCTGCGGACGACGGACCGCTACTCGGGCGAGTTCGCCGGCGCGAACTGGGACGTGAACTTCGCCTGCATCGCGGTCACGAACGGCGGCTCGCAGGACGGGCGCATGCGCTGCCGGCTCTTCCGCGGGCCGAACACGGACGGGTCGGGCGCGACGGAGATCACCGACGCGCAGCAGCTCGGGGGGCTCGTCACGAACCTGACGACGAGCGCGCAGCAGACGAGCACGGCGACCTTCAACCCTGGACCCTTCTCCGTCACGAACGAGTTCATCTTCGTCCAGCTTGCCTGGGAGCGCACGGGTGCGGGAGGCATGACGAACGCCGACGTCGACATGCGCGTCGGCACGACGGCGACGCGCGTCGTCTCGGCCGACTTCGCTCAAGCTTTCTTCCCCAAGACGCACTACCCGGACAGCGTCGAGCGGCCGAAGCATCCGACGCACCTTCAGCAGCATCTGTTTCAGACGCTCCTCGTCCCCGCGGCTGTTGTTCCGGAAATCACGCCTCCCGTCTACCCCAACAGCGTTCATCGACCGGCGCATCCCGCGCATCTGCAACAAGCGCATGCGATGCCGGTCCAACCCGAAGAAACGATCCCTCTCGACTGGCAGCCGTGGGACCCGGACCGCGTGGAGCGGGCGAAGCAGCGCGCGTCTGTTCAACCGTTTTTCGCAACGCCCGTCCAACCCGAAGAAAAGATCCCCCTCGACTGGCAGCCGCACTACCCGGATCGTGCGGATCGGACGAAGACGCCCGTCTCGGCTCATCAAGCTTTCGCGGCACCGGTCCAACCCGAAGAAACGGTCCCCCTCGACTGGCATCCGCGCTACTCCGACCGAGCCGAACGTGCGAAACCGTCCACCACCATCCATCCGTTCTTCGCGATGCCGGTCCAGCCAGAGGAGACGGCCCCCCTCGACTGGCAACCGCACTACCCGGAGCGCGTTCTTCGGGCACCCGTGCCGGCGAACTTGCACCAGACGTTCGCGACGTCGGCCCAACCAGAAGAAACAATCCCGCTTGACTGGGCGCCACGGTTCCCGGACCACGTCGAGCGCGCGTCCGTGCCGGCGAACATCCATCGCTTCTTCGTGGTGCCGGAGTTCCAGGCACCGCTGCCGCCCCTGACATGGGCCCCGAGCTTCCCCGACGAGGTGCGCCGGTCGTTGTCCCGCCCGCCGCTTGAGCAGTTCCACGCTCTCTACCCCTTCCCCGTCGCCCCGGTCGAGGAGGCGTTCCCGTTCCCGCATTACCCGGACCGCATCGTGAGGCCCTTTCTTCCCGTCGCACATCATCCGGCGACGTTTCTGACGCTCGTCTTCGGGATCCTTCCGACGTCGGGGATCCCGGTCACTATCGTGGTGGTCCTGCCACTGGTCAGGGCTACGATCCACATGGAGCCGACGATGGTCCGCACGCTTGTCCCAGTCCTCGCGGTGTGCAGCGTCGTCGTCGACGACGGGGTGACCGTCGTTCCGGCCGACGCGAACCAGATCTTCGTCACGCTGTGCACGCCTCGCAAGGACAGCATCCCCTCCGAGCAGCTCGGGACGATCGTCCGCGCGGCTCTCGGGAAGTACACGTTCGAGTTCACCTATGCTGTCCCGGGAGACTGGGAGATCCGGTTCGAGGGGACCGTCGACACGCTCGCGGGTCCGCGGCGTTTCGAGTCCGAGCCGTTCGTTTTCAAGGTGAAGCCCACGCAGGAATGGGTGTAGGCGCGGCAACGGCTCTTCTCGAAGAGGAGCCGGTCGATGGCTGAGGACAAGAAGGCGGAGACGACGCCGGAGGAGATCCAGGCGCGGTGCGCGGGCATGTGGCAGGCGACATACGGTCCTGCTGCGGCGACGAACTTCCGCGCGGCGGCGATCGCGATGGCGATGGAGATCGGCGGGACGGGGAGCGAGGAGCTGGCGAACGCGAGCATCTCCGTCGCGAGCTACTTCGTCGCGAAGGAGGCGGTCGCGCAGGGCGTCGGCGTGATGAAGAATCAGAGGATCCCGCGCGAGGAGAGAAGCTCGCGCCGCAGCTCGCCCACGCGTACGAGTCCGGCCAGATGCCTCCTCTTCTCGGGCCCGCGCGGTGACCTTCCACGTTTTTTGGGGGCGAAGGAGAAGCCAATCTGAAGGGGTTCCTCACGTAAACCGCGGTTTACGTGGGAGCGCGGCAAGATCGGGCAGCATGTTGAGAAAGACGAACCACGCCAAGGGGAACACAGGCTCGCGCAAGAGGACCGTCCTCGTGCCCGAGGAGACGCAGAAGAAGGTTCGAGCGCTGGTCGTCCTGCGCGGGCAGGGCGCGACGGCGCGCCTTCTCCGGATGTCCGTCGAGACCCTCCACAACGTCGTCTCCTGGTCCGGCCGCCTTGCCCCGCGCGCGCTTGAGCGGATTGAGCGGAACCTAGAGGAGGTCGCTTGACAGGAGGTCGCTTGACGAAGCTGATGGAGAGAGCCATCCGCTGGGCTGTCTTGGACGTCTCGAGGGAGTCGCGCGCGGTGGCGGTCACGCAGAAGAACGCCGACGAGATCGTTCGGAAGGTTGCCAGCTACGTGCAGGGCGTGCTTTGCGGACGCCGCTCGAGCGAGACGGTCCCGCCGCTCGTGGCGATCGTGCACCCGAACCGGGTTGGGCAGCTCCAGGTCATCCTTGCGGAAGATCTCCTGCGCGCGGAGAAGCAGGGCTGGACGAAGGACGTCGACCAGGTGGTGCAGCATGCTTGGCCGCGCCGCCAGCTTCCGAAGTGCTAGCCTGGCGCGATGGCGTCGGTGACGCGTTCGTGGGCGAAGAAGATGGTGGCGGGCGGCTGGAAGGCATCGCCGAAGACGAGCGCGGACCTGTCCGCGAAGCAGGCGGCCTGGGTGCGCAAGGATCCGAAGAACCGGAAGCGGGCGGACAATCCTCCTGCCTGGGTCGAAGACGAAGCAGCCTGGGGAAAGGCGAAGGCGGCCGTCGAGAAGAATTGGGGTTCCTACGACGAGCCCTGGGCGGTCGTCGCGCACGTCTACGACAACATGGCGGACTAGCCTGACCGGCGGCAACGTTTCGGCATGAGCGTCCACGTCGAGATCGTGTACGGGGACTCGTCGATCATGACGATGAAGTGCGACGCCCTTCCGCGGAAGGGCGACGAGATCGTCGTGTGCGGGGAGGAGATAGTAGGTCCCAGCAGTCCAAACAATTCTGGGCGAACCGAGGTGTTCGAGGTGCTTGGTGTCTCGTTCTGCGTCGACGCGGACGACGCGGAGGAGGACGACGGTCTGTCGGCAGACGTCAAGGTCCACGTGCGCTGGGACGGCCCTGAGGAGTTCATCCCTTACAACGAGCGCCAGCGCCGTGTTCTGGCGTGGGAGCCGATCGATGATGGCGGACGATCCGTCGAAGGCGAGATGCGGGTTGACCGGCACTGGAAGGCGGAGGTCCGGAGCATTACAGATCCCGCGCAAAGGCGGGGTCACGCTCCTCGTCGACAAGATAGGGCAGAAGCTATACCGCTGGGGAATCCGCCCGCACGAGCATGACGATCGTCCGCTCGACGGCATCGATGGCCGCGAGGAGTTCATCGCTAGGGGCTCCGCAAGCTCGCTCGAGTCGGCGAAGCGGGCGGCAGAGGAATCGCTCGAGTCGGCGAAGCGGGCGGCAGAGGAAGCGGAGAAGCACGCATGACGGGCCGGTGCAGGCAGTGCGGAAAGCCGCTCGTCAGGCTTGCGGCCGAGACGTTTCACACGCTCGCTCCGTCGCGTCTTGAGGCGAAGCCCGGGGATTGATAGACCTGGGAAAGTGAAACGCGACGATGTGATGAGTCGGCGAGACGCGGCGGCCGCGATGGACGCGATGCAAGCGGCGAATCACAACGTGGCCAGTCCGCAGGAGCACGAGCACGGGGAGCCGGAGGGGACGAGCGAGGATCCGGACCCGCAGGCGAAGACGGCATCGAAGCCGGACGTCCTTCGCGCGTGGGCGAAGCAGCAGGCGACGGGCGACGTCTTCACCAACGCTCTCCGGGCGGCGGAGCCGGGGGGAACGCCCGGCATCATCCGGGTTCCCCTTCCGGTCGCGAGCCGCGCGGAGTACGTCCAGCAGGTCAAAGGCAAGGGAGTCTTCAAGAGGGCGGAGAAGACGAAGCCGACGGACGTGCCGATTGAGGGGCTGAACGCGATCCAGCGCACGCTCAACGTCGAGCGCCTGAGCAAGTACGCGGACGACCCGGACGCGGTCGAGAAGGGCACGCGCGCGAGCGGGCACGGGGGGCTCGTCGACAAGCCGGTCATCGTGCAGGTCGGCGGCAAGCGCTACATCCACGACGGGCACCACAGGATCGCGGCCCGGAAGATGAGCGGCGCGACGAGCGTCCAAGCGCGGATCGTCGACCTCGACAACGACAACGACACCGACACCGCCAGCGACGAGTAGCGGCAACGGGAACGTCATGCACTGGAGCGGAACTGGCGTCGAAGTGTGCGACTACGACTTCACGAGGCGGGGTCCGTCGCTGCGCATGCGCTCCGTCGAGGACCTGATCGCGGAGATCTGCGGGCTCTACGACCGCTGCCGTGCAAAGTCGGAAGGTCGGCTGTACGTGTTCAGCGAGGAGGGGACGCCACAGGAGACGCCGCTCGAGATCATCGTTCGCCAGGAGCATTACGGGCCCCTGGACCGGTTGCAGGAGAAACCCGCGCGCTACCTGGAGAGCCTGCTGTGCGTCCGGGCGTTCGTTCGCCCTGCCGGGCAGAAGCAGTCGGTGCGTGTGGCGGAGAGCAGCACGCTTCCTGCGGACTTCGGGATCGCTCTCTGCGTCCTTCGCGATCTCCTCGTCTGCCTCGAGCGCGAGCTTGGAAACGCCTACGCCGGTGAGCACGAACCACTTCTTCCCGGAGAAGAACCAGACTCGAACGTGTGCGGGCGCGGGCACAACGGGTCGTACAGGAAGCGGCCGGGCTGACGTGCTTCGCGCGGCCGTCATCGGAGTCATCGCCGCGCTCGCGACGGCTGCGGGGATCTACTTCACGTGAACCCGATCGACTTCCGTCCGACCATGCGGGGCACGCTCGGTGCGATCACCGATCTCGTGCGCGGGCAGCCGGGATACCGCGACACGGAGTTCGAGGTCGAGCTGCTCGACGATCTCGTCCCCTGCGGCTCCTCTGAGATCACGTTCCTGGTGCGGGCGGAGAACCGGAAGATCGGGCAGCGCCGCCTCGCGAAGGTGCGGATCGACGCAAGCGGCCCCGAGCACAACCTCGTCTTCGCAAGGCTCTACCAGGCGCTGCGCGATGTTGCGACGTGGTTCCCTGTCTTCCGGATCGCGAAGCTGAGGCCTGGCCGCGGACGGGGAGCGCCGTTCCGGAAGTTCGGGCGACGATGAGGGGCGGCACCGTCCTCGACGTCGCGCACGCGCGGGCGCGCAGGGGCGAGTGCCCGCTGTGCGCCTCGACGCAGACGCGCAGGAGGACGAAAGGGCGGGTCCACGAGCCCGGGAACCCGTACGCGGACAGGCCGATCCTGCGCGTCGAGGACGAGACGAGGACGGGGGTCTTCCAGTGCGACGAGTGCGGCGCGAAGTGGGAGATGCTCCCGCCGCCGAAGGGCGCGCGCGCGAACGGGATAGAGTCGAGGACGAGACCAGTCGAGATCGGTGGCGAGGTGATGGACGTGCAGCAGGTCGGGTTCCTGGTCCCGCGCGGCGACCACGCGCTGCTCCTGCGTATCGCGTCGTCGGAGAACAAGACGATGTCGCAGTGGTTCCGCGAGCAGATCGCCCGGGCAGCGCGCGAGAAGGGGTTCCGCAAGTAGATGACGCGCGGTCATTGGCGGGCGTCGACGTCGAAGTCCCGGGAACCGCCGAAGGTTTGGGGATGTTTCGGACGTCCAAGACGGTTCATGTGCTCGTGGTGCGGCGCGACGGCGGCTAAAGGGAAGCGGCGCGCGTGGGTGCGCGTCGACCTGAAAGGACGGGAGGGCGTGCCGTGCCCGCGTTGCCCGATCCAGCGCACCACGTAAACCGCGGTTTACGTGGTGCGCACCCCGCTGACGCAAGGAAGGTTTCGTCGTACGCTTCGCGCATGACCGACGTCGACAGCGATCAGCCCCCGGCGCCGAAGAGGTCGTCGGCGGCTGCCATGCATCAGCCGAAGACGCGCTTCGGCTGGAAGGCGGACGACGCGCCGCGCGACCAGCTTTACGCGAACGCGAGGGCGCGCTTCGGGGCGCCCCGGAACCTGCCGACGGAGGCGCTCTCTCTCGTCGGGCTCGTGCGCCGGGTGCGCGACCAGGGAGGGACCTCCTCGTGCGTCGGGCACGCGTGCGCAAGCGGCGTAGACGTCCGGCTGCGTTTCCTCGGCAAGACGCTCCCGGAGCCTTCCCCGCTCGGCGTCTACGCCTTCGCCCGGATGCTTGAGAAGCAGACCAAGAAGTCGAAGCTCCAGGACGACGGGAGCTACCCGGCGGACGCCTACCACGCGCTCTCGCAGTTCGGCGTCCCCTCCGAGGATGTCTGGCCGTTCGACGAGGCGAGGATCAACGAGGAGCTTCCCTGGGACGCGCAGCAGAACGCGAGCGCGGGCCGCGTGGCGCTCCTCTCGAAGATCCGCTCGACGGGCCAGCAGCGGATCGAGGACGTCTGCAACCAGCTTGCCCAGAACCATCCGGTGCCGTTCGGGACGCAGGTCGCGAAGTCGTTCGAGGACTACAAGGCGGGGGAGGTGCTCGACTCGCCGGGGTCCGCGCCCAGGCTTGGCGGGCACATGACGCTGATCCTCGGCTACACGACGACGCCGTCGGGCCTCGTTTTCGTCTGCCTGAACTCCTGGGGCACGTCCTGGGGTGAGGGTGGTCTCTACAGGTGCTCGACGGGGTACCTCAACGACCCTTTCGCCGCGGACTTCTGCGCGGTGGAATGCTCCGCGGCATGAAGACGCAGAAGAAGCGCTGCGAGGCATGCCGCTGCACGCGCGACTGCGGCAGGAACTATCGGTTCATCCACACGTGCAACAGGGACCCGGAGGAGAGAAATGAGAAGCCACCTTCCAGCCGGTATTTCTTTGGTTCTCGCGTGCGCAAGCTTGTTCGCGATCGG